CTGCATGTTAATGGTCAAGATATTCACACAATTAATTTAGCAACTAGACCTTATTTGACAGGAAATCAACTAAACAACGATGGAAGTGGATTTACAAACTTAACTAGTCCTACACCTGCAAGAGATGCCAATAATCGACCAGACTTTGACAGTGTATATAGAACATCAAAGTTTGTTATAACGCCAGAAGATCAAAGATTAGGATATAATTTTGCAAAAGTTGTTCATGTTACTGATGATGGTGACGAAGAATCAAATACAATTGAGTGGATTAATGATAATAACACAGACACACCAGATTTTACAGATAATGGTGCAGCTACTTATTCCATTGATTCTGCACAAATATCTTCAACAGAGACAAACAGCTTATCTGGAATTGCATATTATAAAAAAGTAACAAATGTACCTTACGAAATAAGCGTAAAAAATATGTATAAAAATATTTACAGTTCGGCATCTGATGCTGTTGTAGTATCAGATGCAGATAATAATTCAAAAATTAAATCTATTTTATTGACAGGTATAAATAATAATGCAATTACGAATGTAGGATCACATACTTTGCCTGGCAATTCAAGATCTGGAAGTAAAGCTTTACCTGTTATAACAGCTTTAGGCGATGAGTTTGAAGTTCTAAAAGTTGCATCAATCTTTGAAGTTGACTATGCTAAGTCTATACTAGATTTAGACGCAGTTGATAATTATGCAAATATGAACGACATTACTATTAATACAACTGTTAAACATCCAATAAATGCAGCTAATGGTGAAATAACAAGTGGTGTTAATGAAACTGCAACATCAAATAAATTTTTGCAATATACAGTCAGTACCGATAATCAATCTTTAGTTGAAGAAGACTTTAGTAACGAAACAAGAAGACTTCTTTCTAGCTGGGCAAACGCAAATGATAATCAAGCAGCTGCAAGTGGATCAAGTTGGGTCTCTACAGCAGAGCTTACTGACGGGTTAATGATGTATGACGATAAAATTAGATATCCTGATGGTGACTTTAGAGATGCAAATGTAAATATACATGCGCCAGCTGGCAATCCAAACTATACAGGATCTACAGGAACAAAGAGTTTTTATAGAATATTTCAAAACACTACACAAAATGCTAAAACTGGATTTAGTTTGCAACTTCAAGGTAGTGGTAGTGTTATAGTGGACCCAGGCACAGCTTTCTCTGCAACAAATATTAAAATAGCAGTCAAGATACCAGAAACTGGCGATGCACAATCAACAGGATATCTAAATATTGCAAAAGCATTTGAAACAGGACAATATAATGATGGTGATGGCTCTCTAAGTGGTAATCTATCAAATTCTATTACAAACGGGCAGACAATAACAAATACAATAACTTTTGGACAAAAATTCCTGCAACCTAATGAATACTTTGTTTTAAAACTGGAAGCAAATGAAAATTGGACAGGATATTTAAGTAATATAACAGTGGATTGGAGTTAATAAATGTCGTTATCATCTTCTTCAAAAGAAAATATTTCACTTAAAAAGCTAGTTGGTAAAGCTCATACTTCCAACGCACTTGAAGCTTTTAATGAAAACAAAACTACAGGTTTGACGTTAAGCACAACTTCAATATTTGCTGAAACTATTTCTACAACTCCTGTTAGCACAAACCTATATGAAATTACAGGCAATACTGTAGAGTATGTTAGATTAGTAGCAACAGCTTTACCTGAGTCACTTGTAAATGGAAAATATCATGCTTTTAAATTAAGCTTGCCCACTGATTATGAAGCTAATTCATCAAATACAAAGGCAGGCACATTATCTTTTTTAGACAGTCAAGTCTTAAATACTTCGATTGGAAAACTACAATTAGTATCACCACAGTTTTCTGATTTATATGAAGCAAAAGTTTACTATAATGGTGATGGAACAAAGTCAAACGGTACAAGAATTCCTTTATTAGACGACAGATCTTGGTACTTGGACTATTTTAATGGCATACTTTTTCAAGAAATACCTCCAGACAATGCTAATGAAAATCCAAGTCATGTTGAGGCTTATATTTATATTGGTAATATGGCTTCAACGGAAATAGCTAATGGAAGTGTTGATTTAACAACATCATCAATTGGAGACTTGAGTGATGTTAGTATTGCAGGAATACAAGATGGACAAATTTTAAAGTGGGATACTGATGCAGTAGGTGGTCCTAAATTTGTACCTTCAGCAGATGGTGGTAATGGTTCGTCTTTCACAGCAGATACTTCTACATTATGGGCTTTAGATGACAATGGAAATCTATATCCTCATGGAATAATTGATGGAACTTTAGATACAGGAATGTTTGCAATAGAGTTAAGTTCTGGCAATATGGATTTTACTAGTAATAATACTACTTTAGATGATATTGTTAATGCAATACAAAATATGAATGCTTATACTTTATCCGGTAGAAATCAGGCTAGCATAAGTGATACTTATTGGGAGTTTGATGTAAACGGTAATGTAACACCTAAAGCTGCTGAATAATATATTCAAATCAATAAAACTTTTTGCAAACTAATAAATATTTATAAATGAAATGAAATCAAGTTAGGAATAATAAAATATGGCAACTCGAAATTTAGTACCAAGAGGCAATAATGAAGGTAGCTTAGGTATCGATGGTCAACGTTGGTCAGCTCTTCATGTAGCCAGCATATCGACTGATACATTAAAAGTAACTAATATACAGTTAAAAGCAAACGACAATTTATCGCTGTTTACTAAAGGTGCAGGTATAGAAGATATATCAACAAATGGCAGCGGACAATTTGTTATTGCTATGGACGATACTTTTTTATCAAGTTTAGGCTTTAATGCAGATGGTTCAAAACCTGACTTTTCTGCTAACGGAACAGTTTTGGCAGGTGATAGTTTTATTGTTGCTATTAACAAGTTAGATACAGCAGTGAGTAATGTTGCTGATCCTACTAGTTTAGATACAACAAACTTTACAAACGGTGTAATCGACACAGATATTTCTGACGTTTCCGGTGCAGATGATACTCTTGCGTCAGCAAAAGCAATAAAGACTTATGTAGATGCTCAAATAACTCTACAAGATTTAGACTTTCAAGGCGATAACGGAGGTGCTTTAGCAGTAGACTTAGACAGTCAAGTTTTGACGATTGCTGGCGGAACAGGATTGACTTCAACGGGTGCAGGTCAAACTTTAACTATGGCTTTAGACGACACAGCAGTAACGCCAGGCTCTTACGGATCAGCAACAGCTATTCCAACATTTACAGTCGACCAGCAAGGTAGATTAACAGCAGCAAGCTCTGTTGGAATAACAACAGTACTTACAGTTGATGCAGATGGCGCTGGATCGCAAAACGTTTCTCTTTCAGCAGACGATTTACAGATTTTAGGTGGCACTGGATTAACATCTTCGATTTCAAGACCTGATGTTGATGGAAACCCAGGCACAGATGTAATAGTTTCAATAGCCTTAGACGACACATCAGTAACAGCAGGCTCTTACGGATCAACAACAGCTATTCCTACATTTACTGTAGATGATCAAGGTAGACTAACAGCAGCAGGAACAACTAACGTAGCAATTCCTTCAACACAAGTTACAGACTTTGAAGAGGCTGTACAAGATACAGTAGACGCACAATTTGATAATGGTACACATACAGGAATTTCTGTAACTTATACAGATGATGGTGGTGGAAGTGATGGTGCTCTGAGCTTAGCAATCATAAATTCTGGTGTAACAGCAGCAATGCTAAATAACGACATAATATCAGGAAAATCTGCTTTAGAAGCCGGTCTAGCATCAACAGATGAATTTTTAATTAGTGATGCAGGTACTGTTAAGAAAATGGATGTTTCAGTACTTCAAACATACTTGCAGTCTAACTTAAACTTTACATCAAACACAGACGTTGATGTATCTAAGGCAAATTTATCAACAAGATTAGCTTCATATGATAGTAATGATACTTTAAACATTGGTGATGCTGATAATGATACTTCGGTAGTTATTAGAGGTAACTTAACTGTTAAAGGAAATACAACTACAGTGGATTCAACTACAGTTAGTATTCAAAACGCATTTGTTTTTGAAGGAGCAACAGATGATGAATTTGAAACAACTCTAACAACAATTGATCCAACAGCTGATAGATCAATAACTTTGCCAGACCAAAGTGGTAGTATCTTAGTTTTAGACTCAGCTACTGCTGATAATGATAAAAATACAGTTGTTACTTCAACACCTTCAGAACTTAATCTTTTAGACGGATCAATAGCTGATACTGTAGTTGATAGTAAAGCAGTCATTTACAGTAATGCAGGAAACGTAAGAGCAACATCATTTACTGGCCCGTTAATTGGAGATGTAACAGGCAACGCTGACACTGCTTCTACTTTGGAAACTGCTCGTGCCATAACACTTGGCGGCGATTTAGGTGGTACAGCAAATTTTAACGGTTCATCTGATATTACGATAAATGCTACAATTCAAGCTGGATCTGTTGAAAACACAATGTTAGCAATCGACGGTTGGTCATTAAGTTTAAACGGTGCAGCACAAGAAGATATAAACTTAGGCGACACTTTAGACTTTAACGGTACAGCTAGTCAAGTTACAATAGCATATGACGCTGCAAATCAAGATCTAACATTTAGTCTTCCAGCAACTATAGATGTAGATACTAGCGGAAATGCTGCTACTGCAGCTGCTTGGGAAAATGCAAGAACGCTAACTCTCGGGGGAGACTTAACAGGCAACGTTTCAATTAACGGCTCTCAGGATGTAACACTAAATGCAACAGTTGCTGACGGTTCTATTGAAAACTCTATGTTAGCAGATGACGCTGTAGGAGCAGCTGAGCTTGCATCTGATGCTGTGGTAAATGCATCAATCGCAGCAAATGCAGCAATAGATCTAGATAAATTAGACTGGACATCAGAAAGTGCAGTTTTAACAGACTTTGCTCAAGATGATAAACTATTTATTTATGATAAAGATGTTACTACGATTAAATCTATGACTTTGAGTAGTCTTGAAGATGCAGTATTTGGAAACATCAGCGGAGATGCAACAATTGCAGCAGGCGGAGCTTTGACAATAGCAAATAATTCTGTTGAAAATGGAATGCTAGCTGGAAGTATTGCAAATGATAAGTTATCTAATTCATCAATTAATTTTGGTGGTATATCATTAGCGCTAGGTGGCTCTGATACAACGCCAGCATTTAATTTATCAGACGCAACAAATTATCCTACGACGTCTCTCGTTGGAACAATAACAAACGAACAATTAGCAGGCACCATAAGTGACGATAAATTAAGCCAATTAACAACAGCAAACAAAGTATCAGTCTCTGCGATTGATTTAGACGGAGCAACAGCTTCAGGCGCATTAGTTGCTGCAGATTTAATACTTGTAGACGACGGAGCAAATGGAACAAATAGAAAATCTACATTAACACAGCTAGTTTCTTTCTTACAAGATAATACCTCATTAACTTCTTTAAGTTCACTTTCAGGCGTTGGAACAATAACCTCAGGTGTTTGGAACGGTACAGCAATTGCTGATGCTAATGTTGCAAATGACTTAACAATTAGTGGTGGATCTGTTGATAGTTCTATTATTGGTGCAAATGCTCCTGCTGCGGGCACATTTACAACATTAACAGCAAACACAAGCTTAACAATTGGCGGTACTACAACAGTTACTCAAATACTAGACGAAGACAACATGGCGTCTGATTCAGCAACATCTCTTGCAACTCAACAGAGTATTAAAAAATATGTTGATGATCAAATTACTGCACAAGATTTGGACTTTACAACATCTTCAGGCGCAGGTGCAGTTGATTTAGACAGCCAAACACTAGCATTAACAGTAGAAGCAAATAAGTTAATTATAACACACGAAGATCAAACAGTTAAGTTTGACGTAGGATCTGATATTGTACAATTAACTGAAGCTCAAACTTTAACTCAAAAAACTTTAACTTCACCAATAGTTTCAGGTTTATCATTGAGCGACTCTTCTATAGTATTTGAAGGCGCAACTTCAGACGACTTTGAGACAACTTTGTCTGTAGAAGATCCAACTGCTGATAGAACTGTTACAATACCTAATGCAACTGATACTCTTGTAGGTAGAGCTACGACAGATACTCTTACAAGTAAATCAATTGATGCTGACAATAATACAATTACTAATCTTGAAGTTGATAATCTTAAAGCAGGAGTTTTAGATACAGATTTATCAGCAGTTTCTGCAAATGATGACACAGTAGCTTCTGCAAAAGCTATTAAGACTTATGTTGATGATCAATTAGGAAGATTTGGAGGTATATTCTTAACAGACAAAGCTAATGACAATGGAAAAGAAATAGTAACTACAAGATCTCAAGCACTTGGAATTGACTTTGATTATACTCGAGATGTTATCTTTGAAGCTGCTCCACTTGTTAGATCGCACTTTGGTCCTTTCGCATATAGTTTAAAAGACTTAAGAGACTCATCAGGAGATCAAGGCTCTGATATTGTTTTCTTTGGTGCAACATCAACAGGCGCTTCAGATAGACACTTCTTGGTAATCGGAAGTGGTGCTGACAAAGGTGATACGAAGTTTACAGGAGCACACGAAGAAACGCCATAATCTAATCGCTCTGTTTTTTATCTGTTAAACAAAACAATAATTTGTATAAAAATATATGTGAAACAAACGAAAGTGAAACAGATGAAAAACAAGGCAATATCTGAGTCTATGAAAAAGTTCTGGGAAGAAAAAGGGAAAGACTTTCTTAGCGAAGTAAACAAAAAAAGAAGTAATACATTAAAAAATCAGTGTGTTTATCTTAAAAAAGAAGGTGAAAAGCCTTTTCCTTGCAATATTGAATTAATACTTTCAAAACTTTCTGAAGGTTATTTGATAGTTAGCACAACGAAAAACAAAGAAAAAGTATATAACTATTTCGGGGAAGTTCCGGACTTTTTTTGGGCCGAGAAAAATAAATAGCATAAAATTAAATTACAATAGAATAATTAAGCATATGATTTTGTGGTTAGTTAGACAAACCAAAGAAAGGGATTAACATGTCCGCATTAAAACCAGATGTCGATGGTACTCATGATTTAGGTACTTCGGCACTTAGATGGAGAGCTCTCCATGTAGATACAATTACAACAGCAACTGCTGCCCAAGGAGGTTCAGACTGTACTGTTGGAACAAATTTAGTAGTAACTGGAAACTTAACAGTAAACGGTGACACTACTACTTTAAGCACAACAAATTTAGTTATTGAAGATAAAACAATTACACTTGCAAATGGTGCAGCAGACTCAGCAGCTGCAGATGGAGCAGGAATTTCAGTTGATGGCGCATCAGCAACATTAATTTACGATCATACAGGAACGCAATGGGAATTTAACAAACCTTTAGAAGTTCAAGGTAATGTTTTACCGCAAGCAGATGCAACACATGATTTAGGCTCTACTTCTTTAGGATGGAATGACTTACATCTTGGAAGTGGCGGAGTTATTAACTTTAATGATGGTGACGTAACTGCAACGCATTCAGCAAATTTATTAACAGTTACAGGTGGTAATACTAGAGTTGATAGACTTGAAATTGATAGCGCTGATGATCATATTGATGTAAACACAGATTTGACTTTGACAGCATCAGCTGGAATCGTTCTTGACGCTGTAACAGATATTGTATTAGACGCTGATGGTGATGATATTACTTTCAAGGCAGGCGCCGGCGATTCTACTGGTTTAAAATGGTCACAAAGTAATTCAGGCGATTGGACTAATTTAGTTGGTACTCAAGACAAAGACTTGATTTTCCAAGTTAATGATGGTGGCGCAGCGACTGAAGTAATGAGACTTGACGGTGACGTTTCTTCATTGCTTATGGCAGGAACAAAGAAAATTACTTTTGGTGATGCAGGATCATTTGTTCATCAATCTGCTGATGGTAAATTAGCAATTAGCTCTGATGGTGCTGTTGCAGATGCTGTAGTAGTTACATCTTCAAATGCTGCTGGCGGTATTGATATTGATGCAGGAACTGGTGGCGTTTCAATTGATTCAACAGGAGCTTTTTCTATAGATGGTGCAGCTGCTTCAAATATTTCAGTTGCAACAGACTCTGATGCAGAAGATTTAACAATTTCAGTTACTGGCGATACAAATTCTAGTTTAGTATTAAGCTCATCAGGTACAGCAGCAGATGCTTTAAGTATTTTAACTTCTGCTGGTGGTATGGATATTACAGTTGCAGGTGCAGCTGCTGGTGAAGATTTGGACATAACTTCAAATACTTCTATAAATATTAATGCAACAGAAACGCAACCTAACGCTATAACATTACTTGCTACTAATGGTGGAATAATGTTAGATTCAGCTTTGAAAATCGACATTAACTCTACAGGTGGAGTTATTAATATAGGTAATCAAGACAACAGCCAAAATATTAATATAGGTACTGATGGTGATAGAACAATTAATATTGGTGTTGATAATCATTCAAACACTATTGATTTAAGTGCTCAAACTCTTACTTTAGATGCAGGATCAAGCGGATTTACTATGGATGGAGCTGCTGCATCATCTGTTTCAACTTCTGATGGTGCATTAACAGTTAACGGTAAAACAGGATTAAACCTTCAAGAAGATGGAACAAGCGTTATCGCAATTGACACTAATAGAGACGTTTTATTCTCGCAAACAGGCGGATCAACTGGTGATCCAGACGTTGAATTTGATGGATATGTAAGATTTGATGGATCTTCTGAATTTGATGGCGCAGTTCAAGTTGACGGAACATTAACAGCAAACGCAGCAGTTTCTGTTCAAAGTACATTAACTGTTGGCGAAGATGATACTGGGTATGACGTTAAGCTATTTGGTGCAACTAGTGGACAATATTTACTTTGGGATGAAAGTCGGGACGAGCTAGTTCTTGCTGGTGATACAAAACTTTCATTCCACGATGATTCTTCGTCAGGTGGAGAAAACATTGTAGCTTCTGCTGATGGTCATTTGGAAGTAAACGCAGGAACAACATTAGACATGACAGCTCCTACGGTTGATATTAATGCTACAGCCGTTACTATTGATACTGATACTGTAACAGTAGGATCAGCTAATGCTTCTGATCCTTTATTTGTACTTAAAAATACAACTAATGACGCTGATGGTGCAAGACTAAGATTTGTTAAAGATAAAGGTGCAGCTGGTGCGCAAGGTGATGATGCAGGTGTTATTCAGTTCTTTGCTGACAATGCAGCACAACAACAAACTGAGTTTGCAAGAGTTACTGCAGAAGTTCAAACAGCTACAGACGGTCAAGAAGGAGGTAAGCTTTCTTTAAGCGTTGCTGAGCATGATGGTACAATGACAGCTGGTTTAGTTCTTACAGAAGGCAGTACTGATGGTGTTATTGATGTTTCAATTGGTGCTGGTACTGGTTCGACTACAACAATTGCAGGCAATTTAACTGTTAATGGAACTACAACAACTGTTAACTCAACTACTGTGCAAGTTGATGATAAAAACATTGAATTAGGTGTAGGCTCAGCAAATGATGCTGCTGCTGATGGTGGAGGTATTACTCTCAAATCAGGTGACGGTGATAAAACATTTAACTGGATTAATTCTACAAGCTCTTGGACTTCTAGTGAAGATCTAGACTTAGTCAACGGAAAACACTTGAGCATTGCTGGTACAACAGTATTAACAGCTGACGGTGTTGCAAAGGTACAATCAGGCGTTGCAGGTGCAGGTTTATCTCATACTGATGGTGTGCTAGCTTTAGATATAGACGAATTAAACGCTCTAGGCGGAACGGGTATTGATCAAGCTGATCATTTTGTTTTCTCAGATGGTGGAACTGAAAAGAAGATTACTTTCTCAAACCTTGAAGATGCAATTTTTGCAAATGTAAGTGGCGATGCTACAGTAGCAGCAGGTGGAGCTTTGACAATTGCAGCAGGTGCAATTGAACATGGAATGCTTGCAGAAGATATAATTTCAGGTCAAGATGAACTTGCTCATGCTGATATTGCTGATGCAGATGAGTTAATGATTTCTGATAATGGAACAATTAAACGTGTTGGAGTTGATAGCTTAAGAGATCATTACTTTGGAGTTGTAAGCGGAGATATTGCTGTTGCAGATGGTGGTGCAGCTACTATACAGGCAAATGCAGTTGAAGGATCAATGTTAAACAACAATGTTGTTTCTGGTCAAGCAGAGCATACTGGAGCAATTGACGATACTGATGAGTTCTTGATATCTGATGCTGGAACAATTAAGAGAACAGACTTTAGCGTATTAAGAGACGCAGTTTTTGCTGACGTTAGTGGCGATGCTACAGTAGCAGCAGGTGGAGCTTTGACAATTGCAGCAGGTGCAGTTGAAAATTCAATGTTAGCAAATGATCACATTACAGTTGCAGGCGATAGCGGTAGCCAAGACATTCACCTTAACGATACATTGACAATTAGTGGTACTGCTGGCGAAATTGAAACATCAGTTTCTGGTGACACAATAACTATCGGACTACCAGATAATGTAGATGTTGATGGTACATTTACTGCAGCTGGATTATCTTCTCTTGACGGTGGTGTTAATATTAATGACCAAGTTACTATTGCTTCAAATAACGGAGACTATCTAAGTACAAACGGAGATTTAACTTTAACAAACGGAAACTTAACACTAACATCAGGTGATCTTGAAGTCGGAGGTGATCTAACAGTTTCTAGCGCACTTTCAAGCAACGGAACAGAGCTTACTATTAAAGACTCACACGTTCTTTTTGCTAGCTCTGGCGCGAATAATATTTCTGCCGGCCAGACTTTTGATATGGGTTTTTATGCTAAGAGAGACTCTGCTAGCGCTTCATCTCATGTTGGCTTAATTTACGACAATGAAACTTCTGGAGCAAAGTGGAGACTACATGAAGGCCTTTCAGCACCAAATGGAATTACTGGTAAATTTGATTTTTCTGGGTCTACTGCTTCAACTTTAGAAGTCGGAGGCTTATTAGTTGTAAAAACAGCATCTTCTTCAAATCAAGATACCTCATCAGGAAACTTTACTTCAAATGTAGCTTCTATTTCACATACTTTAACTCTTGATGGTGCATTGGCAAATGAAGCTGCAGAATCAATAACTGTAACGAGCGATAAAGTTTTAGCAACAAGTGTAGTATTAGGAAGTTCTAATAAAAACGCAAACATTAGAATACACACAGTTCAAGCAGGATCGTTTATTTGTGAAATAACAAACAAATCAGGTTCAGACTTTACAGATGACTCTACTATTGTTTTAAACTTTGTAGTAATGTAATAAATAGTTTTATAAATTGACCTTATTTTTATTATAATATTATTGAAAGTGAGGTCAATTATGACTATATTGAAAGAGCATGTCTCTTATTCTGAAGTTCGTCAATGGAAGGAATGCTCTTGGCGACATAAGTTGTTATACGTAGAAAAACTTTCTACTTTTGAAGAAAGTCCTCATTTACATTATGGAACAATAATCCATGATGCATGCGAGCATTTCCTTAAAACAAAAGAGCTTAAAATAGAAGAAGCTAAAGAAAAGATAAAAGTAGCTTGGGATGAACACGGTTTTGACTCAGAAGACTTTATTCAATTGCAAAGTCAAAAAGCACAGTTGCAAGGATGGAAATATAAACACAACAAGCTAAAAGACTGGCTTGATTGGACAGCAGCAAGTTTAAACTCAATACTTTCTTTTATGGATGAAACATTCCCAGGATGGGAGTGCGTTTCAGCTGAGGAAGCTTTGTATGAGCGAATAGATAATATTGATACAAAGTTTAAAGGGTATATCGATTGTATTATAAAAATACCATATAAAGACGACTTTAAGTATTGGGTATTAGACTGGAAGACTTCTAGCGGTAGAGGTTGGTCATTGGACAAGCAAAGAGACTTTAACGTACAGGCTCAAGTAATACTTTATAAGGACTATTGGGGAAGAAAAAACAATATTGAACTAAAAAATATACAATGCGGATTTATTTTACTTAAAAAAGTAAAAACAATAGGTAAATCATGCCAGTTAATTAAAGTTTCAAGTGGTCCTAAAAACCTTGAAAAAGCTTCTAAGTTGGTAAGAAGCATGATAAAAAACGTTGAAAATAAATTTTATTTAAAAAATAGAAATTCCTGCATGTTTTGTGAATTTAAAAATACAGTTCACTGCAGGTAAAGGAAGAGAATAATTGAACGTAAAAACAAAAATACTTTTGATATCAGATCATTTGCAACATAACACAGGAGTTGCAGTACAATCAAAGCACTTAGTTGAAGGCTTAATTGAAACAGGCAAGTATGAAGTTGTACAGCTTGGCGCAGCTATTTATCACGAAAATCATGAACCAGTAAAAGTAAGTAATGACTTAAATATAATTCCTGTCAACGGATTTGGAGACAGAGACACAATTAGGTCTATGCTTGTTTCATATGTTCCTGATGTACTTATTATTTTTTCTGATGGTAGATTTTTCAATCATATCTTTGAAATGGAAGATGAAATTCATCAAGTTTGTCCTATAATGTGGTGGCACGTTTGGGATAATAGGCCAGCACCTCATTTTAACAAGAAAAAGTATGATTGTATTGATAAAATTAATTGTATATCTGATTTAACTTACGATTTATGTAAAATAGTTACATGTAACGACAATAAAGTCGATTATATTCCACATACAGTCCCAGAAAATATTTTTAAAAAATTAACAGAAAAAGAAATTTCGTATCATAAAGAAAAAATTCTTGGAGTTCATAAAGATAGTTTTGTTTGTACTTGGGTCAATAGAAACATAAGAAGAAAAAGACCATCAGATGTATTAAAATCTTGGCAAATGTTTTTATTTAGTTTAGAAGAAAAAACAACAAAAAAAGAAGCAATTCTTATTATGCACACTGATCCTTATGATAGTGCAGGAGCAAACTTACTAGAAGTTGCTAAGTATCTAGGAATATTAGAAAATGTAAGGTTTTCTGATCAAGAGGCAAGCTTTGAAAAACTAAATATATTGTATAATATTAGTGATACAGTTTTAAACATATCACAAGCAGAAGGCTTTGGTCTAACTACATTAGAAGCAATGTCAGCAGGAGTTCCTATTATAGCAACAAAAACTGGCGGATTGACTAGACAATTAATAGATAAAGAAACTTTAGTTATAAACGGAATAGCTCTAAAGCCAGAAGTAACAACAATTTCAGGCACACAATGTACACCTTATCTAAACGAAGACTTTGTGTCTGTAGAGAAAGTATCTATGGCAATTATGAAAATGTATAGTATCGGAAGCAAGAAAAGAAAAGAAATTGGTCTAACAGCAAAGAACTATGTTAATAAAAGTTTTTCTTACAATAAAATGATAAGACAGTGGGATGAATCAATTAGTGAAACTTTATCTTTATGGAAAGAAAATTATAAAAGAATAAAAGTAGAGGAAATTTTATAATGAAAGTAATTATAAGTGGTCCTCTTCTAAGCATGTCTGGATACGGAAATCATGCCAGACAAGTTCTTGACTTTGTTTTTGAAAAGCATAAAAATGACGAAATATTTTGTGATGTGACTAGTTGGGGTAACACTAACTGGAACTTGACAAAAGACTTTTTGTCAAAAAGCGTTTTTGATAAAATAATCAATAATTTTATATCTGAAGCTGACATAAACAGACTAGCAGATAAAAATACTCCCTACTTTAACGTATCATATCAGATATGTTTTCCAGATCAATGGTCTACAAGAATAGCAAAACATAATATTGGTTTTTTTGCAGGAATTGAAACTACAATTTGTTGCGAAAAGTGGATCGATCAAATTAATTTAATGGACAAAGTTGTAGTACCTTCAGCTCACGCTTTAAACTCAATAAACAACGCAGTCAAGCATTACTACTGCCAGAAGCTAGACACTGAAGTCTGTGTTATTCCTGAGTGGTTCTACGATGATTTTTCTATCGAAACTACAGTTGACATATGTAGTCTAAAAGAAGTTAAAACAGAGAACAACGTATTGATCATAGGACAGCTAAACAAAATAAACCCGGAAACTGATAGGAAAAATATTCTGAATACATTAGAAGCTTCAATATTAGCTTTGAAAGGTACAGAGTGGGGAATAATTTTAAAAATGTTTACTGAGAACAATTCATGTTTTGATTTTTATAAAACTAAAAAAATATTAAAGACTTATATCGATCTTACTTTTAAAGATGTAAAATTACCAAAAGTTTATCTTGTTCACGGTAATATGAAAAATAAAGAAATTAAAGAACTGTACAGTAGCAGTAAAGTTAAGTGTTTGGTTTCTGGTACAAGAGGCGAAGGATTTGGTTTAACTTTTTTAGAGGCAGCTGCAAGTGGAATACCTATTGTTGCAACAAAATGGTCAGCTTATGACGAGTATCTAGACTATTATCTTGGTGTAGACTTTGACTTAGTAAATATACCTACATCATTAAGCAATGTAAAAAATGAATTCGAAGTTTACTCAAATATATGGGTTGAAAATTCAAAATGGGCTGAGTTTAACAAGAAAAGCATGATAGATAGTATTATAAAAGTTACAAAAAAAGATTTTAACAGCGTTAAAATATTAAATCAGAAAAAATCTATTTTAAACAAATACTCGAAAAATTCAATAATGTGTATTTACAATAAACAACTTGGCAGGCAATACTAATGTTTTACACTTCAATTGCAATTTTATTTTTAATATCAGTGATTTCTTTGTACTTTTGTATAAAGTTTGCAATGATTATAATAAGCATGCAAGAAGTAATTGAAGAATCACTGGATATTATTGATGAAAAATATAATAATTTAAGTAAAATCTTAGACATTCCTTTATTTCATAACAACACAGAAATAAAAAATGCGATAAGAGAAGTTCAAGAAACTCGAGATGTATTACTTTATATTGCTAACCAACTTGTTAAAGATAAAAAAACTTTAAAAGAAGAGGTTAGCAACATTGAAGTCAAAGAAAACTCGTAAAAGGCAGCTAGATGGCGTCGGCACCTTAGAAGAGTCTAATAGTTTAAAAGACAAAACAGCTGTAAAAAAGAAAAAGAAAAAAAATTATTATTTTGGTATTGATGTTCAAAATAAAATAGTAGAATATCAAATAACTGAATGTATGAAGAAAAAAGAAAAGATTTATGAAGAGTCTATAAATCCAGCATTTACTGAGTTAGTTAACAGCTTAGTCGCTGTTTATGGTTTTAAGTCTTCAAATGAAGATATAATGCATCTTAAAGCAGACTGCGTTTCTTTTCTATATGAAACATTATATAAGTGGAGTCCTGAAAAGAAGTCTAAAGCTTTTTCTTACTTTAATGTTGTAGCAAAAAACTGGTTAACAATCCAGTCGCGAAGACTCTTAAAAAATGTAAGAAGAAGTGCATACATTGATGATCCTCATGCATTATCAGCTGCTGAAAAGTCTGAGTTGTTTGATCAAGAGTATGTAGATGCAGAAGTTGCATTAGCTGAGTCTCTTGTCAGGTTTGATAAAATTATTGAAATGATTACTTATATTGAAGGTCATCTTAAAGATGAAAGGGATATAAGATGTTGCTTAGCTGTCAAAAAAGTATTTAATAGCATTGAAGACTTAGAGTTTTTTAATAAAAGAGCAATATTCGTTTATCTTAGAGAAATTTCTGGACTAAATAGTACAGAGTTAAGCTCTTCTCTTTCTAGCATAAGAAAGATATATAGAAAAGTTGCAGGACCAGACAAGATGTTTGATATATTTGGATAGAAAGGTTAATTTAACATGAGTAATCATATAGAAAAAGTTTTAGATAAAGTTGAAAAAAACGAGAAAAAAGAAGATAGTATTAAAAATTTTGCTGATATTTTAGATAATATTGATTCTCTGGAAGACAAAAAAAAGCTGCTCTGGAAAGAAATATATGAAAATGCTCTTGAAGATAGAGAAAAATCTAAAATGCTGTTTAATGATGCTTATATTTCAATGCAAGGTGGTGTAAATGAGCACATGAACATAGGTGCAATTATGTCAAAATATATTGAAAGAATGAGCAAATCAAACGATCAAATACTTAAACTAGCTGAACTAATAGCTAAAGAAGAAGAAAAGTCAGAAACTATTAGCGAAGATGAAATATTTGGAAAGATAAACGGTTGATAGAATGTTAAGCTCAGGCTTTGTTGTTCATTATATAAGGGACTACTCTGTTTCTTCTATAGAAAAAACAAAATCAATATTAAGTGAATATTTAAGCAGCGGAATTTTAAACCCTAAAGTTGAAACAGGTGATAGTTTAGATAACTTTACTGAAAATTTGCCAATTGGGACTGTTATATGTATTGATATAACAGATACTAAAACAAAAACCGCTTATGTTTGTTTGCCTATGCTTTCTACACACATTTCTCTTCCTGTTAAGCCAGGTGAAATAGTGTGGTTTTATAAAAATCAAACACCTACATTTGATGATACATCTAAGAAAGCGCATCCGATGCTTTCAATTGAAAACTATTGGCTTTCTAGAAAAGTTGGTAGCAGAGTTTCTGAAGATTTGTCTTTTGCTTTTTTATCTCGTGACGTTAGTATAAGTAATAAGCTACAAACAAAAGATACAAACTTAAAAGGCTTAGAAAGCAAAAAAACAGATATAAAAAAAAGAAATAAAAAGTTAAAGATAGAAGAAGACAAAAAAATAAAGCTTCCTGACTACAAAATACCAGAAACTTACACTAACAAATATCCTTTCTTGAAAGACGAAGAAATTTCTAATGTATATAATAATTCTAAAAAAAGCTTAGATGTTTATCCAACAGCAGTGCCTAGATGGAATTCAAAACCTTTTGAATTAACTTTACAAGGATCTAATAACTCTTTAATTAATTTAACAAAAACTTTTTCTAATGAATTATCTCATGAGTCTAGCGGCGCAATTGACTTAGTTGCAGGTAGGCATATGTTAGAAGATTATACGGATTATGAAGAAGAAGACTTTTTTAGTTTAAATGAAAAAGTCGTTCAAAATCAATCAGACGTTGAAAAAAGAAAAATCGATAAGCTATCTATTAACAAGTCTAGTGCTTATTTAAAAATTAAAAACTTAACTGGTGACAAAGAAGTTTTAAAAAACCAAAAATTTTACTTCGGTGAAGATTTTAAAAAAGAAAGCTTAAATGCTGAAGGTGAAAATAATTTTAAAAACGATGCTTCTAGAATTTACATAACTGAATTTGATAATTTGGATAACAACGTCTATTATAATGCTATGAACATTTTGTTTCATAATCAAATAAACATTAGCGCTAGTGAAACTGACTTACTTTATACAGAAAAAAAATATTTTATAGATGAAAAAAATGTCGCTGGAAAAAACTTTCCTTCAACAACAATAAAAAAAAGCACTAGCAGTCTACCTAGTGTACTAATAAAGTCTAATGACATTAGAATTATTGCAAGAAAAAGCAAAGAAAGTAAAGAAAAGTCTTTAGAAGAAGGTTCAATAAGGTTGATTAAGGAAAGTAATAGCTTTTATAACTCTTCTTGTGTTATGCTAGAAAAAGATGGAAAAGTTTTTATAGACGGAAGCATAATTCACTTAGGTAGCTTTCAAAAAGAAGTAGAAAGATCAAAAACTAATTTAGAAAGTGAAGAAGACATACAAAAAATGTCAGGAAATGGATATGGCTTATTGATAGGCTATGAACCTAAACTTTCTGAACCTTTGGTTTTAGGCAATACTTTAGAAGCAATGCTTAAAGAAATGATAAATGTCAACATAAAGTTAATTGATGAAATTAAAAAACTTTCAGATGATTTATCAAAGCATACTCATCTAGGAATTCCAATAACAGGTATATCTGGACCTCCTCAAGTTCCTTTGCCTTATACAAATTTTTCTGGAAATGAGCATAAAAACATAAAAAAAAGATATGAGGATCTTCAAAAAGGTTTGAAAGACATGCTTTCAAAATTTGCAAAAACAACTTAATGTATAATTAATAAATAAAAAGAAAGTCTTTGATATGCCTGTCAAAAATAATTACGAGCTTGGTAGATCTGTAAGTCAGTTAAAAGCAATAAGCGATTGGAAAAATAAAACTGTAGAAAAAGAGTCTAAACCAATCGGTATTAAAACGCCTCTAGAAAAAGGTAATTTAAAAGACGAGACCTTATTTAAGATGCATTTTAATATTCTTGATCAAATAAGAGACAATTTAAAAAATTTAATTATGACACAAAAAGGTGAAAGGCTTGGCTTTCCAGATTACGGAACAAGATTAAGAGCAGTTTATTCAAATACTTCTTTGACTGATGATCAGATAGCAGATTATGCTTCTTTAGAAATAAAAAACGTTGTTAGCAAATATATGCCGAACATAACGTTATCTGAGTTTTACTCAAGTGAAGTAGACAATAATGATTTTTCTAGAGGCGAAGATTTTATTAACAAGCAATCAAGCATTGAAATATCAAGTGCATCTAGCATTGAAACAAAAAACAAAAAAAACAAAAACTTAAATAAACTTTATTTAATAAAAATAATCTTTAGTATACCTTTATTAAATAGCGAAGATAACTCAGTAATTTTATTTATTAATAATGCAGTATAAGGAAAAGATATGCCTTCAAGTCAATTTGAAAACTATTTAAAAAACAACAATACAAAGCAATTTTCAAGCCAGACTTTTTCTGACTTTAGAAATGAACTTTTGCAATACGCAAATACTTTTTACAAAGATCAGATCGTAGACTTTTCTGAAGTTTCTCTAGGTGGAATGCTTTTAGACTTTGCAGCAATTGTTGGTGATTCTTTGGTTTTTTATGCTGAGCAACAATTCAATGAGTTGGATTATGAGACAGCAACTGATCCTGTAAATATAGAAAAACATTTAAGAAGAGCAAATATAAAAAACTCAGTAGCATCACCTTCTTCTGTAAATTGTACTTTTTCAATTGAAGTGCCAATAGATAAAGCCTCACCACCAAGCGATTTAAAACCTGATTCAAAGTTGCTGCCAATAATAAAAAAAGGTACTCAAGTTTCTTCTTCAAACGGTATAAACTTTATTCTTCAAGAAGATGTCAACTTTGCAAATGTTCAGTTTAAGAAGGAAGTAGGTGAAGAAAATGAAGATGGAACTGCATCAACATTGTTTTTAAGTGCTGACGGGTTGTGTATATCAGGAAATATTACAAGAGAAATTTTTGCTTTTCCAGATGAAGAAAAAGACTTTTTTTTGGCAAGAGAACTAAACAATACAGACGTTACTTCAATAATTAGTGTCCTAGATGAAGAAAATAATGAATACAATCAGGTTGATTACTTAACACAAACTACTGTTTTTAAAAAAATAGAAAACTCAAACGAAAACTATTTAACAATTTTACCTTCGCCTAGAAGATTTATAAGAGAAGATTCTTTTCAAACTGGTAGAACTTTAATTAGATTTGGCAATGGCAAAGGAAAAGAAATTAAAGACAATATGTTTTCAAATCCAGAAGATTTAATTCTTCCTATAAAAGGTAAAAATAATTTTTCTAGAATTGATTTAGACCCAAGCACACTTTTAGAAAACAGCACTTTTGGTATATCACCAAAAGGAAGAACTTTAACAGTTACTTATAAGTATGGCGGAGGTACAAGACATAACGTAAGAGATGGATCAATTAATTCTGTTTTAGAAAATCCAATTGTAGTTTTTGCAAACAATAATGACTTGTTAAACGATGAAGATACAAGATTCATTGTTGAATCATTAAGCGTTACTAATAAAAATAGTGCTGTTGGAGGATCAGATCCACTTACTCTAGATGAGCTTAAAGCTCAAATACCAAGTGTAATAAGATCACAGTCTAGGATAATAACTCATGAAGACTTAATTGCAAGAATTATGACTATGCCTTCTGATTTTGGTAGAATAAACAAGGCAGTTGCATTAGAAAACAATGTCAGCGCTGGCTCTGTTGATTTATATGTAATATGCAAAGACAATGAAGGTTTTTATACAGAAGCTTCAGACGCAATAAAGACAAACTTATCAAGATATATAAATGAATACAGACTAATTGGATCAAATTTTAATATCTTAGACGTTCCTGTATTTAACTTTGGAATTGCAATGAAGATAAACGTTAAATCTGGATTTGATCCTTTTGAAGTAATATTTGATGTTAATTCTAGAATAGTTGAAACAATGAGATTTGACCTGTTTCAAATAGGTACGCCAATTAATGTTAATGAATTAATTAAAGTAGTTGAAGCAACTGGTGGTGTTCATAATATTATTACTAATAGGAAGTCTATTGTAGTTTCAAAAACAGAAGAAGATAGCTTTTTTGACATGGATGATCTTACTACAAGACAATATAATAAAAGTGTATTTAACCCTTTAATGAATTATAGAGAAGGCTTGATATATCCTCAACGTGGAGGTTTATTTGAAATGAGATACACAGCTAGAGATATTATTATTGCTGCACAATAAGGAACAAGAATGATTATAATATTAGAACCTCAAAAAGACACTTATGTTACAAATCTTAAAACACAGAATAATGATGCTTCTCTTGCAAATGTCGGTCATGCTGCAACTTTAGATTTATTTAAACTTTACAACGAAAATAAAAATTCACATTCTTGGGCAGTTTTTGAATTTAGCAATACACCATCAGATTTAATAAGTAATGGTAATACATTAACTTTAATTGATTCTGTAGGCGTAAGCAAAACTTTTGAGTTTGATACTGATGATCCTGCAAATGTTGCTGGAGACAATATTCGAATAAATATTAAAGCTGCAAATGACATTAATGATAACAGAACATACGCAGCAACGATAGCAGCCTCTATTAATGCAGTTAATGACTTAGACATAATTGCTTATAGTAATTCAAATAATCAATTAATATTAAAACAGAATAAACCTGGTGAGTCTGGTGATACAAATATTGTTTTTAATATGACAAATACATCACTTAAAAATAAATATATAGACGATGAAGGTGATGCTATTAGAAAATTTGCTAGAATTGAATATAGCAATATACTAATTAAGTTTGATTTAGAGAACTTTAAAAAGAGTTGGAATATAGGTAATGACATAACAGCTGAAGGTGCATTTAATAATTTAAAAGCAGAATTAATATTAAAAGATGTAACAACAGGAATATCAAAGCCTAAAGACTATAGCTTAGAACTATATAGCCTAAATAAAGATTTTGATGAAGGTATAGGAAAAGATACAATATACTTTTCAGATAGTGATACATGCAATTTTAAAGATATATCATCTACTCAAACTTGGGAAGTACAAAATATAATATCTGATGGTGATGCTGCAGCTTTAAGTACAGCTTCATCAACAGGAAACATAGAAAAAGGCGACGAAGACCTAGCTTTTAATATTACAAACTATGTAAAAGCTGAATTAGAAAAAGGTACTGTTGCTGATCCTGCTTTGACTGACAAAGGCTTTTTAATTAAGTTTTTAGATAGTGACATTTATGACAACAAGTCTTATTTTGTTAAAAGATTAGGCAGCAGACATTTAATAAATAAGAAATTTGTGCCGCAGCTAAGAATTAAAATAGATGACTCTTCTTATAATATTCCTACTAACTCATTTAATAAAGTAAGATATCTAGATAGCACTGAAGATTTTTATCTGTTTAACAGAGCAAATGGCTTAAATCAATCTTTTAAATTTCCTGTTGGCTTTGATCCTGATACAACTTTAAAGATGAAAATATCTAGTAGAGATACTGTGCCTGTTGATTTTGTTACATTAATAGCTAATAATCATACTGACAGCCCTGTTACTAATTTTTCTGGTGACCCAATTCCTGGAATAAGAAAAGTTCTATTGTCTGATACAGAGCTAAGTAGATTTAACAGCAATATAAGTGATAAAATTAAAAACAACAAGCTTGAAGCAAAAATTACTTGGTTCTGGGATGACGGCATTAATTCTCATACAATATCAGAAGAGAATACACAGTTTTCTGTAAGTGAAAACATTAATGAAACAAAATATGAAAACCTTGTTACTTCAATAAGAATAACAGAGAATGATTTGTTTGCAAATGACGGCACAAACTCTGTAGAAGTATATTTTGTTGACACTAAAAAAGAGTTTACTGCTGTAAAGGTTCCTTATGAACTACCAAGTGAAAATATCGGTGAAGTATTCTATCAAGTCTATGACGTAGAAACAGGTAATATTTTAATAGACTATGATAATCCAGCAACAAAGATGTTTTATGACGGTGAAAAATACAAGTTTAATTTGTTTGTTCCTAATCTATTTAAAAACTTAAGAATTAACTTTAAATTCAAGTATAAGGATCCGATTACAAATGTGAACAAATTTATCTTTAATAAAAAGTACTCAGTTAGGATAATATAATGGCTTTAGTAAGTGATTCACAAAAAAGTAATAGCTTGTTTTCTCCAAGCAAAAATAGCTTAAGCCTAAGAAAAAGTAGTACGCAAGACTTTCAGGATATTTTAAAAAGTTTAAACATAATTGATCCTGAAAGTCTTTCAAAAGAAGACCTTTCAAATATTATACGTAGAATTGATGATTATAATGGACTGTTTACAACACAGCAGTTAAAAAACATAAAGTATGAAGATTTTTCTGAACATGTGTTTTTTGATTCTGCAGTAAATAAAGTTGCATATGCTTTCGATAGAATAGCAAATATTCCTTATGATAAAGATGAACTAGAAAATATAAAGTTCAATAACAAAACAGAAGGTTATACAAATCATGTTCTTAAGAATTTATATCCAAGCTCTCTAGGCTATATTAATTTTTCAGGTTCAGAAAGAGTCGTTGTTTACGATCAAAAAGGTAGGATATTAAACGACATAAGTAAAGAAAAAAGAAAAGTTGGTACTCTTAGCCCAGATAATCAAAAATTTTCATTTGAGTTTTGGCTAAAGATAGATGCACCAGAAGTTTTAGGAAATCAGGTTTTATTTAAAAAAGTAAAAAATGAAAATAATATTTTAGACGGATTTATTTGTTACATAGAAGAATCAGATGACGTTTCGGACAGCTATTTTAAAATAAATATGCTTATAATAATAAATAACAAATACAGTCTTTCTACTTGCTTAGTAGAAAAAAATTCTTGGCAAAATATTGTAATAAGTATTAACGAAGAAAAAGGCTTTAAGAAGACAAACTTTTTAATAAATGGAATAATAATAGAAGAAAACAAAGTCGCTAGATCAGGAAGTGGAGTTAAGCATACAAGTTTTAGTGAAAACATCAAATCTCTCAACGTTCCCTTTGTTTTAGGTGGTGTTTTTATTCCAAATGATCAAAATAGTTCAGCTGAAAGTGTTTTTACGTGGAACAACGTTGCCTTTACAGGTCTTGTTGGCAAAATAGATGAATTTAGATACTTTGCCAAAATTAGAAGTAGTAATACAATAAAAAAATATATGCATAGAAATATATTTGCGCAAAGAGGTTTAAAACTATATTTAAGAATGAACGAACCAGGCGGAGAATATACAAATAGTTGCCTTGTTATTGACTATTCTGGTAATAAATTACATGGTATTTTATACTCAAAAGATCAACAAAATAATTTTTCTGTAATTACTAATACATCTAGTGTAAAAGAAAACATAAACACACCTTTGAAAAATGAAATTAAGATTGATTCTCCTGTTTTAAATGCAGGATATACAAGTATACAAGCAATAAGAAAAAAGCTTACAGATGTAGCAAAAGAATATGATAAAAACAATCCAAATTTAATTTTTAATTTAATGCCAAAACATTACTTTTTAAATGCATCTGACTTCCAAAATCTTCCAGTGTTTTCTAATGATAGTGAGTACACTTATCCTGTATCTGTTGTAGGTGAAGATGGTTTTTCAACTAATACAAAAAATACAAGTTTAAACTCAACAATACCTGCAAATAATGAGCTGGTTAATATTGTTTTAATCTGGGCAAGATTTTTTGATCAACTAAAACTATACATTTCATCTATAGGTAATTTTTTGAATGTTGATTATGATTCAATCAACAAAGAAAGCGTTATAGGGATGCAAATCCCTATTTTATGTAAAATGTACGGAATAAATTTCAAAGAAATTCTTCCAAGTGCTACTAAAGAAAAACTAAACAATTTTAATCTTTCACATGAAGATATTATTTCTAATATTGGAATTAGAAAAATACAGAACATTTTATGGCAAAGATTTTTAATTAATACACAAGACTTTCTTAAGTCAAAAGGAACAATAAAAAGTGTAGAAAGTACTTTTAATTCTTTTGGAATTGAATACTCAAAGTTTATAGACATAAAAGAATATGCAACTTTTAATGATATTAAGCTTGATAATAACTTTTTTGTATTAGAAAAGAAAGCAAATCTTTTAAACTTTGGAAATTCAAAAGAAATAGCTGTAAGCCCTACTTACACTGATGTTTCTGTTAATGATTTTTCTAATAACAAAACTTTTCTAAATATAGAAAACATAAGGACACACAGCACTTCTAAAAGTGGCGTTGGAGAAGATATTTTTCTAGGCTTAAATATCGACTGGTCTATAGAAATGTTTTTCATGTTTAAGGACACTATTAAAAGTAAAAACATAACTAATGAAAGTGGTTATGGATTAAAACAGTGTTTGTTTAGACTAGACGAAGGAAACGAAAAAAATCTAGCTCTTATCGTGTATTATGAAAACTATGACAATGTAAAAAAAGATTTAGGTAAACTAACAGTAAACATACAGCCTATTAAAAACAACGCTAGCTATAATGTTACAATTGAAATTCTTGATGTAAACATATATGACTTGCCTAAATATTTCTGTATATCACAGAAAATAGATTATAATAATAACTCAATTACATATGATTTGTTCTTAGATGATATAGGAAAACATGACAGCTTAAAGAAAAGTCAAAAGTTATCAAAAACTATAAGTGATATCACTTTAAGAGACGCAAACAATAATATAACAAAAACATTGCAACAAATTATTAATGATGATTTAAATCATAGTTTTCATAAAAACATATTAGACATGAGCATTGGCAATTACAATTACATAAGTAACAATATGCTTACTCACTTAATTTCTAGTGGTGCTGACACTAATTTTGAAGGGCAAATTATCAAAGTAAGAGGCTGGAAAAAGAAACTGTCTAATAAAGAATGCAAGTCTCATTCTGAGAATATTGATAATATTGGCACAGAAAGTAATATTATGCATGACAATGTTATTTTTGACTTTGAATTTAGTGAAACAGTCAGCACAAAGCAAACTCAAAACAACATATCAACATACATAGCAAAAAACAATTCTAGAATATTTTCAAATGCTGACTTTTCTAGCTTAATTAATACATGCAGTATTAAAACAAGAAATACGTCACAGATTAATCAGTTTAATATAGAAAGCTTCTTTATCAAAAAGCAAAATATCAATATTGATTCACCGATTAGATCAAACAGAGTTAACATAGTAAGTTACAGCGAAGAAGAAAATAAAGAGCTTAAAAATAACTTTAACTTTTTTCCATCAAATAACATACCTATTGACTTTAACTACGATGAAGTATCCAGAGTTTCTATAGACATGTCTATTACAAAGTCAATCAATAGTGACATATCAAATATACTTTCAGACTTAAATGGCTTTACTTATAAAATGACAAATTATTTTGGTAAATATGACTACAGCTACAAAGAAATAGAAAGCTTAAGAGATCAATACTTTGAAAAATTTAGTGATTCTATTCTATTGAATTACTCTTCTATCGGTAATATATTTAAATATTTCGACAATATTATGTCTTCTATACTATATGATATTGTTCCTAGCAGCGTAAGATTTGAAGGCTTTAACTATGTATATGAATCACATATTTTAGAAAGACATAAATATCAATATAAAAACTTAAATAGTTGTATTGCTATTAATGATCTAAGTAACAGCGCCAGTTTTTCTCGAGAAACAGGTAAATTTAGAAGAAGTATTGTGTATAATAACAATAGAAAATTAACTTAAATTAGAGAAAAATATGATCAATGAAAACAATCCAATACAGCTAGATGAAAACTCGGTATTTTTTGACAATAGAAATATTTTCTACGAGCATGTAGAAAAGCAAAGCTTTAAAAAGTCTATTTTTAAAAATACTGATCATTTTTTCGACTCAGACAACAATAAAATTACTCAAAAATATAACGTTTTAAATGAAAATACTTTAAACATAAGTCTATTTATAGGTTTTGGTTCTACATACTGTAAAAACAATATTTGTAATAGTGACATTTATAAAAAAGACACTAATTACGGCAAAAAAAGACTAAGTTATTTTAATGATAGTGAAGATTACAAAGGAAATGATTTAAGTTTAAACAACAACTTGTTAATTTTTAAAAAAACTTATGGTCTAGAAAATCCTGATGAGCTGTTTGAAAAAGTGCAAGAAGAGCCTTTTGAAGAAGTTGAAAACATAGAAAATGTTTCCGAGTTTTTTAAAATGCCTTCTGAGCTTAAATATCCCAGGTATTTTAACTATTATTCACTTTCAAGATTAAACTCTAATATTAGCGTTTTCGGAACAATAGAAGAAATTGACGGTACAAGTCTTACAGAAAAATCATTAAAAGGTATCACGTGTGAAATCATCAGTAACGGAACTGATGCAAGAGAAAGATCCATAAACTTTTCAGATAGAATAACACTTCAAGAATTAGAAATAGATGCGAGCAATAGGCAAAAGTACTCAATCGAAAGCTATTCAGATGAAGAGTATGAAGACATAGTAACTGGTGAAGATACTTTGCTGAAAAGATCTTTTGCTTATGTCAACAAAGTCATAAATGGTCAAGTTGTTACAGTTTTTGACACTAGTGATAGTACTTCAAGCTTTATACCTAGACTTACAAATAAGATAATATTCTACACTGAAGACTCGAATACCATTACGCCTTTTGAAGATAGAAGTATTGTTGAAAATAGAGATAATCAAACCGCAAATAGCGATTATAATAAAGGAGACGTTTATCCGTCTCATGGAAACGATAGAGATAATTCATTCGGGTCTGGACCAGATTCTAGTGCATACACAGGAGAGCTTGACTAATGCCAAAGATAAGAAAAAAGTTTATTACAACAGGTATAGATGAAAGCTATTATAGCATTATTAACAATATTAACGATGAATATTCGCATGCTAAAATTAATGATGATAATGATGTAAATAGTGTAGTAATAAAATCAGGTTTACTGTCAAGCTCTAGTGGTAAGTACTTAAAACATGCTAACTCTGAAGCTGGAACTTTACCTTCGGTGTTACAAACAACAGGTCAAATTCTTCAAGATTATAATGACCCGTTTAATGAGACAAATGTATTAGAATATAAAAGTATACTGTCAAACTCAAATGTTGGATTACCACTTGTTACGCTTACTCAAAGTGATGGATCTCAGCAAATAAGTGTAGGACACTATATGACTACAGATTCTAGTCTAATTTCAGCTGGAACTATATCTAAAGAAGATAGTCATTATGTTTCAAAATATGATTTATCAAACGCAAAGATATTCGACAATCCTAATACTTTTAATGATCACATGAAACACAATGGAGTTTCAGGTTCTGTGGCAAGAAGCATTAAATCTTCTATTGATAGTGTATTATTGCAGCAAACAAGATTTAATGAAGAGTATAAGCCCTTCAAAGAAGATTTTTCCAGTTTCTCAATTCCTTACGAAAGTGACTTTTATTATGAAACTATAGACAGTGAGATTTCAAAAAACTACAATCTTGGCAAACAGAGACAAATCAAAATAATACTTGATTTTTCTAATGAAAACTCAGTTGACTTAACTCTTTTAAATACAAAAATGACTTTTAATTTGCCTGATGTTACTTCAAACTACACAGAAGACAATCTTATATCTACAAAGTATATTAATTTTATTAAAGGGGATGCTAAAGCTTCTTATAGCTCACACTTCTTACCTACAGCATACTGGAATTTTAAAAAAAATAGATGGAACTATTTAGATGGCAATTTGCTAGAATTTGACAGTGATCAAGAAAGTAATCTAGATTTAGCTGACTTTCCTGTTACACAAAGTAGTGATATAAAATATTCTTACTTAGGTGCAATAAACAATACGGGTTCTTCTACTACAATAAGTCCAAATTTTATATATAGCGGATCAAGCATACAGAGTCAAGAAATATATGATAAAAATATTAAAAACAATGTCTTATCTGTTTATAACAAACCTATAGTTACTACACCAGGATTTAGACCTGATGGTAGTATGACATCTTCTAGTAGTGGCAGTGATTATAATAAAACTGCTATATCAAAAATAACTAATACATACGGTTTTCCTTATAAACAAAATTGGCAGCCAACAAATGACCAGCTGCTAGATATGTCAAATTATATCGCAAACGACTTTTTGCTAGAAAAAATATCAATTAAAGGCAAGTTTACTTCGCAAGGTGAGATTCCTAACAAAAAAGGTAATTTTTCTAGTGGTTATTCTCAAGAAAGCAATGCATTAAACAGCACAACTTTTAATCAATCCTATGATTACAAGGACAATTTTGAAGACTATATTTCAAATAACTTAACTTTTTTCATTCTTAACGAGAGAAAAGGTTTTAACCACGTAAAACAGGAAATAAATGCTGAACCTTTACAAAGTTACTTTTTCTCAAAGCCATTAAACCTTTCTCAGCCTATAGACTATTACAATGTTAAAGGAAAAAAGCTTGACAGCTACATAGGCAGCTATTCTTCATATGAGAATTTTCAAAATACTCTAAATGTATATAGCCAAATTATTCCAAATACTTTTATATATAGCGTTAACGAGTACAACGAATTAAAACTGAAAAGTAATTATACTATAACTAGTGGTGTTAACAATACAGAAGTTAAAAATAATAATAGACAGAATATATTTCACTTTTTTGAAAATATAAGTGATAGTAGCAATAATGAAACTATAGATTCTGTTTATATAAAGAATGGAGGAATCAATCACTCTTTAGACGTATTAAGTGGTAATGACAATAAAAAATATAATATAAAACTAGAGAGTATTCTTCTAGAAAATAATACTGAGATTTCAAAAAACAATTTTAATTTAAATTCAGGAAGAGAACTTGTTACATACTCTAATTTTTTAATTGCAGGTAAAAAAAATAACATTAGCTTAGATGAAAAAACTCTTATTAATATTGATGAAAAGAAAGTTATAGACTTTAACACAGGTGAAGTCAATATAAACATAAATGAAAAAGAAGAGTTTATAGTAAACAGCATGGTAAAAAGTGCGCACATTTCAGACTACTCTGATGAGTCTATCTATAAAATTAAAAGCAACTTTAAAGAAGAAATAATTTCTAGGCAAGAGGAGACATCATCAGTAAATATAGGTATTCCAAAAGCAGTTGCACAAAGTATTTTGACGAACAACCTTTTTGATTTTGATGGATCAGCTGATAAAGACGGAGACGAATTATTAAGAATACTAGGCATGCCAGATGCAAGTAAAGGATTTGGTGACTTTAATACGTTAACTGAGTATATAAACAACACGCAGAATCATGGTCTTACTGATAATATAATTACTAGTGTCGATGCGGCCTCGCAGACGCTTACTAATGCAAATTGTACTTTTTTAAACAGCATTTTTACGACTACTGTAAAAGATCTTGCTGATGATCAATTAAAAGAAAGTAATATTTTGCTTTACTTTACTTACAGCAACAGTTCAGCAGTTAATAACGAACACTATTCTTCTACTAGCGGACCTTCTTCTGTTAACTTACAAGATTTTATTACTTATACAAAGACTACACATCCTTTAACTGGTAGTGATATAAATACTAACATATTTTTTAATTTAAGGTTCTTAGACCCATTCCAGACTTCTGGAATTTCAGATGATTTTTTCAATCTAGGTTTTTTAGGATTTAACAATAATTACTGGGCAGACTTTGATCCTGCTATTTTGAAAGGAATAGACTACAGCTTTTCATTAAAAAATAATACAAATGATATATGGTCTAGTACTACTAACCAAATTAAATTATCTAACTTTTTAAAATTTATATATATGGGAATATTCAATGCAACGCTATACAACAAAGAAAACGGAGTTGCAATAGAAGACTCAGGCGGCAATTCAAGAACTATTTTTGAATTCTTAGAGTTTAATTTGTCAAACAACACAATAAAAGCTAAAGATATAAACGGATTTAATGCAGGAACTAGCGCAGAATTTAGCTTTTTTGAAACAAAATTTAATCCATACAAGAGCAGTAGTAATAATGAAATTAAAGACTTTTTTGCTGAAGAGTTGGGTGATATAGATATACAACATGCGTTTGTAAAGATTTTTGATATAAGCAACAATTTAAGAGGTCTAACTGAAATTTCACAAGATGAAATATTTTATAACATAAATAACATTTTAGAAGGAAAGTCGCTTGGATCGCCAAACAATTTAGGGATTAGTAACGAAAGAATTGTAGATAGAAAAAGAAACAAAAACTCTAATATTTTAGAAAATGCAGTAAAAACTATTTCTGGCAAAGAAATAAAAAGTAAAAATTCTTTTAATTTCACTGAAAATAGTACGTATTTGCTTAAGCCTGAAGATAACTTGATTTTTGGCGTAAGCTCAAATTGTAATGGTGAGGTTGCGCCAACAGTAGTAACACTACATGATAAACTAGAAATTACTTTAATAGGCAGAGACTTTACTAAAAACAAAAAGCATAGAACAAATGAGTGTAAGTCAATTAGAAAAGTAGTTACAGGTGATAGTAATATTCAAAGAATAGGTAGCAGTGTATACCAAACAGAAGACTCTTATTTCGACAGTGTGTGGAATAAAAGCTCTTCTTTTGATAACTTGAAAGATTTTAACACAAAGTTTGAAATTGGCAAAAACTCTTCTAGGGACTTTGGAACATATACAGGTGTAATAAGCTTTGACAAAGAATTTAACGAAAAAAGCGAAGTTACTTATAAAGCAGACACAGTTCAACCTTCTTTGGCAAAAGTTTATCTGTCAGAAAGTTGTTTAAATAAAAAACAACTATATAGCATAGATTCTCGAGACAGATATGAATTTAATAAAGCTAATAGAAGAAATATTAAACTACCTTCATATAAAATGACTTTTAGCGACAGTATTAAAGAAGAATTTTTGACAGAGTATCCTAATCGATACTCAAAGGTTGAAACAAACTGGCACAAGACTTTTCATATGCAAGTGTATAAAGAGTTTTTTCAAAGTAGTGAAAACAAAAAAATAGTAGATTATTCTTATAATACTTCACTAGCAAAAAGCAATGATATTAAAAGCAATCATTTTGTTTATTTTGATATTAACAGTTATTCAGCTGGATTAAACTATGAAAATCATACATCATTATCAAAAAAGTATATTGAAAATGGTAACAAAACAATTGTTACTGAAGAAATTGCAGACCCTACATCACCTATTATTAATAAAATACCAAGGTACTATAAATCTTTAAAAACATATATGTTACCTTTTTCAAAACATTTTATTGTACAAAATTCTTTAAATATTGAAAATAATTTGTATTCTAGACAGGACAAGTTTATTAGAAATGATATTCTTATACAGAAAAACTTGACAGATACAGCAGCTTTTGACATTGAAAACTATTCTATCCAATACTTGCTTCACGACATTGAGCCTGAGTATTGTGATTTATCTCAAGACGTCAGTTACAGCCTCTTTGGATTAAATAAAATTCAGTACTCTAGCGGCTGGTGCATTGTATTAGAAGTTGATTTGCTTTTATTTGACAGCTTACTTTCAAACCTTAGCAGCAAAGACTACGAGCTTTTTAATAGTAGCAAAAAAGATGTAAACCCAGCTGGTGAAGGCTTTACTGTTACATACTACGAAAAAAATATCTTCCTAAACATTTCAGAAAAGCCACAGACTTTTTCTAGCATTAGTGACATTGATTTGTCAAAAACAGTTACTAAAAAGTTTAAATTCATCAAAAAAACTTATGACAATAGCAGTCCTACAGAGTATTTTTTAGTAGCTCCTTTACATTTCTGGGAAACTGGCGAGCTTGATACTTCAAAGAATTCTGTCAACAATATTTTTGACAGAGAAAAAGATTCATCAACAACAAGTAGTATTGTAGGCTTTGGCAGGAAGTCAAGTCAGTTTAACGACGCAAATAGTTTGGCAAATCCATCTGCAGCTTGGTTTGCTAAATTAGAGGATAATACTAGTATTGCAACTGCAGCTGCAAGTTCTAACATTTATGAGAATTTTCTAATACTAGAAAGTAATGAAAACTATGAAAATAATTTTGTACATCCACCTTCAACACTTAATAGAAAAATAACAATAACAGGACTTAGTTCTACTGCTTTACTAGGTGTTAATGGGCCAATTGCTGGTAGTATTATTAATAACACTTCTATTTTTGTACCATTTAAACAAACTGAGCTAAGTAACAATGCAGAAGCTTCTGCGCAAAACTTAGTTATAACAAGAAATATTATTTTATCTTATTCAAGTAACAGTCTAAAAGAAAATAGCAATACAGGAAATGCATATAGCATATCCAGTAACTTCAGTGAAAGTTTAAATAACAACTTTATACTGAACAAGACAAAGAAACACTTTATTTCAAATGAACATTTAAACAATCAAATAAGTCTAATAGCTGGCAAAGCTGCTGATTTGTTAGACATAGATGAAAGTGATACTAACTACAATATTAACGAAAAAGTATATTTATCAAATTGTAAAAAAGTAGTTGATAACCATATATTTGATACAAACTCAAACTTTGTCTACAAGATAAAAGAAAAGTACGTTGAAGGAAATAATTTAAACAATCAAGAAAGCTATAAAATTATTGAGCTAAAAGGTCTGTATAATAATTTTACTATATTCAAGAAAAACAGAATTCTAGAGCAAGAATTAATTTTTGATTTTGAAAGTAAAGATAAACTAAGAGTATATGAGGATAAACTGTTAAAAAACGTATCAAGTTATTCTTCTTCTAAAGAATTTAGTACTCCGCACTACGAAATAGTTCTTTCATCAAACTTATCAACTGATATAAATATTCCTACATCTGCCAGCGACAGTATTATACAGATACCTTACTCTCACTATAAAGTCGACTCTAGATTTAATCCACAAAGCTTTAATTCATCATTTAACGTAGAAATTGAAGATGTTACTGACGCTTTTGATGAAAGTATAGATAATTTAAGTTCAGGATCACCGGTTTTCATGCTTTCAGAGAATCCAGAAGGATATGAAAGCAAAATAGAGCAAGAAGAAAAATTAAAAGAATTTCTTTACGGTTTTAGTAGAGGAGTTAACAGATATCCAATACAAAGACTAGACGGCTTTAAATACGGAGTTGAATGTGGAAGTAAAAAAAGCTTAAATCATCACTTTAAAAACAATAGTTTTGGCCAGTCTTCAGATAAAATAATGGGTTCAACTAATTTTGCAACTGCTAGATTAAACAAACAAGGAAATACAGTTTTTGAAAGAGTTATAGAAAAAAGATTCGTTAATGATAGCTTTGAGTTTGTGTCTACTAATGACTATGAAACAACAGTTAGAAGCGACGAAGAAGTATTCAATAAGGATAGATACGGCAGATCTTACTATCCTTATATAGAAGATTCCAGTAATAATTTATCACAGCTAAACAGCAACAATCCTTATTTCAATGCTAGCTTTTCTTTTTAATAATTATAAACAAAATACATAGGGACAAAACATGGCAGGAATACTGGATAAAAAAAGTAGAATTATAGATTTTGTTATCACAGAAAATGGTAGATCTCAAATTGAAGATGGAGACATTAGATATAAATTTGCAACTTTCAGTGATAGCTCTATAGTTTATACTAAAGATCATGAAGCTTCGCAACAAAACAAGTCAGATATTAGCAGCTCAGAAGCAAACTATATTCCAACTGAGATTAATACAAAAGCAAACAGCACTATTAATCCTGAGTTTGATCTAGGTAAGTTTTTTTCTTATACTAATAGTAATATACTTGATGCAGCTGAAGTTAAAAACAGCATAAACTTTAATGCATCAGTTGACAATCTTTTGACTAGCGAATCTTTGTCAAATAAACTTAAAAATTTAAGTTTAATAACAACCGAAAATAGCATAAACCCAGATAGAGCTATAACTTTCATCGATAACGGTTTCATGAAATCTGAAATTGACTTTCAAGGAAAATCAAATAAATATAAGACTATAAATTCTCATAAAATAGAAAGAAAAAATCTTCCAGTAATTGCATTAGACAAAAGATTTAGCAATAAAATTAACTACAGATTATTAATCCCTAAAGACATTTCAGGTGAAGATTTATATGAAAAGAGCCAGTTTAAAAACATTAAAAGTCTAGACGAGTTTAACACGACTGGGTTTGTATACTCAAGCTACAATATTAGTGAAACTTCTAATGAAACTTTAATTCTATCAAGAGAAAAAGAAATATTAAAAGTAATAAATGCTATTGAAAAAGATGAAAGCATCCATAAAAAAGTATATGAGTTAGAAAATAACTCAGAAGAAAACACATTTATATTTGAACTACATGAGGCAAGAATAGAAAGTAACGACTTAGAAAAGCTTTCTTTTGTAAAACTAGGAAGCTTTTTTGATAAACTAAATTCTTCAACTAAACATGTTTATTTAATTGGTAAAGTTGTTAATTCTAGAGAAGACTCGAGTGACTTAGAAGTGCTGTTTAGCTTTAACGATGGAAAGATAAACCTTAAAAACAAATCAAAATTTGCTATTTCTGCGTATTATTCTTTTATCACTTTGTTTACAATGGTTATTGAATAAAAAATTTTAGGGATTTAAAATGATAGAAAATAGATATAAAAACAAAATTATTACTAAGTTTAGCACATCTAAAATAAAAGCAATTGTTCCGTCTATTGTAGAAAATAGTGAATTTTTTTTTAGAATACCTGTAGATGTTAACAAAAACAGCGTTTCTTCTACAAATAAAAAATTAAAAATGCAAATAATTTGTCAAGACAGAAATACTTTTGCAAAATCTTTTTCAAATAAGTTTTATAGCAACACTTCAAACTATAAAGCTTATAATAAAAAAGAAGAAAATTCTTTGTTAAGTAAATTTTTACATAAAAATATTTTTCTAGAGTATAATAAAAAAAGTAGTAATGCTAATGATTTGGTTTTTAGCTTAGACTTAAATTTAGATAACACTGTAGACAATGAAAACGAAGAAAATAATTTAACATCAAATACACATTTTTTTAATTTAACAGCAAATTTTTCTAAAAAGCTTATTAATAAAAATATAAAAAACATAAGAATTTTTATTCTGGATGATAAAAATAATATCATAGACGAAACAGATATTTTAGAATGTGATTTTAGATTTATCAAGGAAAAGCAAAAACTAGTTGATGATAAGCTGTTTTATCAAAATTATTTTTTAAACAATTTTTCAGATAACTTAAAAATATCAGCAAACAAAGAATGTAATACTATTAATATTAAGTCTAGCTCAATTATTGACACGGAAATGTTTGAAAGCTTTAATGTAAGCTTAACTTATTCTGGCAGAAATAAAACTATTACTTGCCATGATACAGATTTAGACTTTTCTAGTGGCAATTTTATTTTAACTAAAGATGTTTCTAGCTTTTGTTTTTTTATTGCTGAAGATTATTATCTTGACAATAATCATGAATTTAACTTAAAGATTACAATTGACTTGCTAATAAAAGACAAATCTACCAATAAAAGAATATCTAAGAAACAAAAGTCTGTTACACTATTTAAAGAGCTTACTTTTTCTAGAGACAAACTTTTACCTAGAGCTTGCGCTATATACTTTAAAGACAAGTTTTTCTCTCAAATAATGAAAAAATTGAATCTTAAGCAAAATCTAACTTTAATTAGTGATTCTAAAGTTTTTAATAAAATAAGCATTGATAAAAATATTTCAAAAAGTATTTTGGAAGAAATTATTATTAAAGAGATTAAACTAAACAATGTATCTCTAGATAATAAAGCATACAATTTTAAAGATTTTACCATAGAAAACTTAATACAGTTTAAAGGCAAAAGCATATCAGATATATTTGAAAATAATCTTTTTGAATACTATTGTAGAACTTCTAACAGAGAAGTATTTTTTAGCATTGAAGTTGAATATTTAAATAAAAAGCATAAGTTTGTTTCTAATAAAATTACAAACAATTCCGGTTATGAGACTTCAATAAAAAAGTTAAACAGACTTAGCAAAAGTAATATCAATATAGCAAAAGTAAAAGTTAATTCTTTCTTGAATTTAAACGAAAAATCAATATTTGATTTTAGAAACATTTCTTTGACTAATTTAAGCTCTTATAACGATCTGGCTTATTCTCTTGGGTATATTTTAAATAATCAAGGTGACATTGAAAATTTTTTAGCTAATTGTATTGTAAAAATAGAAAACAGCACAGAAGTAACAGATATTGGAATAACTACATATAATACAAATTATTTCTTTTTTAAAGAGCTCTTTAATATGCAAGAATTCTCTTCGGGCACAGTTTCAATAAACGAAAGTTATATAGAAAACTTTGTAAAAACAGATGAATACTTTACTATAGTAAACAAAAAAAGAAACGAGATAAACAAGAACATTATAGACTTTTTTTTAAGCTCTGACGATTTAACTTCATTTCGAAAGATTTCTAAAGAAAAAAGCCTAAATGTTGAAAATCATATTAGTATAAAGCTTTTACCCATACCTGAAATTGTTTCTGCTTATAGAGGCTACGACTTAGACAAGTTAGGAAATCCTATTGATGATTTAATTTATGGTGACATTGAAAACTTGTCTACTATAAAAAGTAGAATAGCACGTGAGCTTGTAGTATACCTTTATACAGGCAATACAAATTTAAATTGGAGTAAATTTAACAAGTATAAAAGCATATTAATGGATAGCACAAAGTCTGAATCAGTTAATAATTATTCTGAGTTTTTTAATGACCTTGTATTTTTAGGAATGAATGAAAATGATTATTTTAAAAAAAGTTTTAGATATGACAAAAATGAATTATTAAGCTTGCAAAACATTGATGAAGTATATCTAAATTCTTCTATTATAGTCTCAAGTATAGAAGAAGAATTTAATAAAAAATATTATGATTTTTCTTTGTCGAACAAAGAAGTTTTTATAGAAAACTCGCCTTTTAGCGTTTTATTTCAAAATAACAGTTACTTATCCGAAGACAATGTTTATAAACCTAGAGAAATAAAAATTGTCAAGAATGAAAGTGTAAGTGATATAAAAATAAACATTACAAATCTAAAAAACATTTATAGTATAGATCAAATAAAAGAAGCAAGATATTATGTTAGATGCTCACTTCACTTTTTAATGAAAAAAGACGAAGAAGAACTAAACAGTTTATTGACTGATAATACTGATTTTGTAACGACATTTTTTAGTGGAAAAAATTGCATGACTTATAGTTCAAAATACGTTGATAAAAATGCTGCTAGTTTTTCAAATTTAAAAAATGAAATAGATATATCAAAAATACAGTGTTCTATAGAAAATGATAATATATATTTAGTCATTAATGATGATACAAACGACTTAGATGTATGTAATTTAAATTATAGCTTTTTTGCAAGTTTTTTTGACTTTTGTAATAACAACAGTATAAATCATTTATTAAAGCCATTGCTAAGATTTAGCGTAGGTTTTAAAGTCCCGCAATCTGATGATTTTATTTTTGGTGTATTTAATCATAGTATACCTTATATTAATCTTAATGATAAAAAACTGTTACTAGATGATTTAAGTAAAATTGACACGCTAATAGTTACATAATATAAAAGAGGTTTTAAAATGACTTTACCAACAAATATAGGATTAGGATCAAACAGCGGAATTAGTATAGACAACAATATTTCAGCTGAAGTGCAAATTCAAAATAATCAAGATGTACGTAATTCTGGTCTTAATGTTGACAATAGTGTGTCTTTAAAGGATTTAATTAATTCTAATAACTTAAAAATTGACACAGATGAAGTTGCAGTAAATAATTTCATATCAGGCAAAAATTCTCCTGCAAATAAAAATGTTGAACTTGATTTAGTTTTCAGCCTAGAAAACAATAAAAACAATTTCTTAAGCAATGAAGTTCTGCAAAATATTAAAAACTATAATTTAGATATTATCAGTAATTTTTATGAAAACATTGAAAATAAAGCTTCTATGCTTCTTTCTCTTAACAACAATGAAGAAAGTTATTTTTCTAATTTTTACAATACAATATCAAATTTCAATACACTTAAAGGTAAGATTAGTGAAGCAATATTAGAAAAATCAGAAAAAGTTAAAACCAATAACTTTGAAAACATACTAAAAAATTATATTTCATCTTCTAGCAACTCAGAACTTTTTAATTTATTGACTAGCAGTTTTGCTATTAATTCTGTAAAAGAAAATAATGAAAAAACTGCTAAAGTTTTAAATAACGTTTTGACTTACGATAGAGTACAAAAAATATTTCCTGCTCAAATTAATGCGGGCAAATTTATTAAAAAACACTGTCTTTTCGAAGCAAATATTTCAAGAGACTACGAGAGTAAAGAAATAAGAAGTATAATAAACGATGTTAATGTTCAAAACATAGTTACTATGATTAGAAACTTATACTTTATGTCTCCAAACTCTATGACTGGAAACTATTTGAAAGAAGAAAAATTTAATTTTCTTGACATGTCAAAAGAAAATTTAAGAATATACACTTCAGAATTTGATGATATTGATTATTTCAACTTTATTAATGAAAACGACAACGTTGACTTTGAAAGCTTTTTAGACAGAAATACTTTTAAACAAGTAAAAGAGAACGAGCTAACTTATTCTAGAAGCATCACTTTAAATTCTTCTATAGATGAAGCTTTAGGTAAGCAGCATATAGTCAGCAACATTAAAAGCTATGTTAATGATGTTATGATTGAAAATTTTAAAAATGTTAATCACATAAAAACTACAAACTATTCTAATCTTGGTCTTTTTCCTCCAAACAGCGTTGTAGCTGCTTTAGAGCTTAATAAAATTTTTACTGGTGACTTTTTTGAAGTAAATCTAGAAAAATATGATGTTCTTAAAGATGTTGGAATACAAGACTTAATTTCTTTTATGCTTTTTGGCAACTCTGCTAATAATACTGATAATTTTGCTAATAGACTCTTTAAAGAAAATTATCTTAAACGTAGTAATGAAATTATTTATAGATTTAAAAGTCCTATTACTAGATATCAAAACAACAGTAGCTCTAGAAACAACAAAGGAACAATAATATCTTCTGACAGATTTAATTTAGATGATTCTAGCTTGCATTATATAAATGATCTATATACTAAAAGCATGATTGATAACTTTGTTAAAAAACAAAAGCTAAACTTTTTAAAAAATAGTGATGTAGACTTACAATTCTCAAGAGAAGTTATAGAAAATATAAAGAAGTCTAGAATAAACAAAAAACTTGTTGCATACTGTAAAGAAGATAAACAAAACTTGTCTGCATTAAATACAGACAATCAATTATTTAAATTGTTTTTTACTGAAGATACTGAAGATGAAAATATTTTTTATAGTCACGCTGATATAGTTTCTAATCATAGTGTTGAAGATGCTATTTTTAAAGGCTTGGATAACATGAAGTCATTAGAAATAGAGCCTAATGAAGACTACATTTTAATTAGTAATAATATTAAAAAAATTATTTCACTTTACTATCAAAATAATAATTTTTTTAGTTCTAGCTTGTTTTTTAAAAACATATTAAAAAGTATGTTAGATGAAATAGATGTAATCGAAGATATAGATTACGAAGAAAACAATCTGACTCAGGCTTTGTATTTTAATTACTTCAAAAAAGATTTTAATGAAGACACTCAAGCAAAAAAAGTTATAGCAGAGAGATTTTTAAAAAAAGCTGTGCAACTTGATTCTATATCTTCTTCAGCATTTAAAAGAAATAGAAGCTTAGAAAGCTTCAGATACATGCATGAGAGCGTAATAGAGGATGACTTTGATAGTGATTCAAAAGAAAGCGTAAAAAGCTATATTGATCAAGTTCTCAGCACATCAGAAAATCTTAAAAAAATTAAATCTTCAGTTTTTTCTCATAAGAATATTAAAAATTTAAGCATGCTATCAGACTATAAAAGAATTAGTAATTCACAAATAGTAAATAATGGCTACTCTTCTGAATTTGGTACAAATTTATACGCAGTTTCTTCAATTTTAAATTTAAATCTTATTCCTAACTATTGTTTATTATATAATTTTAAGTCAAGTGGTATCTTTGAAGAAGATGCAAAAGTAAGTTATATTATAGAAAATAAAAATAAAGTTTTAGAAAATATTACTTTTGGTGACTTAAATCAAGAATCAGGTGAAAGAGAAATAAAAAGCACATCATACTTTGTTGACAGATCAATACAAAAATTTGATGTTACAAAGTCACAAGATATTTTGGTAAAAGTTTCTCCTAGACTGTGCATAAACGACAAAAACAGAGAAGATCATGAGTTTCCTCATATTACAATAAAAGATAATTTTGAAAAAATATTTATAAACGAAAACTACTCAAAGTTTGCTTTCGGTAAAGTAATTGATATAATACAGGACATGCTAAGAATGTCTGTAAAAGACTACTTGAAACTATCTATAAGTTCTGAAGGTGATATTGACAGTATTGTTTCTAAAAATCCTAGTTTAATAGACGAAGTTGTAAGCTTACTTGAATTGTACTCAGAATTTTATCTAATTTATACTTCTAGAATTCAAAGATTGCAATCTTTGAAAATATTTAAATGGCAAAAAAAAGAAATATTTAATTCTGTATTTGTCAATGGAACTAACAACTCTTTTCCTTTAAACGGTATTATATCAAATCACTCTAGTGTGTTCTCTAAATTTAAAGACGCAATGGATCTAGACAACAATGACAATATTACTATAATAGAAAAAGAAGAAGTAATAGAATGCTTTAAAGATTTACAGGATTTAGTAATAGAATTCAATCAAAACCCTAATACTTATCTAGAAGATAATTTGACTGAGTATGATTCAGCAAACTACAAGACACATATAACTTACCTTTGTAAAAATATCATGCACAGTCTTTATTTGTCTGACTTTGCTCAAGCTTTTAACTTTGACTTGGTTAATGGTTTTTTAAATCATCAAAACAAAATTATTACATTAGATAGAAATGAAGTTAGTTCAAGTAATCTTTTTAGTGAGCTATCAAATGTTTCTGAAGACTTTGCAGAAGATCTTGAATTAAATTTTTATAATTCTTTTTATCTAAACAGACTTTCAAAAGTTATAAGTTTTATTTCACTTAAAAACAATATTAATTACAAGTATATTGATGATTGTTATAAAAAGTTAGGAAACAAGCTTCACAAGAACAAAAACATTTTTGAAAAAATAAAAAACCACAAAATAGATATGGCAAGTAATTTAGGAAGTAAAATAGAGAATATATATAATTTACAAAACTATACATTCTTTGATAGAAAAGAAGACTTCTTAAACTCTAGCTTTAAAACTTTTGCTTTAAACAACGATAGATTAAAAAATAAAAACAGTAAGTCTTTAATAAAAATAAAAGTATCATTATTAGACAAGTCTAACTTAAATAGATTGTATTTGCCTAAATTATATTTATTTTCACCTTTAATTACAGGTACTAATTACTTAACACAAGAAATTCTTAATGAAAACAATATAACATCTAGCATAAAAAAGATTGGCTTTTTTGATGAAAGAAACAGTCTTTTAAATAGAACAAATATTCAAGATATTGAAAGCATGTTAAATGGAGATGTTTTTGATTTAAAAAATAATTTAAAAAACAAGTTTTCAAAAATTAACAGTAATGAAGTTGATTTATTATATAAATATTTAATAAGCTGCCATGTCAGCTCTTCTGAGATATCTGATATTTTAAAGTATTGTTATTCTTTAAATGTTTCAAAGGATATTTATAAGTCAAGAATAAGTGAGGAAACATTTTTGCTAGTAGAGAACTTATCAGATAGACAATTCTTTGATGTATTTAATGCTAAAAAAAATGATATACTAGAGAAAATTGTATTAGACATAGATACAAATACTTATATATTACCTAAAAGAAGTAATATTATTGAAGAAAAATGCTTAGTTTACGATACGTTAACAAAATTAGAAAATATGGCTTCATTATCTGAGATTGAAGACATTAAAGACGAATTATATTATGACTTCTATAATATAGCTATTAATCCTACACAGTTTTACTTTATTGATAGCAATTCTGATAGAGCTTTAGAAGATGAGTTTATTATAAAAGATGATCAAATAAAGCAAATAGAAAAAGTATTTGCAAAAATAAATAATTTAGATAATTTTAACAGTTCAAATACAGTTTTTAAGAAAAGCACAATGTCAATTGACAATTTTGACATAATTTTTGAAATCGAGGTTTTGTAATGACTAACTTATTATTAAGTAATTCACCTGATTTTTATTTAGACATAGATACTAATTTTATATACAATCTATACAACGAAAATGAAACTCAAATTGACGATAGCATTATAATAAGCAATAATAACAACTTTTACAAAGCTATAGAATTAAAAGTAAAAGCAAGAACAAAATACAACAAAAGAGTTTTAAAGTTTTATGAGAGCATATCAATAGCAGATTTCAAGCTTCTTAATAATAAAAACTTAAATATAGATACTTTGTTTTATTTTAATCACGTTCATAAGTTAGATGAAAACTTAATAAATTTAAATTATGATACAGACACAGATAGTATTCAAGCAATTAATGATTACTACAACATAAATAATAATAAATTCGAATTAGCAAAAAAATTCATAGAAGCAAACAAGAAAATAAGTGTTAACAAAAATTTTGAAAAAGAATTTTTAAACTTAAATTATTCTAATGACTTTTTTACTAATAGTAATAATTCTAATTACAACTTTTACAGAAACTTTCTTGATAAAACAATAATTGATTTCGGTAAAGACATTAAAGAAGTAGTACTAAATAAAAATTTTAATGTTTATAGAAAAAAGTCAGTTTATCAATCAAATAACGACTTTACACCTTATTATATAAACATAGGATTTTTAATAGAAAAGTACGTAAAAAATCAGAATGACTATAAAAAATCAACTTCTTATTTTAAGTACAACATGCAGAATGAAACAATTCCTAGATTAAGTAGAGGATTAAAAGATCATACTATTGATTATAGTTTTACTATAAAAGATAATGCAGTAAAGTATGGTAGTACATACAAATATGTTGTCTATCCAGTATTTGTAACAAGTTTACCTTCTAGACTTGATTACCATACACTTGACGAATTTATAGTATGCGATTTTCCATACATAACAAAAGACATTGAATGTAAAGAAACGATTAGACCAATACCTCCATCTCAAATTTACTTTAAGTACATAAAGAGTCAGGACAATGTCAAGTTAGAGTGGTCAATACCATTAGAAGAACAAGGTGATGTGAAAGGATATCAGATTTTTAAAAGACATAGTCTTGAAGATCCTTTTGTCTTAATAAGACAGCTAGAATTTCATAACAAAAATGACTTATATTCTAGAAATGAAAATGTAAGTGAGTCTATTGTTGAAATTTTAGAAAGAGAAGGCGATACTTTTTACTATGACAATAGTTTCAAAAAAGAAAAGACGCAAATATATGCTATATGCTCAATTGATGCACACGGATTTGTATCAAATTATTCTTCACAGTATGCAGTAAGATATAATAGCTACAAAAAAAGCTGTGAAATTGATCTTATAAGTACAGAAGGTGCTCCTTTACATATGCCGAATTTAATGATACCTAGAAAAACAAAGTTCTATGAAAATGAAGATTATATTGTCAACAATATTCCTATTGAAGAAAAAGTTAAAAAATTTACTTTGTATGTAACACCTGAGTATAACAAGTTAGGAACAGGTGAATCAGTTTACAGGACAGTGCTTGGAGACAATTATAAATTAAGCATATTTAAGTTAGAAAATTCTGATGTGTATACTGAAGATATACAGATAAAAAACTTTAATAACGAAAATTTTATTTAACCTTTAATTTACTTAGATTATATTTATAAACACTAGAAAGGCGCCTATAATATGGGATTTTTAAATCACAGCACAAACAATATTATAATAGATGCAGTACTAACTGAACGTGGTAGAGAACTTTTAGCAAGAAACGATGGTAGTTTTAATATTTCGTCGTTTGTTTTTGGCGATGATGAGGTCGACTACTCTATTATAAAAAAATACGGATTAACAATCGGAAAAGAAAAAATAGAAAAGAATACGCCTGTTTTTGAAGCAAACCCTAACGAAAACATTGCAATTAAACATTCACTTATCTCTTTTCCTAATCCTTTAACAAGGTTAACTCAGATTCCAACTTTAAAATGGTCAAATAGATCAACATCTGAAAGTAAAGTCGACTTATTTGACACAAGAGCTTCGGAAACTGATACTAGTAGTGTAGGTGTTACTAAAAAAATTATAATTAAAAATAGCATTACAGGGACAGTTGAAGGTCTTTTAGATGAAAACATAACTGATTCTTCATTTTTTGTTAAAGTCCATGGCTCTTTACTTAAAATTTCAGGAGAAGAAGTTGAAGACACTGATATTAATGGTATTGATACATATTCTATTAAAACAGACACAGCTGACGATTTTGAGTGGAGCAATCAAGTTCAAGGAATTTTTACTGTATTTTCAAATGGTGTAGTTTCATCATCTGACTTTGAAAAATTTGCATCGATAAGTAATGCAAACAAAATCAATACTTCGATTCAAGTAATAGGTGCTTCTTCTGGCGCAACTTTAGTAATTCCTGTTACAATTTCAAAGAGATCAACAACTTAATAGAAAGAAATAACACATGTCAGAATTATCAGGTTCATTTATATCAATAGATGAAAGCAATAAAAACACTAGCAAGTCATCAATACAACAATTAGTAGATATTGTTCAATCAGATATTGCTAGCATTAGTAGTACTACTAGAAAGTCATATGAAGTATTTGTAAGTGGAGGAATAAATTTACACCCTATTACTAGTTCATTATATCAGACAGTATTTGACCAAGATTTTACATTAGGAACTGCAAACCCTTTGTTTGACATAACTATGGGTTCATTAGAAGAAGTTTCACAAAATGCACAAGGAGAAACTATTGCAACAGTCAACGGTATTAGCGCTTCTTATGATGCAGGAGGAAAACTAACAGGATTTGGTAACGATACTGCAATGATGCGTGAAAAAGTCAACGTTTACAAACAGTTTGCACAAAACCTCTTAGGTGACTCAAATGAAGCTTTTGTTTCTCCTCATGGAGAAATACCTCCTGATACACCTTCAGCAGACCCTGCAATTGCAATAAAAGAAGCAAAGAGCATCAAGGGTGCTGTTTTTTTATGTTTTAGAAGGCTTTTTACTAGAGATAATATATTTAAAGGATCTTACGGTATAAAGCTTCACAAGAAAGCTTCTCTTTTATACTCTGATTTTGTAAGCACAGATGCTAGTAATAGACAGACTGGAACTTCGATTTCAAACATTAACATACAAGCTGATTTAAATTCAACTGATGGTAATACTGCTTCAATATACGATGATAGAATATCTACTACAAACATGTCAGTTAGTCCTATTGCTGGTGAAGTTTCTACTCTAATGGATTCTAATTCAAATCCAATTGGTCTAGTTTATTATGATAGCGGGATTATTGTTTTGGACGTCGAAAGAGCTTTTGATTCAGATCAAATTATTAGAGGCTTAATTGACTCTACTAGACAGAATTCTGTTACTTATCCTAGTGGAGATACTACAGAATATGACGGGCCTTTTTATGTTTATGGTTCAACTGTAGCAGATGGAGCTGGTTATTTTTATCCAGTATACACTTCTGATTTTGATGGTAGTAATTCAGAACCTTTTACGGACTTGCAAGTTTTAGATAAAGATAACAATGCTGTAAATGTTGGTGCTGTTCAATTTTATCACAATGCTAGCACTTCAACTAGAGGAAGTGCCGTAAGACCTACAAGTGGAGAAGCTTTGTTTGTTCCTAACTTGAGTGATGTATATTACTCAAGCGAGTTAGTCAAACAATTTTCTGCAGGAGATGGAAAATCGCAAATCAATGAGAGCTTTTACCCGGGACTTTGGACAAAAGGTACAGTTGATGATGTATTAGATCATGTCTGCACTACTAGATTTGGTAGAGGCAATCTTTCAGCTATTTCTTTTAGAAATGAAACAGTAATAAATTCTAGTCTTATATTCTGCAGAGCAGCACCTTCCCAGTTAAATTACTCTACTAATCCTACTTATAAAGATTCAGATGGAAATATTGTTGCTTTAAATTCTAACAATGAGCCTTTTAGTTTTGTAACAACTGTAGGCCTTTATGATGCTGATAGGTTTTTGTTAGCTGTAGCAAAAACCTCTAGACCTATAGAGAAAAACCCAGAAACTGATCTTTCTATAAGAATTAGATTGGATTACTAAGGTGGACTTATGACGTTTGTGCCTTTAACTCAAAAAAACTTTGTTGTCAATAAAATAAATAATACCATTAAAATAGATTATAAAGACTCTGATATACAAACTCATGTATGTGATAAGTCTATTGATTCAAAAAGCTTAATTAATTTAAATAATTTTGTTGGTATAACAAACAAAGAATGCAACGTTTTAGATACAGACGCTGAAGCAAATTCAAAAAAAAATAGGATTAAATCTTTCTATTCAAGTGTTTCAAATAATGAAATGTCTGCCGAAGAATATTTCGAAGCAAAGTCTTCGCTTAATGATAACAGCATTTTTAATGATAATATAAAAGAGTTTAATTTTAAAAATTATTTTAAAGTAGAAAGAATTGATCAGAAATTTCTACCAAATAGCTTTGAACTTCAAAAAAAAAATATTGTTAAAAACAGTTTATATAAAGACTATAGCGAAAACTATTCTCTAGACTTTTATAAAGATCTAAGAAAAGGTTTTTGCAATTACAATTCTATCAACTTTTTCTCTCAAAGACTAGATCCTCAGATTAATCATACTAATTGTTTAATTTGGCCAAATCCATATGCTGACAATAAGCATCTTTACGATGTGTATAATAATAATTTAACTTTTTCTTTTTATTTAAATTTAAGAAAAAACTACAGTACACATAATCAACCTGAATGTATTTTACATGTACCAAGGCTTTTAAGCCTTTACACAGTAAGAAGTATAAATGCTTCTAACGGTCACAGAATTTGTGTAGTTTTAGGTGACAACGCATCAAAAAAATTAAAAGATTTAAAACCATCAATATTTAATTCTTCAAATAAAAATATTGATAATCAATTAGGTACTTATATTTCTTCTGATTTAAACTTAATTAATAATAGATGGTATAATATATGTATTGCATTAAATAAAAACGTAGATAATTCTCGAGAAATTGAAGTATTTATTGACGGAGTTTCTGTTGACAAAATAGACTTAGAATTTCAGAATTCTGTAGATTTAAATCATGATAGCTATATTTGTTTAGGAAATAAGCCTGATTATCTAAACAATTCAGATAACACATATAAGGATGACTATAACAAGATATTTTATCAATTTTTTGGAGCAAAGTATAACAACGAAAAACCAGTTTCAGGACCTTCAATAGTCAAAGATTTAAGTTTAGGTAAGAGCAGTTGGGAAGAAACTGGTCAGTACAACATAGAAGACATCATAATCAATAATAATGCAGTTAACTTTGAAGAAGCAATTCAATTAAATTCTGAGTCTTTCCATGGAGAAATACATGATTTAAGAATATATACTCAAAACATAAACGAGGAAAAACTAGAAAATATTTGCAACAATACTATTGATAATGTTAGTAAAGAAATAGAAGACTTTAATCTTTGCTTTTATATACCTAATTTCTATATAAGTGATTATGTTTTTAAAAGAACAATGGTTAACGCTAGTAATGAAAAAATGAACACTTACTTTTCATGCTTATATAACCCATATTTGTCAAATACGTGTGGTGGTTTAGAAGTCTCGAGTGAATCTTTCTTGTTAGACTTTGTTAATTTAACAAAGCCAAACGTAGTAATAGGCGGTGCAGAATATATTAATACTCACGATGATAATTCAAGTAACAGTATGTCTTCTTTAGTTAGTACAACTAATGATATTAGTGATATAAGGAAAGGAATATTAGCTAGCAGAATATACAATAAAAATATTTCTGATATTTCACATGAGTTCTTTAGTGTAAACAAAAATAACAATCTTACGTATAGAAATTTATTGCTATTACCTAATGACAATGGAATTCCTAAAGTTAATTTTAATATAATTAATGATCTTTCTAGTGAAATCAATAGATCTAAAAATGTTTATGATATAACAGATTATCATATTAGTACTGATAATGTTATAGATGATAATTTACACTATACAGACTTAAATCATAGTTTAATATTAGATGATAATAGTTTAAGTTTTGAAATTAATTTAGCTAATAATATAAATTATGATTTTATATTTACAAACGATTTACTCTATAATGTAAGTAACATAGTATATCATGATATTAGACTCAACAACATGTCAGAATTAAATATAAGTAACAATCTTTTTATTAACAAAGTAGACAAAGTTAGAAATTATTATAGTTTTAGTGATTCAAATCCTGTATTAAGAGATTATAAGCATAGTCCTTTAAGTTTTAATTTAAATAATATAAGTACTATTAAAGAGCAAGATACTTATATTAGTGATACAAAAATAACATATTTAAACCTTTTATTACCTTACTCATCAACTAACCTTGATTATGACTGTATATTTATTAATATCTTTGATGTTTCTAGTAAATTGTACAACAAAAAATTAAATAAAAATTCAATATTACTTTCAGATGACAGCATATCATCAACAAACAATAATGTTTCACTTATCTTTAAAGATGACGGTTATGGTTCTATGTACAGAGCTGATTGTTTGACAAAGCATGCAGTATGGAACTACGTAGGTCATTCATTTTACAAAGAAGGAATTATAGTTTTAAATAGACCTGAGCTTTCATATTTTGGTCAAGAAGATTATAGCTTAAGTTTTGAAACTGACTTTTCTATGTATGTTCATGAAATAAACATACCAGCTGAAGCAGGTTTATTAAACAAGTCTAATAATAAAACATATAATCCAGATCTAAGACAAGATCAAAGTGCATTTAATTCTGAAAGTTCTTTTGTTTATATTACTGATATAAATCTACATGATGAAAATTTAAATATAATAGCTCGAGCTAAATTAGCTAGACCTGCGCCTAAGAAAAACGAAGACAGCATTTTGTTTAAATTAAAAATGGATTATTAATAATGCAAAGTTACTGTTTAGGTTTAGATATATCTACTTCTATTATTGGAATATCAATATTTGAAAATAAAAAAATGAAAGATCTTTTTTATATAGATCTTACAAAGACTAAGTGTATGTTTGATAAAGCAAAAAATTACAGGCTTTTTTTAGAAGAGAAGCTTAAACTTTTCAATATAGAAAACATCTACGTAGAAGATACATTACAGTCATTTGCTAGAGGTCTATCTTCAGCAAAAACTCTTATGACATTAGCAAAATTTAACGGTGTTATTTCTAACATTACATTTGAACTAACTGGAATCAAACCTGAGTTTATAAATGTTAATGTTGCTAGAAAAACATTAGGGATTAAAATAGATAAGAGCATTGATAAAGACAAAAAAGAACAAGTTATGGACTGGGTTGCTTCTGACATTGGTCACTACGATTGGCCTACTAAAACTATTTCACGAGGTAAAAATAAAGGGCTTGTAAAATATGAAAAATTTTGTTATGATATAGCTGACGCATATGTGATATGTAAAGCAGGTATTATAATAAATGAGCAAAATATCAAATAGACTAGATTTTATAGATAAACATATTCAAAACTATACAGTTTCAAAAGACGGAGTTAACTTAAATATTTGGTGCCCTTTTTGTAAAGATTCAAATAGAAATAAATTAAAAATGGTGATTCATTTAGAAAAATGCTTTTATCATTGTTGGGTTTGTGATAAAAAAGGTTCGAACGTATCTTATCTTTTTTCTAAAATTAGTAGAAATATTTCTGAACTATCTAAAGCAGTTTTCTTAAACAGAAAAGCAAAAATTAGTATATTTGATGAAGAAATAGAGGAAGAAAATATAGAACCAGTAAACTTACCAGAAGGTTTTAGGTTCTTCATTCAAGACTTTAATCTTTCAGACCCTAATGTTAGAGACGTTTTTAAATACGCAAAAAACAGAGGAATAGATAAACATAAACTTCACATATTAAGAGCAGGCTATTCTTTAAATAGCAGTTTATGCAGATATCTTATTCTTCCGTCATATGACAAAAAAGGAGAGTTAAACTTCTATGTTTCTAGAAATATAGATTCTGATACTACATGTTCATTTAAATATAAAAATGCACATGTGCCTAAAAAATCTATTATATTTAATGAAATCAATATAGACTGGAGCTTGCCTTTAACAATCGTTGAAGGTCCACTTGATCTCATTAAGACAAATGATAACGCAACATGTTTACTAGGATCAGCTTTAAATGAAGATATGAAGCTGTTTCAAGAAATAGTAAAAAATAAAACTAAAGTTAACTTAGCACTTGATAGCGATGTATATCATAAAACAGTTCGAATTGCAAAGTTATTAAGTAGCTACGATATCAATGTTGATATTTTAGATACTAGAGGTAGTGAAGACGTTGGTGATATGTCAAAAGAAAAGTTCAGTGAAATTCTAGATAATTCTAAATCTTTTAGCGAAAACGACACTTTGCTAGCAAAAATAAGATCTTTATAAAAGGACTAAAAATGTTTAAATGTGCACATATAAGTGATGTACACTTCAGAAGTCTTAAAAGACACGACGAATATAAAACTGTTTTTGAAAAAGTATTCAATAGTCTTAGAGACATAAAAGACTTAGACGCAATATTTATTGGCGGTGATATTGTTCATTCTAAGACACAAGGTATTACGCCAGAGTTAATTGACATTCTTAACTGGTGGTTTACATCAATATCTAATATAGCACCAACGTACGTTATTTTAGGTAACCATGACGGCTTGATTTTAAATGAAAACAGGCAAGATGCTATAACGCCTATAATAAATGCTCTAAATAATAAAAATATATTTTTATATAAACAAAGTGGTGTTTATCCTTTAGCAGTAAATAAAACTGGATTAAAAATAAACTGGTGCATATTTTCTTGTTTTGATGAAAAAAATTGGTCAAATGTAAAACCAGTTGATAATGAAATAAATATTGCATGTTTTCATGGTGCAGTAGCTGGTTCTAAAACTGATGTCGACTGGGAACTTGAAGGTGAAGTTCACTCTACTTTTTTTATTGATTTTGATTTTGGGTTTTTAGGTGATATACACAAAAAGCAGTATTTAGACTCAGAAAAAAGAATAGCTTATCCAGGAAGCACAATTCAACAAAATTACGGAGAAGATATAACAAAAGGCTTTTTAGTTTGGGAAATAAAAAGTAAAAATGATTTTAAATCTAGGTTTATTAGAGTTGAAAACCCATGTCCTTTTTTAACTTTAGACTGGAGAGGAAACATTGAAGAAACAATACTTTTTGCTTCAAAAGTTAAAAAAGGTGTTAGATTTAGAGTAAGATCAGATAAAAGCATATCTCAGGCTGAAATAAAGCTTATACATCACTATTTAAAAAATGAAAAATGCGCAAAAGAAATTGTATATCAAGTAAACAGTACAAAAAACAATAAAAGCATCGAATTGTGCGGAAATTCTCAACAAAGTCTTAACATAAGAAAAAAGTCTGATAGAAAAACTTTAATTAACGACTATTTTGAAAAAATTGACGAAAATACAGTTGAAAAAATTGACGAAATATTTATAAAGACACTTGATAAAATACCTCAAAATTTAAAAGATGTTTTTGGGCAAAAGTGGTCTATTAATTCATTAGAATTTGACAATACTTTTTCTTATGGTAAAAACAATTATATAAATTTTGATAATATGAACGGTATTATTGGTCTATTTGGAAACAATAGATCAGGAAAGTCATCAATACCTGGGACTTTAATGTACAATTTGTTTAATACTACTGATAGAGGCTCACTTAGAAATCAAGACATTGTAAACATTAGAAAAGGTTCATGCAGATCAGAAGCAAAAATCACTATTGGCACTAAGCAATATACTATTGTTAGAGAAACTACCAAGAAAACAAATAAAAGAAAAGAAATATCTGCAACTACTTCGCTTAAACTTACTTCATTCAATGATTTAGTTGATGAAACAGAAGAACAAAGAAGAGAAACAGAAAAAATACTTAAAAAGCTCATTGGCAGCTCAGAGGACTTTCTTTACACATCTTTTGCATCTCAAGGAGACATTAACACTTTTATAAAGGAAAAAAACAGCGCTAGAAAATCAATTCTTTCTAAGTTTTTAAATATTCAAATATACGAAGAGCTATATAAACAATCTCGAGACGAATATTCAATGCTTAAATCTTTACTCGGAAGCAAAGAAGAAAAAGATTGGAGCGTGATAACTTTAGAAAAATCTAACTTTATAGACTCAGACAAACTTTTGATCGATAAAAAGCAAGATGAAATTTCAAAAGATAGAAAAGAACTAGTAAGTTTAAACGTAGATCTAGAAAATTTAAGAAGAAACAACAAAAAACATGCTTCAGGGCATAATATAGTATCAGCTAAAAAAGAAAAGTTGTACTTAGAAAGTAAACTAGAAGATCTTACTATAAAAAGAAGTAATTTTTCTAAAAAAAGAGAAGATACAATAAACGCGCTAGATAAAATTGAAGCTTTTAAGGAAAGCTTTTCTATAGATGATCTTAATGCTGAAAAAGAAAGACTAAGCCTTTTAGAGAAAAAGTTAAATGTTTTTAAGTCAACACTATCAGAAGCTAATAAAAACAAAAACAATATTGAAAATGAAATAAAAATACTTGATCAAGTACCATGCGGAAACATGTTTAAAACTTGCAAGTTTATTGTTAAAGCTCATGATCAAAAAGATAAGATAGAAGAAGTAAAAAATGAAATAGTTGATTTAGAATCAAATGTTTTAGAATTAAACAATATTGTTAGAAGACTACAAGACACTCAAATAAATGAAAAAATAATTAAGTTTGAAAATATTTTAAATAAAGAGTATAAGTTAAAATTAGATCTTGAAAGCATTAATACTAAAGATGAGTTTAATAACAAATCAATAAGCTCTGTTTTAACTAAAATAGAAAATATTAATACAATATTAAAAGAAATTGAAAACCTAAACTTACAGCAATCTGTTAACAAAGAAAATACAATTCAGGATAATATTAAAGAAATACAAAGAAATATAAGCAATAACGAAGTTGAAGTTTTAAATTTAAATAAAAATATATTTTCTCTTGAGCAACAGATAAAAAACATAGAAATAGAAAAATCAGAATATTATAAATTAATTGAAGAATTTAGAATAAATGATATATTTTCAACTTTGGTATCTAAAAAAGGAATACCTACTATGTTAATTAATTCTTACCTACCAAAGATAAATCAAGAAATAAACTCTATTTTAAGTGGAGTTACTTCTTTTAAGATTTATTTAGAAGAAGAAGAAAAAAATAATAATCTAAATGTTTATATTGATTACGGCGACTCAAAAAGAATTATAGAATGTGCAAGTGGAATGGAAAAAATGATGGCTTCAATAGCAATAAGAGTAGCTTTTATTAATATATCTTCTTTAGCAAAATCTGATATTTTCATTATTGATGAAGGATTTGGCGCGTTAGATGATACAAACATTGAAGCATGCAGCAGATTATTAAATAGTTTAAAAAAATATTTTAAGTCTATAATGATAATATCACATATTGATGCAATAAAAGATATTGTAGACAAAAACATAGAGATTAGTATTGATGGTAATGACGCTTATGTTAGATTTGAATAAAAAATGGAATAAGATTGACAATGAAAACGAGGAATTAGTAGTAGGCAACATTATTTTTAAAAGGCCTATTGAATTTAATTATTGTAGCCCTTATTGTAAATCTTGCGGCGAAATTGTTGCAACTATAGATGATGCTGACATGATTAAAAAAGAAGACGTTTGTGAAACATGTTACATAACATATTATTATACTAATAAAGAAAAATGGAAACATGGCTGGCGCCCTAACAAAAAAACTGTCAACAAGTGATAATTATTAAGTATAGAAAAAGGTATATATTATGGATTATGATTTAGTAGCAAATATAGGGACAGCTATCGACAACGTTTACAATAGCTATGCAGAAGACTCTTCTAGACGAACTGTTGCAAAGTTAGCAGGAGAACAATTAGTTGTTGAATTTAGAACTATTTTAACTGTTGCAAAAGATAGAGAACTAGAGCACCAAATGACAATGATAAAGTCAGAGTCAAAACAAATGATTGACACCAGGGTTAAGTCTATAAAAGACTGTTTTAAAGAGAGTGCTGGAAGAGCTTTAAAACTAAAAAAAATAAACGACTATGATAGAATTGAAACTTTAACTGTAAGTCCTTATAGTCCTATAAGAACTCTAAAGTATACTTTTGTGGTAAATTATGAGGTTAAATAATGCCTAAAAAGATGTCTAGACAGTCGCAGGTAACTGAAATTATTAAATGTGGTAAAGATCCTGTTTATTTTATGAACAAGTACTTGAAAATCCAGCATCCAATGCGTGGATTAATACCTTTTGCAACATTTCCGTTTCAAGATGACTGTGTTAAAGACTTTAATGATAATAGATTTAATATTATTCTTAAGTCTAGACAGCTTGGATTATCGACTTTAGTAGCAGCATATTCAGTATGGCAAGCTATTTTTTATAAAGAAAAAAACATTTTGATTATTGCTACAAAATTAGCAGTTGCTCAAAACTTTATAAGAAAAGTCAAAACTTATATAAAAAGTATGCCTAAGTGGCTTCTTGTGCCTATTATAACAGCAAACAACAAACAGCAGGTTGAATTCTCAAACGGATCACAAATAAAAGCAGTACCTACTTCAGAAGATGCAGGTAGATCTGAAGCATTGTCTTTACTGATTGTAGATGAGGCAGCTTTTGTTAGAAACTTTGATGAGTTGTGGATGGGACTTTATCCTACACTATCAACAGGTGGACGTGCTATTTTATTGTCAACACCTAACGGAGTTGGCGGACAATATCATGAGATTTATACAAAAGCTGAAAGAAAAGAAAACAAGTTCAATCCTATAAAGTTAATGTGGGATGTGCATCCTGAACGTGGTGATGAGTGGTTTGAAAAAGAAACTAAAAATATGTCACAAAGGCAAGTAGCACAAGAGCTACTTTGCGACTTTGCATCATCTGGAGACACGTTTTTAACTAGTGAAGTTTTAGATAAAATTAGAATGACAACTTCTCAGCCTATAGAAAAAAGTGGACCTCAATATAATGTTTGGTATTGGGAATATCCTGTTGAAGGAAACAACTACATACTATCAGCAGATATTGCAAGAGGAGATAGTGGTGATTATTCTACTTTTCACATAATAAATTGTGCTACAAATTCAGTATCTGTTGAGTTTAAAGGAAAAATAACTCCTGATCACTTTGCTTCCTTAATTTATGATGTTGCAAAAAGATTTAATAATGCACAGATTTGCCCAGAAAATAATGCATATGGATATTCAGTATTGTCAAAATTAGCTGAGCTAGCTTATAAAAATATATATTTTGCATCAGAAAAACAAAAATATGCCTATCTTTACGGAGAAGGAGGTAATATAGGAAAAGCTGGTTTCAATACAAACAAAGAAAGCAGAGAATTAATTTTAGCAAATTTTGAAGAATCTTTAAGAAACGGTCGTATAAAAACTAGATCACAAAGACTCTTTTCAGAATTAAAAACTTTTGTATGGAATGGTAAGAAAGCATCTGCTATGAAAGGATATAATGATGATTTAGTTATGTCTTTAGCAATTGGTTGTTGGCTTTTGGACAGCAATTCAAGTACTTATAACGTTTCACAAATTCAATATGCAGATGCACTTTTAAAAGGAATGCAAGTTAACAATACAGATATAAAAAACACAGTAATGTCAACTTTCTATACAAATAAACAGAATGCAGTCAACCCTTTTATACCTGTAGTTTTACCTCAAGACAAATTCTCAGGTAACAAAGATATCAATAGAAAAAACCCGCTAGGCGACTTGCGATGGTTAATAGGAAAGTAAAAAAGTAAAATGGCAGATGAATCAAATCTATTTAAAAAACTGACGTCACTTTTTAGATCAGGCCCGGTAGTAAGAAGAAGAGTCAAACAATTTTCAGGAAAATCAACTTCAAAATCTTCTCTAGAGTTGTTTAAAAAAGCTCATAGTGATGTATATAATTCAACGTTAAGTGCTTATGGCTCTTATGATAGAATGGCAAGATATTCAGACTTTTCAGAAATGGAAGCTACTCCAGAAATTAGTTCTGCATTAGACATATACGCAGAAGAGTGTGTATCGCAAGACGTTGAAGGTAATGTTTTGCACATATACTCAGAGAACAGAATGATAAAACAACTTTTAAACGAGCTTTTTTATGATGTTCTAAACATAGACTTTAATCTTGTAATGTGGGTAAGAAACCTATGCAAATACGGTGACTTTTTTCTTTTTAACGACATACACCCAGAGTACGGTGTAATCAATTGTTTTCCAATACCTATATCAGAGATAGAAAGAGAAGAAGGCTTTGATTCTGATGACCCAGCTGCTGTAAGATTTAGGTGGGTTACACAAGGTAATCGTATTTTAGAAAATTGGCAAGTATCACATATAAGACTCTTAGGTAGCGATGCATTTTTACCTTATGGTTCTTCAGTTTTGGAAGGTGCTAGACGTATATGGCGTCAATTAATTCTTATTGAAGATGCAATGCTTGTATATAGAGTAATTAGATCGCCTGAAAGACGAGTATTTTATATAGACGTTGGAAACATACCTCCTGAAAATGTAGCTGATTATCTAGAACAAGCGCAAACAGCGCTTAAAAGAAATGCTGTAATTGATAAAAATACAGGACAAGTCGATTTAAGATATAATCCACTTTCAGTAGACGAAGACTATTTTCTACCTGTGAGAGGCGGAGAAAGTGGAACAAGAATTGATACGCTAGCAGGCGGTTCTAATACAACAGCAATTGAAGATGTAGAGTATATACAGAAAAAGCTTTTTGCAGCTTTAAAGATTCCTAAAGCTTACCTAGGGTATGATGAAGATATTGGTGCTAAAGCTACTTTAGCTCAAGAAGATATAAGGTTTAGTAGAACAATACAACGAATACAAAAAACAATCATCGCAGAATTAAACAAAGTTGCTATGATTCATTTGTATACGCACGGATACACAGAAGAAGATCTGTTAGACTTTGAGCTTAAATTAAGTAATCCATCAAGCATAGCACAACAACAAAAACTTGAATTAATTAGAACTAAATTTGAAATAGCATCTCAGTCACCTGAAGGTATTGTAGATAGAGAGTGGATAAGAAAGCACATTTTAGATCTTAATGACGATGAAATTAGAAGAATTGAAACAGGTAAAGAAAGAGATAAACTTCGTGATATGGAGTTAGAACAAGTCAGGCTGCCAACAGATAATCAATTTCTATTTGGAGACGAAAACGAAGATGGCGGAGATGGTTCGGGCGGAAGTGACGATATGAGTTTTGGATCTGATATGGGCGGAGGAGATGAAGGCGGAGGAGATGAAGGCGGTGGTGGTGGTTTAGAAGGATTATTTGCAGGTGAAATGAAAAGTGGCAAATTAATGTCAGAAGATGAGTTATCTGAGTATGATGATTTACTTGACGAAGACGATGAAGTATCAGAAGAAAACAAACAAAACATAGGTAAAGGCGCAAACGTTAGCAATAGAGCAAAAGGCAAAAAAAGAGGAAAGTATAATATTAATACTGACTTAAGTCTAGGAAAACTAGGTGCTGCTCAATCAGGAATAGAAAAAACATCTACCCATCAAGGTGCTCTAACAGGACCTGCTGTTATAAAAGCTAGTGATTTAATGGACGGAATATTACCACAGAGTCCTATTATTGAAAAGTTTGTTGACAAGCAACTTGGGTATAGAATGTCAAAGTCTCTTGAAGATATGTCAAAAGCACTAAGCATGGGTTCAAGCAGTAATAAAGTATTAACTGAGTCTAATAGTAGCAATGACGACATACTTATAGATAATGATATATTTGATAATGAGGACCAGTAATGCCAAAAACTCATAATAAAAAAAGAAACATTGGAATTATTTACGAGCAGATTATACAACATGTATGTAAAAAAGCAATGGAAAATAACGAAGTTGATGCAGAACAAGGAATTGGCATCATTAAAGAGTGTTTTAGAAAAGGAACGCAGCTTAATAAAGAATACAAATTGTTTAAAGCATTAGCTGAAACTAATGGAGTTTCTGGACACTTGGCAAATTCTATTATATTTGAAGCAAAAAAAGCATGTAATCAAATGTTTGATAGCGAAAAGCTTGAAAAAGAAAAAAGTAGTTTAATTAAAAAATTAAATTATAACTTTGGTAAAGGTGTTATTTTTGAAGAAAATATTGAAAACTACAAGCTTTATGCAACAATTCAAACTTTGCTAAATGAATGGCGTGATCCAAAAAATGCTTCTTTTGATTTAACAACAAAGTATGAAATAAAGCTTCATGAGAGCTTAACAGCTGATAATATAAAAGACGTTAAGCCTAAAAATTCAATTAAAGCAGATAGGCTAACTTTCAAGCTTATGAATGAAATATTTGACAAAAAGTATAAATCAATTTTAAATGAAAGTCAAAACAAACTTCTATATTATTTTTCTTCAAACAAAGAAGAAGACTTAGATAATGCATGTAATTCTTTAAAAAATGATACGCAGTGTCTTCTTGAAGAATATATGGAATCATGCAATAACAAAATACTTTTAGAAAAATATAGATCAATAAATAGCCAAATAAATGAACTATCAACTGAACAAATTGATAAAAAAAGTTTGCAAAAATATTTGTTGCTAGCAAAGCTTAGAGAAGAACTACTAGGAGAAGAATAATGCTGACCCCAAAATTAATTACAGAATGGTCAGCCTTTGAATATGACCATAAACTTATAAAAGAGCAAAAAGCTGCAGGTAGGCCTTTGATGATGAAAGGTATACTTCAAAAAGCTGAAACGCTTAATCAAAATGGTAGAGTTTATCCAAAGGCTATACTTGAGAGAGAAATTAGAAACTATCAAAAATTTATAAAAGAAAATAGAGCACTTGGAGAATTAGATCATCCAGACTCATCAGTTGTGGAGCTTAAAAACGCTTCTCATAACGTAAAAGAAGCTTACATGGAAGGCAATATTGTTTATGGTGTTGTAGAGATTTTAAATACGCCAAGCGGTCAAATCCTTCAGTCATTAGTTGAAAGCGGAGTAACGTTAGGAATTTCATCTAGAGGTGTTGGTAGTACAAAGTCACAAGGTGATATGCAAATTGTGCAAGATGACTTTCAGCTTATATGCTGGGATTTTGTAAGTGAGCCTTCAACACCAGGTGCATTTATGATGAGAGAAGCAAAAGAAGTTTCTCCACAATTTATAAACAATGTTTTTAACAAGACAGACAGAATAGATAGAATATTCAATGACATAATGGAGTGGAAATAATGGCAATATCACATATACCAAGATCTGTAGGACATAACTTTGCTCCAGAATACCAAATTAGTGCTGTTCCTTATATGAGATCTTTAACAGTTGGTAATACTTTAGTTGATGAAGAAAATGACATAAGATCATTTTCATTTCCAAAAATAACTCAGTGGCTAAGTTTTAAAACATTGGCAGGGGTGACTGTAACAGTTTATTTCTGTAAAGAAGATGCTGTAAGCCTATCAAACGGTTTGGTAGTTGCAGCTGAAACGACACTTCCTTTACATTTAAGATGTACTAAGCTATATTTTAATAATCGAGCAGTTGATGCAGATCCAAACCCAGGAGACGCAGGTCTAGCTATTCAAGTAAGAGCTGGTTTAACAACAATTGATGCATCTGAGTTTAACAATGTAGTAGAAACATTTTTAGAGGCTAATAACTAATGGCAAAAGTAAGTAAAAGTTTATTAAAAGAGATTGTTAAAGAGTGCTTAGTTGAGATTCTTGCTGAGGGCTTAACAGGTGGTGACACCGAGGCTTTAACAGAAAGCGTGCAAAAAGTAAAGCCTGTTAGGCGTGCTAGCAGTAAAGATAGAATTATGAAAAATATTCTTCCTCCTAAGCAAAAAGTTGTTAATGAAGACTTTGAAAAAAATATGAAAAGTGTTATTTCAAATACAACAAAAGATCCTGTAATGGCAGCACTTTTAGCAGACACTGCTCAAACAACATTACAAGAGCAAAATACTGCTGATAGTGGAAATAGATTTGCAGCGCGTCCAACAGACAGTGCTAGCAGAGCGGTGGCAGAAAGTGACCCTTCAGAATTGTTTGGAGGAGCAGCTGCAAATTGGGCACAGTTAGCTTTTTCTGATAGTATGAAGTAAATTATTAATTAAGACTATAAGTTTAACTGACAAGCATATATTTATAAATACAATATAAAATATATGGAGTTATATTATGGCTAGAAGAAAGAAGCTGACACCACGCGTATTGCGTAGAATTATTGCTGAAGAAAGCGCAAAATTAAATGAGACTTTAGAGATGGGACTCAAACACCCATCAGAGGCTCCTAAGCGCACAAAGGAAGTTGATGCTCACAAGTATGCAGACTCATTAGAGTCATGTATGGATTATTATAAAATGTGTTGCATTAAAGAAGAAAAAGTTTTAAAGCATCTTAGAGTAATTCAAGAGGCAAAGAGACGTCTTAAAAAGAAGATGATTCGCAAACTTTAATTTGTCATATTTAAATAATGAAAGTTTATCAATAGGAGTATCTCATGGCTAAAGGTGCAAACGGAACAATAGATCTAGCAAGCTTTGAACAATTAAGAGTTCAAAGACTTTCAACTAGTGCAAGAAACTTAGAACATTCTGGTGGAAAATCTTTTGGCATTGCAACCGATAGACTTGACAGTATATTTACGTCAAGCCCACTTTTATCTTCAAATAGAGTAGCAGATATAGAAGGTTCTAGAGATCCTGACAAAATTCAAGTTTTAGACGGCGACATTTATAAAATGTATGCTAATGTTGTTGACGGTGATAATAGCATAAATGGATTTGGCTTTGAAGGAACTGATACAGTTAATTTAAATTATAAACACCCACAAAATCCTTTTTATATTCAAAGTTCTAACAGCGTTGATTTTTCTTTATTAACTACAGGTGCTATGCAAACAGATTCAGAAGGAAATATTGCGCATTACGCGGGATCACCAGATTTAATACCTAATAATCTAGATAGCCCAGAAACTGAAATTGGAAATACAACGCCTATATTTGAAACATCTGATGGCACTAATATACCGCATAGAAGAGAAAATTTATTTGGTTCTACAGATGCAAGTTATGCTAGCATTGTTGATAACGAGCAAGGGCTAGGATTTAGTGGTAATCCTGATACTATAGATACTATAGGCAAATATTTTAATAAAAAGTTTAACAACTAAAGGAAAATTCTCATGGCAATAAACATTCCTATTAGACAAACATCAAAAAAATATGGTTTTATTACAGATAATGCTAGGGTTCATGGCAATTCAAGCCTTGAGAATGAGTCATATGGCGCAGCAAATTTTGGTGAAAAAGGTTTAGGTAATCATACTAGTCTAAAATCTATTTTTAATCATCCTAATAGTATAATAAACGGAGGAAATGGCAGCGAAGACAAAGACATGATTATAGCACCTGCTTTTTTACAAGGAAGAAATGACCTTTCCGGAAAATCATTAGGAGATGAAATTGCAGCTGCATTAGAGATTATAGAAAGAAAAATAAGCGAAAGAGAAACAACATTAGCTGCTCAAACTCCACCTGGCGACAGAGATGCAGATACTGTATTACAAAAACTTTTGCAAGACGAGTCGACGCTTAGTGGAATTATTAACAACGAAACAAGCGACCCTGCAGCACTATCAGCTTTGCTAGTTTCTTCTGAATTTGAATACAATCCAGACTTTCCATTAAGCAATGTAAATTTTGGTTATGGCGCAATAACTACTGAAACTTCTCGTGCTAAAGACTTACACAGTAGAACAACTGCTGCACCTCGTTCACCTAATGTAAACTTTCCTTCTTTAAATTCATCACTCAATAACAATGAAGCCACGGCTAACGCTAATACAGACATACAAGGTCTAGACGGTCAAGGTGGTTTTGGATCCTCTACATCATCAAACTTTAGCACTTCAACTATCATTACAGCAATTATAAATAGATATATTTAATAAAGGTATGTTATGCCGGGTTTAACAACAAATCCTAATTTAGGTAGAGGTCAAGGATACTACACGCGTAATGATCTCGGTTATGGAAAGACCGACAGTGGCAGTGGAGTTGGAGGTGGTCTAGGATCACCTTGGGCAGTTTCAGGCAATGCTGGAATATATAAAGAAAAGTCTGAGTACGAAAAAGAGTTAGACAAAGATAGATTTGAGCAAGACAAAGAAGATGACTGTGATATAGAGGAGTTTGAATTAGATGTTAAACTTAAACAAAAATCTTTTACATCTAATAGTAAAGACGTATCAGACTTCGGAGTAAAATCCGGAACTGATCCTTATTCTTTTAACGGTCTTGCTAACACATCTCAGTATCTAGGTGCTGGTTATGATAGAGGAGAAAGTGTCCTTAAAGAATTCATAAGAGAAGCTTTGCAAGAAGAGATGTTAAGAGAAATAACTTCGATGTCTGTTAGAGTTATGGTTAAAGGAACAGTTGGTGACACTTACAAGAAAAGTAAAGCAAACGTATCAAATACAAATCAAATGTCTCCAGGCGATCCATCTATAAAGCAAAGAGGGTATGATAACAATAATAGAAAAGCAAGAACACCTGATAAATGGCCATATTCTATACCTGACGAGCCAACAGCTTCAGGAACTAAAAGAATGAATTTCCTAGACGATGACATATCTGATGAGTTTGATTGGGAAAATGATAGTTATACAACTGGAAAATATTTGTATGATACTACTAAGCAAGAATACGTTGACGAAAAAAATCTTAAAAATCATATTAAAAAAACGAAATTTAATTTAAATAGATAATTTCGTCATATTTATTGATATATATTAATAGAAAAATTATTAAATGTGAGTAATATAATGGCGAACAATTTATATGAAGAAGCAATTAATGCTGCTGAACAAATTAAAGCAGCTGCTGAGAATAAAGTTAAGCAACAGTTAGTTGAAGCAATGTCTCCAAAAATTAAAGATCTTATTGAAAGGTCTTTGATGGGCGAAGAAATTGACGAGATGAGCGATGCTGCACCTATTCAAGCATCTGATGAAAATCAAGATGTTGTTGACAAAAGGGTTGTCGACGACAAAAAAGAAGACAGCAAAAAAGAAGACAGCAAAAAAGAAAAAGTTGATGGTGAAGAAGAAGTAAAAGAAAGTGACGGCACAGAAGAGTGTGGTACTATGGAAGATGACAAAAGTGAATCTTATAAATCTTCCAGTGTTAACGAAGTAGAAATTTCAGCATCATCAGCGAAAATATTAAACAGGATGATTTCTAAAAAGAGAATGAAAGAAGCTGCTTCAAATAAATTAAGTAAAATTAGTGAAAGTACTAGGTCGCTAAAAAAAGCTATTTTAATTGCTGAAAGCTCAAATAAAAGTAAAAAATTTAGTAAAAAATTCGTACAAGCGTATAAGACTTTGTTGAATGAGCTTAAAAATATTGGCAATAGCGATATAATTAAATCAGATAAAACATTATTAAGAGAATATTTAAAAATATCTAAGGAGTTAAAGAATATGTCTACAAGACGCAGATCGAGAAAAAACTATCTTAACGAAAGTCTAGAAGACCTTCTAGAAATGAACATCTTCGAGGATGAAGATGAAGATGAAGAATTAGATGATGAAAAAAGCGAAGTCGAAGCCGAAGACGACGACGAAGATGCTGATCTTGAATTAGATCTAGACGACGAAGGCGAAGACGACGACGAAGGTGGAGAAGAATTAGATCTAGACGATGACGTAGACGATGACGATTATAGCTCTCTCATGTCAGAGCCTCTAGAAGACATACTTAAGTCAGCACTTAAAGGTATGGGAGAAGGCGATGATGATCTAGACTTAGAAGTTGCTGAAGAAGGTGTTGACGAAGTCTATGAAATGGACGAGCTAGACGAAATGGACGAGCTAGACGAAATGGAAGAAGGACCCGGATGTGATGAAGATGATCAACAAGAAATGCATGCTGAGTCTAGACGCCGCGGAAAAGATCTCTTTTTAGAGATCGATGAAAATATGCTTAAAAAAGAAATTACTAAAATGAGAAGACTTCGTGAAGGCGAAGCATCAGACATGGCATCACACTTTGGTGGTGGCAGTTTGGACAAGGAAATGTTCGTTGATGTAGACGACGGTGATCTTAATGTACATGCAGGTGTTTTAGGCCGCGAGGATGTACCGATGCCAAAGGTTGAAGCAGCACTCCGAAAGACAGTACGCACAAATCGTATGTTAGAGAGCAAGATTCGACAATATAAAAATGCGGTTCGTGGAATGAAGACGCAATTAACTGAGATGAACCTGTTTAACGCTAAGCTTCTATACGCTAACAAATTGATGCAAAATAGAGATCTCTCTATGAAACAACAGCGTCACATTGTTGAGTCACTAGATGAAGCAGGTACTTTAAACGAGGCGAAACTCTTGTTCGAGAGTCTCTCTAAGTCTTTGAGTAAACCTTCCAGAAGAAGCGGCAAAAATCTTTCAGAGGGTGCTAACAGAAGAACTCTTTCTTCAGCATCACGTTCTACAAAGAGTGCTCAAACACTCAAAGAGAACGTTGCTCTAGATCGATGGGCAACTTTAGCTGGAATTAAGTAATTAACCTTTAAAACACAGAATTTATATTAAGAAAGAAGGATAAAACAAATATGAGTTTTACACTTAAAACATTAACAGAAGGTATTAGAGACCGCCACGTAGGCCAGCAAAATAAGCGCCTCGTTGAGAAATGGTCTCGCACTGGGCTCCTTAGAGGCATGGACGACGTAAACCGTGAGAACATGGCAACAATGCTTGAGAACCAGGCAGCACAAGTTCTTCGCGAGAGCAACACAATGAGCAGCGGTGAGGTTGGTGGTTTCACTAACATCGCATTCCCAATCGTTCGTCGTGTTTTCGGTGGTCTTATTGCTAACGAGCTAGTTTCAATCCAACCAATGAGTTTACCATCAGGTCTTCTCTTCTACCTTGATTATACATACGGTGGTGATAGCGGTGGATATGGAAAAGGTGAGTCAATCTACGGTGGCCCAGCAGGCAAGGCAATCCAAAGTGGTGCTCTTGCTTCTGGCGGTCAATATGATCTAGTAGGTAGCGGCTTTTCTAGAAAACCAAAAAGACTTTTAGTTTGTGACGGTGGTAATGAAGCACGTGCTGCTAATGCTGTGTTGGCTGATGATCGTGATGAGGTTGTTGCAAATATTAATGATTTAGCAACTTTATTAGTTGACCAAAACCCAGCTTTTGTTGGTGCTCCTGCTGACGGTTCAAATGCTTTTGCAGCGTTTGGTACAAATAGTCAAGTAATTAAAATTGATCAAGCTGAGCATTTAAAGCTAATCCAGTTTGACTCACAGCTAGTTGATAGAATTACTGCTGTAGCTGATGGTGGTTTAGGCGAAAGATACGCATTTATGGCACTTCTTTTAAGTGGTATGAGTAGCGTAGATAAGGCAATGGCAAAAGATATCGTTCTTCTTGGAGCATTTGACGACGGTGACGGTACAGAAGCACTCTCAGCAGTTCTTCCAGATGCAGTTCAAGCAGGACCTGCGCACAACGTGAGAAGACTCAATCAATTAGGAACTTTTGCAGGTGGAGTATTTACACCTGATTCAATTGGCGGGACACACGTACTTATGGTTGTTCACTTAGGTGATAAAGATAGTACTGCGCATATATCAGGACAAATTGCTGGAAATAATGCGGCTGATAACTCTGTTGACGCGCTTACTCTTACTTTCGTGAGAGAGGACACAGTTGATCACCTTGATTCTGCAGGTGCAGCAACATTTGGTTCTGTAACTGGCGCTCCTGCATTTGAAGGTGACGGATCAGGTGGCACAGCAGATGCTTCTGATGGCACTGCGAATCTTGATATTCCAGAGATTGATATCAAGATTGAGTCAATTCCTGTAACTGCTCAAACACGTAAGTTAAGAGCTCGTTGGAGCCCAGAGCTTGCGCAAGACCTCAACGCGTACCACTCAATGGACGCAGAGGTTGAGCTTACTCAGATCCTTTCAGAGCAAATTGCACTTGAGATTGACCGTGAGATCCTTGGTGATCTTCTTACTGGTGCTCAAGGCGCTAACTTCTTCTGGAGCCGTTCTCCAGGTAAGTTTGTTAACAAGCGTACTGGTAGTGAGATTGCTCGTACTTCAACTCTTAACCCTGGACCAGCTTTCACTGGTACAGTTCGTGAGTGGTATGAGACTTTGACCGAGACAGTTATTGACGTAGCTAATGAGATTCACCGTAAGACTCTACGTGGTTCTGCTAACTTCATCGTGGTTTCACCTGACGTTGCAACAATCCTTGAGGCTTCAGTTCTTTATCGTCCTTCATATAGCATTGATGGTGACGGCCAAGTTGGTGCTCCTTTCACAATGGGTGCTGAGAAGGTTGGTACACTTTCAAATCGTTTCACAGTTTATAAAGATCCTTACTTCCCACGCAACAAGATCCTTGTTGGTTATAAGGGTGGTTCTTATCTCGAGACTGGTTTCGTTTATGCTCCATATGTACCACTCATCGTTACACCGACTATCTTCCAGCCTGACGATTTCACCCCGAGAAAGGGTGTTATGACTCGTTACGGTAAGAAGATGGTACGTGCGGACTTCTATGGTACAGTAACATGCCTCGATATGAACATTATCTAAGATAATTAGTAAAGCATAAACCAGATTTATTCTGGTAACTCTAGTGATATCAATTAAACCGTTTAGATTGAATTTTAAGCGGTTTTTTTGTATTTGCAAATAGAATAGCTAAAAATACATACAATATAGCATAATTATAATTGATTTTAAAGGTAAAGAAATGTTTAAAAAAAGAGATACAAAAATATTATTAGAAAACTGGAGAAGGTTTTTAAATGGTGAAGTATTTGAAGATAAAAAAGTTAACGAAATTTATCAAACTGTTTATGCAGGAGGCGGGGGATACGTAACAACTCAGACAGATATACCTAGAAACGATTATTTGATTTATGACGATTATTCTATGATATTAGGAAGAGGCATGAACGAAAGTGCTGGAGGAGAAATTCAGATGCAAGCACTTACAAAAAAATTCGTAAAAGAAAATGGAAGCCCTGAACTTGACATTGTTGACTTTTTTTATGAAGTTATTGAATCTTCTTTTGGCAGGTCTAGTGGTGAGCAAAGAAAAAAAGAATTAGAGCTTATTAAGCAAAGAGCTGAATTTTATAAAACTGTTTTTTCTCCTTCTATGTACACAGACGAAAAAACTATTATCTTTTTACCTTTGGCACATTTCGGTGACAGGGATTCAACGACTGAGTCACAAAGACCTTACATAAAAAAAGACACATCGGGTAAACACGTAGACTTTGACATTTCAAATGAAGAACTTTCAGGAAAAAAAGATTTTAAACAAATAGAAATGGATAATGTTAGTGATAATTTTGGTAAAGAAAGTGTACATGAATATTTAACGCTTAAAGATAATATTAACTGGTCAATGCATGATCTAGGACATGCTATGATTGAGAGTGTATTTGATAACGATTCTATTATAGACTTTGAAGAGCATCACCCACAAGAAAAAGACAGTCATGAAGCATTTGACTTTATTTTCAAAGACTTATCAGCAAGAGGAAAAAGAGAAATAGATTCACTAGAGAACGATGTTAAAAGAAGTGATGCTTTGCATATAAAAGAACTTTTAAATGCATTAACTCCAGGTGTTGGAGAAGGTGACTTAGAATTTTCTTTGTTTGCAAAACTTATAAAAAACCCTACAGACAAAGGCGTTCAAGAATTAGTTGATTTAATAACTAAGAACATAAGAAACAATTTAAATCAGATACACCCTAAAATTATTAAAAGATTTAATATAGATAGCGAAATTTCTTCTGGACTTTCTACTTTAAAGAAATTTTTAGAAAAAGTATTACATGTTCATAAAGAAGTAGGAAATAGAGTTCATGATGTTTTTAAAATAATTTATGTACCTAAGAATTAAATCGTAAAAACTAATAGTTATATTATATTTAAATACATAAATCAAATAAAGGATTATTATGTTAAGCAACAGAAAAAATACTAGTGTAGTTGTTTCATCTTGGAGAGACTATTTAAGCGGAAAGCCTGCTAGAAAAAATTTAAACGAAGCAGTTCACAATGCAGACGGAGATAGAGAAGAATGTTTTAAAGCACTAATTTCAGACTTATTAGATCGTGGTTGGGATGATGATAGAGTTGATGTACTAGTTATTGATGTATTGAAAAAATGTAATATTTCTGATGAAGAGCTAGAGATGATTGCTTACGAACGACCTAGCAGTCATGAGCTTAACAACGACAAAGATATGGCAGAATATAATGATGATGATTACGACCCAGAGTATAATCCATTAGGCACAGAAGAAGATTCACTTTATAATCCAGGCGATCGATAATTAATACTTTTTATTAGACTTACTAGGATTTAAAATGAAGAAACCAAAATTCTATGAAAACAGCAGCGTACCTAAGATTTTAAGTAAGTTTGCGCCTATTGAAATATGGGCAATTACTTTAGGCCCTTGGGTTTTTTGTCGTGGCGAGTTAGCTGAAAAAACAAAGAGGCATGAAACAATTCATTATTTACAGTATAAAGAGCTTTGGTTTATTGGTTTTCTATTAATATACATATTTGATTATCTATGGGCTGCAGTTTTAAGCAGAAAAGGGTTTTCTCGTGCGTCTTACCTTTCCATAAGGTTTGAGCAAGAAGCGTGGAACTGCGATGAATTTGAGGACTACTTAGAAAATAGAGAACCTTATGCATGGAAAAATTATCCGTTAGGTGGTGAATAATGCCTTTTATGAGACAATATAACAGTCAAAAAAAAGTTTCTAAAAGAATTAATACTAGTCCTTCTAAAAGTGATATCGATACTGCTAAAAAGCTAGGAATTGATTTGGGTAAAAGCTGGAATGCGTATTCTAAAGAAGTAAGAGTTCACATTTACATAAAAAATATGGATGAAATGGTTAGGTTTTACAACAAAATACTAGAATTTCCTGTCGTAAGATATTGGAGGTATTCTGATGGTGATGGCACGCAAATAGACTTAGGTGGCAACGTTATAGAATTATTTTCTAAAAGCAGTAGAAACTATTCAAATAAAAACTTTCATGGAAACGTTTCACTTTCAGTAAAAGTAAAAGATGTAAACAAGTTATATGAAAAATTTAGCAAGAAAAATATAAAGCTAGGTGAGTTAATAGAAAATCCTTGGGGTGATGCATCTTTTCACGTTGTTGATCCTGAAGGCAATCGTTTAGCTTTTTTTAGTCCGACGATTAAAAAAGAAAAATATTACAAAGTTAAAAAAAGCTAATATAATTATTTAGTCAGTCCTATCTATGCGTTTTATACATTATGTGAAGAACAAGGGTGTCAGCGTATAAAAAGTGTAGTAATGCCAATTGACTTGCTGGATTTTCATCCTTTCTTCAGCGAGAAGGAAACGTAGGAGGGCAATTTTTATGAAGTGGTATATGTACGTTATTCTCTGTTTTGACAATTCTTTTTATTGCGGTATTACCACAAATCTTGAAAAAAGATTAAAACAGCACAACGGTGCGATCAAAGGCGGGGCAAAATACACAAGAAGCCGGCGTCCTTGCAGATATATATACAAAGAAGATGCTCAAAATAGAAGTGATGCATCAAAAAAAGAAGCAACTTTTAAAAAATTAAATAGAAAACAAAAAGAAAAGTATATTAACTTTATTTCCTGAACTCTGGACTAATATAGTCAACGCCCAGAGCAGAAAAAACTTGCTTTTCATTTTTAGGCATTAAAAACTTTTGCTTATTCTTGTCATAAAGATAATCAAAAGAATAAATAACATCTCTTTTAAAACCTTCATATAACATCTTTACATTGTGCGCAGCGCTACCAGTCCAGTAACATCTTCTTGTTGGAATAGAAGTCGGACTACACATAAAGACGTCACATTGCATTCCTTCTTTTACAAACTGAACTATGTTCTTAAAAGATCTTGTTCTACTTTCAGAAACTATATTTCTTTTTAATGTGTTACCGAATAAAAAGCTATAATTCTCCATAAATCTTTTTTCATCCAGAGGATGTCTATTTATTCTGCCGGCATCTTTATGACCTACAATATTAACAATTAGATCTAAGTCGCCTACAATGCTTTTCTTTCTACGAAGAGAGCCAGCATTGTATATATTTTCAACAATAAAGCCATTTTCTTCTAAAATATTGGTAACTTCTTCTTTAACAATGCCGAATACGTTTTTAGCATATTCGTAATCTTTTTTTTCGCAGCCTAGAGATGCACCTTCATTTAAGAGACTATTGCGATTATTTAGCTTAGATTCTTTAATTACATGATGAGATCCGTCCCAAAAGCCTTCTAATGCTTTAAAGTCACAAAGATGAATTGCTTCGTGAATAATGCTTTCTTTTAAAAACCTTATATGACTTTGTAAGTTAAATTTTGTCCAGTCAATTTTTAGCTGACCGTTGTCTTCATATAAATGATTTGGTTTATAAACATATCCATTAACAACACGATCACAAATACTCTCACCAATTGTTTTCATCTTATTAATTGCTTTAACATCAGAATACTTAAAAAGTTCTAAATCAATACTCTCAGCTAACAGTGAATCAAAGCTATATAGAAAATAGTCATAGTCTTTTACTTGATGAGATCTGTTTTCCATTAAAGCTTTATGATAGTTGACAATTGAAGCGCTATAATCAAAAACATATCTGTCTTTTTCAACATGATACATTACGTTTTCTAATGCCAACTCTTCTATGCCTTTTACTAACATTTTATGCTGTTGTTTAGTTAGCATTTTAAGCTCCTTATAAAAGAACCTTGTTCATAGCTCTTTTAGACTCTTTAATAAACCCATTGTTAAATTCCATAAAATATTCTTCAATAGAATAAATCTTTTTAGAGTCACGACCTTTTACACCAATTTCGCCTAACAACTCAGCATCAATGTCTTGTTGACTTAATAAGTCATAGTCCATTAAAATCTTTGTGACTTCTTTAGCTCTTTGCTGTCCGTTTTTTCTAGCTGACTTTTGAAAAGCTAGGTTTAAATCACCTAATAAATTGCCACTATTACTTTTATCACCTTGAGCAGTAAAAATATTTCCACTCGGCACGTGCTCAATATCACCTTCAGTACCTCTAGTTACTTGTGAGTCAACAATTAAGAAAAAATCTTCTTTTGGCATGCCTCCGCCTTGCATGTTTGCATCTACAGCGTCGCCTACATCTTGTTGACCTGGGCTGTATGTTCCATGCCATATATTACCATTAGGATCAACCCATCCTACACCTTGAACATATGAACCACCAGGAGCAGCTAAGCCTTGTTGATTTCTATTGCTGTTGTAAGATGATTGTGAAGATGAAGGGTCTTCAAATCCCATTTGTCTTCTCTCTTGTCTTTGTCCTGCCTGTCTATATAGCTCTTCGTCTGCAGCAGAGTGTCCAGGGAAAGAAGGACCTCGCGATGATCTTCCTCCTCTTACACCACCTCTAGCGTCACCTGCCATTCCATATCTGGTGTCACCCGGAGTAGAAACTTCTTCTATTGTTTCTCTTATAAGTCTTCGAAGATTTTTAATGCTAATTTTCATTTAACTAGTCCTTTTCTAGATTATCTTTTATTAAATATTCTCTAATTATGTCTTTTTTTGGTAGCACTACACATTTATTTGATTTTTCTTTTAAATAAATTCTTTTATTTTTTAGCGGATCTAAACTGTTTACAAACACTGGGTTTGATGTATATAGAATTTGTGCAGGTCTAAATATGCATTTGTCAACTCCTTCACAATGCTTTTCAAACCAAGGTTTAAGTGTTTCACCATCATACGCTTCGCTTAACATAAACCAAAGATGTGCCTTAATTTTATTACTATTAAAAAACATGCCATTTGAAAACTGGCAAACGTAACTTGAATTGTGGAATGATTCATGAAGCGTTTTTACAAACATTTCAACAGCTAGTTCTCTATGACTTTTTATCTGTAAGTTGCAATTTAGAGGTTTTTTAAAGTCATCAATGTCTAGCATAATCCATTTTTTTGGATGATCAACTATTGTAGGCTTATGACAAATACCTTCTTCAATTTTCTCTTTAATTAGTCTTCTAATCTTATAACCTCGTGTCTTTAAGTTATAAGCATTTTCTGTTATTTTACCTCTAACAAAACAACAATTTCTTTTCCAAGCGTATTTTTCTACAAGCGAATTTAAGTCGTATATGTCTAAAATTGCTACTTCGTTAAAGCTATAGTACTTAGAAAAATTTTTATCTATAAGCTCATATTCTTGATTTTGATTTAAATACCAAGACTTGTGTTGTTGTGTATTACATTCTAGAATAGTAACTAGATTATTGTTCTTTTTTTTCATTAATTTTGCCATATTGTTTTAAAATAATTATTACACAACATGACAAAATAAACAAATCTTACTCTTCTGAACTTTCTTCACCAGCTTGAGGCTCAACATTATCATCACAATCTTCTGGACATTCTTCTCCTTCACAAGGCTCACAAGCAGGATCTACAGCCGGCTGGGGCTCGTCACATCCGTCTTCACCCTGAAACTCAGGCTCACAATCTAATTGGTCTTCACCACCAGATACATCTTGATCACTATTTGTTTCGCCTGCTTCTGAGCCTGCTTCTGCACCTGCTTCTGCACCTGCTTCTGCACCTGCTTCTGCACCTGCTTCTGCACCTGCTTCTGCACCTGCTTCTGCACCTGCTTCTGACATTCCCATGTCTGTTTCTTGTGCTTCTTTTTCATCATGATCGTCTTTTTCACAACCACTTACCAATAAAGATAAAGCTAACATTAAAAATAACAATGAGTTCTTGAACATAAAAATTCTCCTTTTAATTAACTCAAACTAATAAATATATATTTGTTTGTATTATCTTAAATAAAAGGAAAAATTGTAAATGAATTTTAAATTTTTAAATATATTGATGTTGTTTGCTGTATCTTTTTTATTTTCTTTTGGTAAAAAAGAAAAAAAGCCTGCACTTGATGATTACTATATTATAGAAAACAGCAAAGATTTTCAAAATCTTGTTTATAAAAGCGACTATAAAACTTATCGTGATATTTTGTATACAAATGTAGTTTTTAATTAAATTAATATTTATAATCATAAAACAAAGAAAAGAGTTAACTTATGTCAATAAACAATCCTGAAAAATATATTGAGCTAGCAATTAAATACAAGACACATACAATGGTTTTGCTTTCTTTTTTGCTTCTTGTAATTGTATTTTTTATCGGTAGATCAACTGTTTCAATTCCACCTAAAGAGATTGTGTGTAAGAGTGAAATTACAACTATAGAAAATCTTTTTACAAAAATAGAAGAATGTCAAAGTAAATCAACTAGTAATCTTAGAGATCAAATGGACAAAGATGAAGCTGAATGTAAAAAAAGAATTAAAGCAGGAATAATAGAAAATAGAGGAACAGTAGAAATACTTTCATGTAGCGAAGCAAAAGCAATAATGCCTCAGTGCAAGAGAAGAAGAGAATGGTAGACATGATAAACAAAATAACAACAATAATTTTAATTGTACTTCTTTTAATTCCGGCAAGTTTAATAGCCCAGCCGTTAAAAGAAGTAAATGAAGATTGGGATCCAATATCACAAAGTATTGAATGGGAACCTGTAGAAATGAAAATAAAGCTAGGAGATGCTGAAGTTAAAGTCTGGCTTCTTCATTCAATGGTTCCAGCGCCAATATCTGGTTATATGTTAAAAAAACCAGACTTTGCTGATATGAAAAGAATATTAGACAATTTAGACAAAGAAGTAGAGAGAGTAAAGCAAAAAGAAAGGTCTTTTTGCGATAAACTTTTAGTAGAAAAAGATGTTTTTTGTAGAAGTTTAAATAAAGATCTTATAAAACAAATAGACAGCCAGAAAATTGTAATTGTAAGCAGAGATGACAAAATAAAAAGTCTAAACAGCGAGCTGTTTTGGACAAAAATAATTTCTGGGACTGTCGTTTTAGGCTTAAGCGCATTTTCAATATACTCATTGGCAAAATAATTGAGCTTATTTAGTATAATTAATTTTATAGTTTTAGGAGAATATTAATGGAACCAAATTTAGTTCTTTCTTTAGGTAGCATTATTGGTTTAATGGGTCTTTTTTGGACATGGCATAAAGAACAAAAACATACAAGTAGTACAATTTCAGTATTGCAAAACAAAGTTGAAAATCTAGAAGAAAAAATAAAAGTTCAAGATGAAGCTATTGTAAAAGTGCAAGAAACTTTAATGAAGATGGATCTTAAACTTACTAGAATTGATACTCAGTTATCATTGCTTTTAGAAGAAAAAAAAATACAAAAGTCTGTAAGTTAGCAAATTAAATAATATTTATATTTAAACAATAAAGGAAATAAACATATGAGAATTACTGAGAATACATTAAGAAAAATGATTATTCAAGAGATGAGAAACGTTAGAAGACAAAAAAGACTTCAAGAAGGCACAGCTGAAAGGCCAATCGCTGTAACTCCTCAACTTTTAAATAGAATTATTCGCGAAGAATACACAAGATTTCAAAGAAGACAAAGACTAACAGAGGCTAAAAGAAGAAGATTAGCAGCTGCTAAAAGAAGAAGATAAAAAAAGTTGTACAAATTGCATATTGTGTTTATTATATAGACACGTTTAATCAAGCGATAAATATCGAAAACAAAATCGAAAGGACACGAATTTATGCAATTATCACCTGAACAAGTACAATCTATCAATATTCTACTTTCTGCAGTACAAGTAGCGCAGAGACGAGGTGCTTATTCACTGCAAGATGCATCAACATTGCAAGAAGCTATTGATAAGCTTGTACCTCGAGAGGAGCAAGAGAGACAAGCAGCAGAGGCGGCCGCTGCCGACGCAAGCCCTGAGGAGGCTGAGGCATCATTAAGCATGGGAGAAACAGATGACTGTTGCGATGACGATGATGCTGACTGTTGCGATGACGATGATGCTGACTGTTGCGATGACCAGCCGGCTGCAGATTCTGAGTAATATATTCTTAGCTTTGATAGTTAATTAAATTAATAGTTAATTAAAAAGCGAGAATATATGCCATTAATAAAAAATTACATTGCAAATTATCTGTTAAGAGAAAACATACAAAAAAACCAACAAGTATCAATGATGTTTATAAACAGTCTGCTTGTTAAAGATGAAGACGGTTATCTCTTAGAAGAAGCTTACATAGAAGAAGAACGAGAACTCAATCAACTTATAGATACTGGAGTGTGTGAAGATACTTTTTTTCAAAAAGTGTATGAAAGCATATTAAGTTCTGGATTTAAATACTTTGCAAAAGGATCTGGAAGAATTGTATTTACGCACAATCAGGCACCAAACTTGATTTTTAAGTTAGTTATTCCTGGTGAAGAGCTAGATGGAAATATTGCTGAAACTAGAAAAGAAAAAGAAATGATGCTTAGACATCCTCATCTTTTTGGAGAGCTATATAATGTTAAAGGGAATATTCCTAGTTTGTTTAATAATTCTATAGACTATTTTATTATAGTCGAAAGATTAATACCCTTGTTTACAACAAACTTTGTGCCATTTTCTGATGATAAAGTTTTTAATAATTTAAAATCCCAGTTTGGATATAGTGGATCTTTGTCTGAATTTAAAACATTTCTTAAAGAAAAGCTTATAAAGTATTATGAGTTAGCGTTTGGACAGGAGACTGAAGACTATGCACATATAAAAGTGCCTGCTAGTCCTCCTGACATGCTTGATAATTTTTGTGAAGAAGTAATTAAATTTAGCAAAGAAGTTAAGCCAGATAACGTTGGTTTAAAGGTTATTGGAAGTAATAGATATAAATTTGTAATGTTAGATGTGTAAAAACAGCAATTAAATAATATATAGAGATAGGCCCGATGCGAACATAACAGCTGACCCCGCCAGTGCATCGGAATCATGCGGACAAGTTTATCCTAAAAGGAGGAAGTTATGCCAGTAGTAGAATATACAGCCGAAAAAGGCTTAGTACAAAAATCAGGAACAACAGCAAGCCTTGACTTACAGGGACAATTATTTGGTCATCGTTCAGGAATTAAATCAGTAAGCGGAGCTACATCATTAACTGTAGCAGATTCTGGAAAGACCATATTAGTTACAGCTTCTCAAGCTGGAGCAGCATATGATATAGCATTACCAAGACTAAACGGAACAGGCGATGAAGGTACATGTTATAAGTTTATCTTAGTACAAGCAGGAAATGCAGCTGCATCGGATGTAACAATATCAGTAGGGCACGCTGACGATGACTTTGTTGGTCATATTGTTGCAACAGACGGCGTTGATACAGCAGCTGCTGGCGATGAAGATATTACATTTGACCAAAATGCCGGATCTTTAGCTGGTGATACAGTTGAATTATTTTCAGATGGAACAAAATGGTTTGTAAGAGGTCAGTCAGCTGCAGTAGCTGGTTTAGCATTTGTCGGCGCATAATAAATAATAAAGGAGATATATAATGCCAAGTTTAGAATATACCTTGTCAAAAGGTTTAATTAGTAAAAAGTCTGGCGGCTCTGAAATTAATTTGCAAGGCGTCATTACTAATACAAGAAAAAAAGTTACAGCGCTTGGAGATGCAGCAGCTTTACAAAGTCCCGCTAAAGCGGACAGTGGAAGAGAATATCTAATTCCAGCACAAAGTCAAGGAAGTACTATTACATTACCAAACTTTGCTGGAAGAAAAACTTCTGGAAAAATTCACTTAAATGGAGCTAATGCTGGTATACTAACAGTAGGAGATAAATTTTCATTTAATAATGTCTTTGGTAGAACATTTGTATTGACAGCTGTTGCTGATGCTGGTGGCGCTGCAAATGGAGTTTTGCAAGCAGACGGTTCTTTTGGACTAGAAATAGGAGCAGCACCAAATGCAACACAAGCTATAGATCATTTAAACAACACATTAACCGGCGTAGGAGCAAATAATGTACTTACAGCTATGTCTGATGTGACTTTTACACAGACAGATGCAGGTGCCAGTTTGACAATAGAAGCTAACTCTGTAGGAGTTTCCAACAACGGCACAATAACTATGCCTACTTTTACAAATACACCAACAATTACAGGATTTGCCGACGGAGTTGATACAAGAGATTCTGACGCTTCTGGAGTTGAGCTTCGTTACATGATGAGTGCTACTGCAGCAAATACTATTGATATTATTTTGCCTGTTGACAATACGAATACAAAAGGTACTTTTGATGCAACATTTGTAGGTGGTACAGTTGCAACTGATGGTCATACACCTTTTGCTGCAACAGACACAAAAGTTACATTTGCTGCAGCTGCTGTTGCAGGTGACTATATGATACTTAGATACGATGGCACTAGCGTTTGGGCAGTCACAGGCGCTTCTGCAGCTGACGCTGGAATTACTAGCGCTTAAAAACTAGAAAGGTTTAATAATGAGTAAAAGAGAAGTTAAAGAATCAAAGAAGGTTGCTGAGCCAAAGAAAGTTGCTGAGCCAAAGAAAGTTGCTGAGTCAAAGAAGGTTGCTGAGCCAAAGAAAGTTGCTGAGCCAAAGAAAGTTGCTGAGCCAGTACCTGCTAAACTAAAACTAAATATTGATGATAAAGTTAAATTAGTTAAAGATGGTCGACAAGGTGTTGTTACATATGTAAGAAATGATGAAGAAGGCTTTTTGATAAAAGCTGAAGTCTTACTAGAAGACGGTACTAAAAAAGTTTCTGGGTCATTATCTTTAGAACTTTTATAAAAAAACAATAATTAGCAATTATAGGCTTAAGCCTCTGTAGAATTCTTTACAATGTTTTTGCAGAGGTTTTTTAGTATTTGCTGTTTGATAATTTAGTTCTTTTATAAAGACTTTTATAATTAGATATGTATATAAAAGATTATAGGAGTTTTGTATGGCTTCGTTTGCTAGTTTAGTATCATTAAATGATAAACCAACAGCGTTTGGAACATTTGATGACGACTTACATTTTCAAGAAGACGCTGATAAGATTATATTATATGTCAAACGACGCTTAGGCGATGATATAATGTCAGTAGAATTGACTAATCGTCAAATATGGACGAATTTTGAAGAAGCTTGTCTAGAATTTTCAAAGAATGTAAATGCTCACCAAGCTGAGTCTTACATGTCAAATCTTCTAGGTCTTAAGATAGGACCAACTGAAACGTTTAAAAAGAATTCCCATGGGCATTATTACTGGAATGACGTAGATATTGAAGGATCACCGCTTTTAATTCAAGATACTTTTGACCCTAGATTTCAAAGCTCAAACTTTAAAGGTAAATACGTTCAAGAAGGCAACGCTGATGTTATTCCTAGACAAATTGAGGCTGAGCTAGACAACGATTCTAATAAAATATCAGCTAGTCCTATACTAGACAAAAGAATAGGACCTCACGGAAAAGAACAAAAATTTCCTCGCGAGACATTAGAATATTTAGTAAGACGTGCAGAACCATATGCAGCTGAAGCTGTTGTAGGTGGTTCTACAGACTTTGTAAGAGCATTTATACCTCTGACTTCTAAAGATCAAGATTACGATATTTACAAAGACATGGTTATACCTGGGAAAGATGCTAGTGGCGCAGGTGTCCAGCTTAAGCTAGAAGAGTGGAATGGACAAGATGATCATTTGAGTGCTTTTAATCCTTTGTACTCTTCATCGCTGCCTGCTAATATAACAAGCACAAAAATTAAAATACAAGAAGTATATCATTTTTCGCCACAAGCAGCGTATCGCTTTTTTGATACGACTTCAGCAGTAAACTATTTAAATAATCAATTTGCTTTTGAATCTTTTACACCGGAAACTGTATTTTACGTATTACCAGTGTTTGAAGATCTACTTCGTGCAGGGCAGCTTGACATATCAAATAGAGTTAGGCGCAGCAATTTTAGTTATAAGATACAAGGTAAAAATATTAGAATATTTCCTAGACCAACACAGGAAAATCCTATGAACTTGTTTGTTAAGTTTAGTTTTCCAGCTGATCCTTATAAAACAAATTTACCTTATGAAGATGAAACAATTGATGGTGTATCAAATATTTCTAACGTTCCTTTTGCAAATGTAAAGTATAGCTCTATAAATTCTATGTGTAGACAGTGGATTAAACAGTACACTTTGGCTTTGTGTAAAGAGACTTTAGGAATGATAAGATCTAAGTTTTCTTCTGTACCAATTCCAGGCAGTGACCTTCAAATGAATGGGTCAGAGCTTATAAGTCAAGGGAGAGAAGACAAATCAAATCTTAACTCTTCTTTAACAGAAACTCTAGACAAACTAACATATCAAAAGTTATTAGAAGCAGATGCAGCTCAGTCTGAACAAATGAGTCAAATACTTAAAAGAATTCCCATTCCTAATGGGAGAGCAATTATTATAGGATAATATCATGGCTAGATTATTTGTAGGACAAAGAGAAGCTGACTTTTTTGCTGATTTAACTAAAGAAGTGATAAAAGACATTGCTGGCCAAAAAGTATATTACTATACAATTAGAGAAGACTTATCAAATGTACATGAGCTATATGAAGAGTCTCCTCAGAAAATATTTAATCCTCCTGTCGAAATTGAATGTATGGTTGAATGGCAACCTTCAGAAGTTCGTACTACAAACTTTGGTACTGAAACTATAAAAACACTTACGTTGTATCTTCACTATAGAGACTTGCTTGATAGAGAAATAGTTTTTAATGAAGGGGACTACTTTTCTTACGGCCCATACTTTTTTGAAGCAACTTCAATTATATACGACAAGATTGCATATGGTCAAATTGAAAGAATTATTTCTATAAAAGTTAATGGTAAACAAACAAGAATGCATCAAGTTGCGCTCAGACCTCATGGGCCTATTGATGAAGCATATTCTGATCAAGATGCAATTCAAACAACATTTACACAGCAAAGAGGTATACCTGATCATGACGTAAGAAGATTACAAGATGATGGAATAATCGATAAACCAATTTCAGGCCCAAGGTCTGTAAAACCTGATGGTTCTGCAAGAAGTGTTAATGGCGTAGGATCTTCTTTCTATGGAGATGAAGACTAATGGCAACAAAATATGATTTAGACAGTAATAAAAGATATGCACCTACAGGATATGAAGGATCTGGTAATACAGATTACATTATACCCTCGTGCGGTGTTGAAGACCTAGATCATTCTATTTTTAATCTTTTTGACAAACAGATACCTTTATATTATGATCTTCATGGCGAAATAAAAAAAGTTCCTGTAATATTTGCTACAGGCGAACGATTTGCTTTGTTAAGAAGAAAACAACCGATAACTGACAGAAATGGTGCATTAATATTGCCACTTATTTCTATAACAAGGACAGCAATAGAAAACGTACCTTCAAAAGGAATTGCTAATAATCAAATGTTTCCTAATATTGTGACAAAAAGAATATCAAAAAAAGATTTAGAATATAGACAACAAAAAAACATAGAAAATTTAAAAAACGTAAAAGGTGAAGATCTATCACAAGAAGGAGATATTTCTCTTAAGCCGAGAATAGAAAAAAATATTGTTGAAACAATCGAGATGCCTCCAGTTAAATATTTTGGCGCTAATTACGAGATTTCAATCTGGTCATCTTTTACTCAGCAAATGAACAAATTATTGGAAGCGATTATGAGTGCTTACACACTTAATCCTGGACAGCAGTTTAGATTAGAAAGTGACAAAGGCTACACATTTTCAGCATTTGTTGATGGGAGTATATCACAAGATACAAACTATAGCGACTTTACTGATGCAGAAAGATATATCAAATATAATATGACAATTAATGCAACAGGCTATATTATTGCGCCAAATATTTTAGGAGGTAAAACTGCGTTAAGATCGTTTATGAGTGCACCTGAAGTATCTTTTGATGTATTAGAAGAATTTGTACAATTAGATCCTCAAGTAGGAGGTGTTGCTGATCCTGATCCTAATGCACATATGTTTGATGACTTAGCAACAGAGGATACATTAGTTGCTTCTACTAGAGTAGGTATAGACGGCGGTAGTAATGCAAAAGAGCTACAAGAAATAGACAGGTCAAAAGGATTTGCAGTTGATCTAAATATAGATAAATATAAGTCAGATGTTGTAGGCGAAAAATCTTCTGATAGTAAAAAGGTAAGAAAAACATTTGTTAGAGACTTGAACGGAAAACTTGTTCCTGTTATGGCTAAAGCTTCAAAAGGCAAAGGCGAAACTGTATACGATGCTAGATTAGGTGAAGTTTTATTTAATATTTCATCAATTGACGAATAATTAAGAAATGACGAAATATTTAAAGATAGAAGATAAAATAATATTAGGAGAATAATATCATGGCAGAACAGACATTTAAGTCTCCAGGATTTTTCGAGCGAGAGATCGAAGTCATTAGTAGACCTCTTACACGAAATACAGCTACACCGGTTGGTGTAATTGGTCCTGCCCAAAAAGGACAAGCATTCGTACCTAAAACAGTAACAAGTGTTGATGAATTTATTAGAGAATTCGGTATGCCAGATCAAGACACGTCTGCTGCCCATGCTGTCAGTGAATTCTTTACAAACGGCGGAAAAGCAGCAACATTCTGCCGCATCTTAGGCTCAGGAAAATCTGCAGCTGCAGGCACAAATAATTACGCAGGCTTTAAGATTGATGGAACAGCTCTTACAGCAGGAGGCGAAACAGATAGAGCACGTGGCGCAGTACAATTTATTGTTGCAGAGCATGAAATTAACTTGGCAGAACACGTTACTTATGGTATTTTTAACGATAACGACTCACATAAGACATCAATGGATCCAGACCCATCAGACAATGGCGGTGCTTTACAAGATGTCAATAGCTCTGATAGAGAAGTTCAATTAGTTCGTGCTATGATTTTTATGCATAAAGATTATACTCTTAGGATTAGTGAAGCCTCAGATACAACTGTTGGCCAATCGAGTGGTACTAATGATACTGCAACTCCAGCTTCCGGATTATTTAAGCTATGGATAATGAAGCATGATGATGATACAGATGCTGATCCTTATACAGTATCATTAGACCCTTCTTCTACGCAATACATTGCAAAAGTTTTAAACACAGATCCTTATAGCTTTACAAAAGAAAAACACTTTTTATATGCAGACTTTCCTGTAGATAGCGAAATTGCTGAAGTTAAAGATGTAGCTGATCGTGTTGGTGTTGTAAGAGGTAATAGTGAAAATATAGATTTGTATGGTGACTTTGTATCTAGGTTTACTGCACCTCAAACAACGTCTTTTATCTCCCAACCTTTTGGCAAGAAAGAATACGATCTTTTCCACTTTGAATCACTTGATGATGGTGCATATGCAAGTGGAAGTTATAAAATTTCTATTGCAAACATTAAGGCATCAACTCAAAAGAATTATAAGTATGGAACATTTTCTGTCCAACTTCGAAAAATTGATGATACAGATGAAGCACCAGTTATTCTCGAGTCATATAGCAGATGCTCTTTAGATCCTGACGCAAAAAATTATATTGCAAGATTAATTGGTGATCAAAAAGTAATGCTTTCTTTAGACGTTGATTCTGAAGATGAAAAGAGACTTGTAAGAGAAGGAACATTCCAAAGCAAGTCGTCTAGAATTCGTGTTGTTATGTCAAAAGACGTTATGAGAGGCGAAGCTCCAGATGACGCGCTTCCTTTTGGGTTTAGAGGCATACCCGCTTTAAAAACTACAAGTGACGGAAAAGATGCCAACGCAACAACAGTTAATAGTTTGCTTCTAGGCAAAGTAGTTGATTCATCATCAGTTTTAAATGCGTTAGGTAGTTCAATTTTGCCTCCTTTACCTTTTAGATCCAAGGTTACAAAAGGTAGCATGCTTAATAATGCAGGCGCATATTTTCAAGAATACTTTGGGCAAGCTCTTAACAAAGAAACTGGTTTAAAGACTTCACAAGAAAACGTAAAGACATCTCTTTATTGGGGGCTTCATACTTCTAGAGTTTCAAATATTGATCGACCAAATGACAGTCTTTCTACAGACTTTAATCCTTTAATTAGATCTTTGACAAAATTTCTTGCAAAAAGAGACGAAGTTAAGTTTAGTGGAACAGCTGCAGATAAGTTTAACAATAACAAATTTAGTCTTGCAAAAGTAGCATTCCCAGGAAGTACAGTAGCATCAATTCAAGGTAGTCCTCTTGATGCATTCTTGGAAGCTGTTTATGTAAGAAACGCTGATGTTGACAGTGCATTTTATGATGCAGTTAATCATACAATTGATATGGATGCTGATTCTAGTGCTAACGATCCTTTCATAGGAGAATTAAGTACTGTAGCTTCAAATGCTTTAATTGTAGGTACAACTTATGAAATATTAACAACTCCTGACAACACAGCTGCAGGTATATCAAATAATGTTGTAGGCGAAATATTTACAGCAACCTTAACTTCTACAGGCGATGCTAATGGAACAATGAGACCATTTAGAAATACAAGAGCTACAATGGCTAAGTTGCTAGCTGAAGATATTACAAAGTTTAATAAATACAGCCAGATGGCTAAGTTTACTGCTCCTTTTTATGGTGGTTTTGACGGCGTTAACATTTTAAATAGAGACGATGCTTTCTTTACAGATAGAGCAACATCAGTTGATTTAGGTGGACATGCAGGCGACGGTGGTTATACAAGTGGTCTAGACGGTACTGATGATGCTGATCCTATGCAAGGTAAAGAATTAAATAACAATGCTGTTATATCATATAGAAATGCTATATTAGTTATGACTGATGAGATGATTATTGATCATAATGTCTTGGTTGTTCCGGGAATTCGTGAATCACTCATTTCAGATTATGCAGCACGTCGTGTAAGAGATTATGGCAAAGCAATTTATTTAATGGATATTCCTCATTACACTAAAGATAACGAAAGAATATTTGTTTCATCTCGTGGTATTGCAACAGGAACAGCAGATGTTGATTTGACATCTTCTATCTTCGACCAGCGTGAGCTTGATTCATCATATGTTGCAACGTATTTTCCTGATGTAATGATTAAAGACAGTGGTGATGATGAAAATGCTAGACAGACAAATCATAGAGCTAAGCGTGTACCATCATCAGCTGTTGCTTTAGGTGCACTTGCAAGAACAGACGCAAACCAAAGTCCTTGGTTTGCTCCTGCAGGATTTTCTCGTGGTGCTCTACCTAATGTTACAAGTCTTGATGTAAGATTAAACGCAGCAGATCGTGATACTCTTTACGAGGCACGAATCAATCCAATTGCGAACTTCCCAAATAATCAGTTTGTTATATTTGGTCAGAAGACAACGCAAATTGCAAGAACAGCACTTGATAGAGTTAACGTTAGACGATTAATGATTAATATCAAGAGAAGAATTCAGAAAGTTGCACAAGGTTTGCTATTTGAGCAAAATGATGCAGCAACAAGAAACCGTTTTATTTCAAGAACATCTTCGATTTTGGCAGACGTTAGAGTTCGTCAAGGTATTGAAGATTTCCGCGTAATCATGGACGACACAAATAACTCTGCTGAGGATGTGGATAACAATAGATTGAATGGTCGTATTGTTGTTGTACCAACTCGAGCTGTTGAGTTTATTGCAATGGACTTTGTAATTACAAATAGCGGTGTAGAATTCCCTTAATCAGAATAGTTATAATAAAGTAAAAACATAGGAGAAAAATCAATATGGCTGGACAAGGCTCAGCGAGAGTAACTCTACGTGAAATCGATTTATCACAAGTAAGAAATCCTCAACAACTACCACAGGGTGTCCCAGCTGCTGTTGTTGGTCCTGCGAGAAAAGGTCCAGCCTTTGTCCCGCAAACATTTGCAACAATGCAGCAGTTTAATGAGGTCTTTGGAAATATGCTTGAAGTGGGACGAGAAGGCAACTCAAACCAATTTGGACCTTTAGCTCTTAACGAGTGGATGCGTTCTGCGCAAGCAGGAACGTATCTTCGCGTTTTAGGCGTTGGTAATGGTTTGCCATCAAGCAGCGGCAAAACATCTGAAGCAGGTTTTGTTGTAGGTGAAAAACAGCTTCAATTGCAATCAACAGGTCTTGCAAAAGTTGGTGACAACGAAAATGCAGCTATTACAGACTCAACTGCAGCTTTAGCTTTAGGCAGAACTCATATGCTTGGCTGCTTTATGAAAGATGCAGAAGGTAGCACATATCTTGCAGATGCAGGAATGGCTTCAGAAGATGCTGCAGCTTCTATTGTTATAGACTTTGGTGATCAAGTGCCTGAAGATGGCAGTACTCTTTCTTTAATCGCAGACGATGGTGACGGCACATTTACAACTAGAGTTTATGGTTTTGATAATGGCGGCGGCGCTGTTGCAAACACTAATCATGTTATTAACACAGTGGGTGGTGCAAATGCAATTGCTGCACTTCTAGCTACAGAAATTCAACAAAATCATGCAAATTTAAATGCTGTAGCTGCAGCAAATACTGGGCGACTAACGATTACACAAGTCCAGTCAGGCGCAGCAGGTAATACAGAAGTTAAAGCAACACTTAATAATGCTGTTACAAATAAAATTACAATTACTTCTGCAGACGGCACAAGCATTACAAATAGTACATCTGGCGCAACGTTTAGATTTAGAGAAGGAACAGGCGGAACCAAAGCTTCAGGTAAAATTTCAGGACAAGATGCAGCAATTACAGATGGACAAAACATTGTAATTAAAAGTCCAGACGTTACAGGTACAGAAAAAACTGTAACATTTACTTTTAATACACAGGCAACAATTGATACTGCAATTGATAATGATGGAGCTGTTGCTGTAGGACAAGACAAAGCTGATGCTAAAGCAGCTGCAGCAACTGCAGGATTTTATAGAGTTGCTGCAGCAACTGGTGCGATTACTGTGTTAAATGTTACTGGAGGCTCAAATGCAGAAAATAATGCAGCATCTTTACAAAATCTGTTAAATGCTATTAACTCTTCTGGACATGATATCTCTGGTCTTATTACAGGAGAACGATCAGACGACGACCTTGTTTTAACTCAGGTACTTCAAGGAACTGAAGGTAATCTAGCTTTAACTACAACAGCTGCTGCTGCCTTTACTATTGGTGGTTTAGAAGATGGTAGCGGTAACGCTAATGTCATAGAAGGCGGCACAGCAGCTGCTAACGCTAATGTAACGTTAAAGTTTAACGGTCAACCAAACGCAGGTGACGTTATAAGACTTCCTAATCTAAATGGCTCAACAGATGGAGAAGCTTTTCACTTTATAGCAACGCTAACAGGAGATCTCATTGGTGGTCTAAATGCTACAAGACCAGGTGGTCTAGATGATACAATTGGCGGAAATACTGCTATAGCTGTTGAGTTAGGTGAGTCAATTGATGTAACACTAGATAATTTAAGACATGCATTACTACAAAACGGTGGCGCAGACCCTGATAATAATGCAGGTCATGGATTAGATAAAGATAATATATCAGTTGTTATTGATTTCTCAAGCAAAGAATTAAAAATTGCTGCTGATGGTGCAAACGGTTTGGCAGACAACAAAGAATTAATCTTTAACGTGTCTTCAAACGTAACAGTTTCTAATCCTGCAGGTGAGAGTTTAGTTGGTAACTTTGGTGAAAAGACAATCAACTTTTCAGGTGGCGAGACAAATGCTGCACAACCAGTTATTCGTGGCGTTTTAATGACTCCACAAGGTGTAAGAGCTTCTTTAGAGGTCAATGATAATTTAGGAGACGATGATGCAGATATTTTAGTTCCATTAAAAGACTTATCATCTCATGATAAAGTTAGGCTTCGTGCACATGGAAAAACATTTGGTAATACAGCTGATAATAATCTTGCAGGATACGTTGTAGGTGAAGTTGATAGCAGTCAAGGATTTAAATTAATTTTAAATGGCTATTCTAATATAGAGAACCCTGCAGTTTTGGACTGTTCATTCGATCCTAATTCACCATCATATTTTGCAAAAGTATTAAACACAGATCCAACAAAGATGGAAGAGTTAGGACATTATTTATACGCTAACTGGGATATTAATCCAGCCGTTGCTGCTCCTTCAAATGCAGGCTTAAAGCATAGTGGTGCGAGTGTTATTGGTACAAACTATGAAGACATGAAGGGTTTCTTGGTTGCAGGTGCAGCAGGAAGAAACACATCAGATACAGGTAAACCTGACTATGAAGACTTTAGAAGCAAATTTGCAACTGCAAGAACGCCATGGATTGTTTCGCAATTTTATAGTGCAGGTGTAAATACTGCTGCTAGACCTGGGACGGCAGCCTCGGGCGGCGCAGTTAAGCTATTTAGACTTTACTCAGTAGATGACGGTGTAATTTCTAATGGCAAATTTAGATTGTTAATTTCAAACTTAAGATACGGTGGACAAAATGATTATGGATCATTTGATATGTCACTTGAAAGTTTTGCGTCAGATCCTATTAGAGGAACTGTTGTAGCTTCATGGAAAAATGCAAACTTAGATACTAATAGCAGAAACTTTATCGGTCGACTTGTTGGTGATAAACACATTTATTATGATTTTGAGAGTGACTTAGGAAAACAAAGACTACGTGAAGAAGGTCAATATGACAGAAAAAATCCTTACGTAAGAATTGAACTTTCAGATGCACTTAAGCAAGGTGACGTCGAAATCGATGCTTTACCAACAGGTTTCCAAGGTCATGCACACTTATTTACTAAGAGTAATGGCAACTTCTTAGAACTTGATGTAGCTGAAGGTAATAGAGTTTTTACAGACTCTGCTAATCTAGTTACAGAAACTTTATCACAAGCGCAGGTTTTACCTCTTGACTTTGTAACAAGCATTAATAGAATTGAAGGTGCTTCTTCTTTAGCTTCTGATGATGATTTAGCTTGGGGCGTTAAATTTGCTTTAAGAGAAAACAATCATATAAGTTATACTGATTCGAATGGCAATTTAGTTAAAGGTCACAAAGAGTTAACAGAGCAAGTATTTAACAAATCAATTAGTTCATGGGCTAAGTTCTTTCCTTCGTTTGGATCGAATCCTGCTTGGATTACAGATGATGCTGCAGACTCAAGTCAAAATTCTTTCTTCTCATTAGAAAAAATTGCAATACCAACAGCTTCTTTAGACACTGATAGCAATATATCTACTTGGGATGGAGCTACTTATAAGAGAAAACCAGCAGACACGCCAAGTGGTAGATTTGTTAAAATTTCTAAAGACGCGTTAGGCGGAAATGCTAAATATCTTAAGTTCCGATGTATGTTCCAAGGTGGATTTGATGGTGTTAATATATTTGATGAAGAAAAAGCTGAATTATCAGGCGTGGCATCTTTAAGAGAAGGTGAAGACGAGACAAATTCTCAAAAGTTTACTGGTCCTACAGTTATGGCATATCAAAGAGCAGTTGATGTTTTAACTGATAAGTCTGCAACTGAGTTCCAATTGCTAGCTATTCCTGGCCAAAGATCACCACGAGTTACTGACTATGCAATTACAGCTTGTGAAGATAGATTTGATGCAATGCTTATTATTGATATTGTTGAGAAAGATGCTTTAAACAGCTTAATTGAAGACAGTGATGTTAAGCCACATGTTAGAAATACTATTTCGTTATTTTCTGATCGTGTTTTAGATACATCATTTGCTGCAGCTTATTTTCCAGATGTAGTTGTACGTCGTCCTTCTGACAATGCACCAATTGTTGTCCCACCATCTGTTGGAATGCTTGGTGTAATGAGTAGAAACGACTCGATTGCAGATCCATGGTTTGCTCCTGCAGGCTTAAATAGAGGTCGTCTAAGTGCTATTGATTCTAGAGTTCAAATGAACAGAGACTTGTTAGATGATCTTTATGATGCTGACATTAATCCAATTTACGTTCCAGCTGGACGTAGTGGTGAGGTTTACGCATTTGGTCAAAAGACACTTCTCCAAGATCAGTCAGCGCTCGATAGAATTAATGTACGTCGTCTTCTTATTGACATTAGACGCAAGGTTAAGAAAGTTGGCGAGCAGTTATTATTTGAGCCAAATAGATCATCTACATTATCTAGATTTTCTTCATTGGTTGAACCAATCATGGCAAACGTTCAGGAACGAAGAGGTGTTACTCGTTATAAGGTTCAAATTGACTCTTCAACGACGACACAAAACGACATTGAGAACAATACAATTCGTGGCAAGATCTACTTGCAACCTACTAAGTCTGTAGAGTTTATTTCTTTAGACTTTGTGGTCACAAATACAATTCAGCAATAATTAAATAAATTAGTTAGATATATATAAATAAAGAATTAGGAGTTTTTAAACATGGCTGAGACACTATCCGTTACAGAGATGATACCTAATAAGTTTGAACCAAAGAGAAAAAATCGATGGGTCTTTGCTATTGAGGGTATCGACGCTTTTCTTATGAAGACGGCGAACCGTCCTTCGTATTCAACAAATGAGACAACAATACCTTTTATTAACAGTACTCGTTACCTTGCTGGTAAGACAACTTTTGATACAATGTCTGTGACACTTCATGACCCAATTGCACCTTCAGGCGCACAACAGGTTATGGAATGGATCAGAACTCACTTCGAGTCTGTATCAGGTCGTGCAGGTTACGCTGACTTTTACAAGAGAGACTGCCAGCTTAAGATGCTTGATCCAGTTGGTACAGTTGTTGAGCTTTGGGACATCAAAGGTTCATTTATAACACAAGCAGGTTTTGGTGACCTTTCTTACGATGGAGATGATCCACAAGAAATTTCATTGACTTTGCGATTTGACAACTGCGTTCTACAATACTAATTTAGATATTGCAACTTAATTGTTGCTAGCAATAATCTTGGTGTCGTCTTAAACAAAAGAGTGGCTTTCGGGCTGCTCTTTTTTGTTTTCGTTTAATTTATTTAACGACAAAGTATTTCTTATCAATAATTAAGTAAAAGTCAAAACAGCAAAAAACAGTGAATAATACTTATTTAATATAATGCGATAGGATTACTATGTCAAATAACGATTTAGTTAGAGTAGAATTTGGAACAGTAACAAACACTGATGATCAAACCATATACAAAGATTTAAATGCCCAATCAGCAAACATAATAGGCACTGCTTTTAAAGGCCCAGCATTTGTTCCCCAAGTTTTGTTTAACAGAGCAACCTTAAACGGTGAAATCGTTAGGAATACTATGACTAACGTTTTGGGCACTCATAGACAAAACTTTAGGGCACATCTTTTTGATGATTATCTTTGCTATCCTGATAGTGAAGCTTATGATGCTGCTTCTACTTGGTTTTCTGGTGGTGGAGAATATGCATATTTTACAAGAGTTTTAGGTATTGGTAGCGGCGTAAGAAGTAACACGACAGGCAAAATGATAGGTAGTGGATTTAATCTATCTAAAAATATTTCTAGCGGAACACTTGATAATAAAATAGGAAGAAATATAAATGCAAATGATGGAGGTGATCCAGGTTCTGTTGGCTTTGTTGTAAGAAAAATTAACGAAGTTGGCAAATCAGATCCTACTCCTGATGATTCAACACCTACAAATAATTTAGATTATTTTTCAGAATTAGGATTACCTGATAATTCTTTTATACTAACAGATGTTTATATGTTTGCAGGAGGCGTTTTGCCTGATTTCCCTTCAACAATATCAGCAGAAAATTCTACTAGCTATGATACAACTACTAAAAATTTTACAGATATAACTTCCCAATTTTTAGATGCTAGTCTTGATGACACTCAAAGATTACAAGATGTCTTGATGCTAAATTTTAATCCTTATCAAAGTATCAAAGAAGAAGAAGACGCAGAAACTGATCTTAACGTTAAAAAGGCGTTTTCTATAAGCACTTCAAGTCAAAATATAAAAACAAAAGAAAACCATTATAACGACGCATCTAGAAGATCGAATCAGTTTTTTAATAATTTTATTAATAGAGGACATGTTTTATATTCAAAATACCCTACATGTGGTTTATCTGCAGTTGAAAATAAGACAGCTATATTAAATACTAGACAATACCCACAAGATCCAGTCAACTATCCAGACTATAATTCTTTTGAATGTGAGTACCAAACAGCTAAAACACCATGGGTTACTTCACAACCTATCAACAGATCAGGATTTAGTACTGCTAATAATGACAATAGATTAAACATACACGATAAAGTTGTTGATTTGTTTAGACTTTGGTCGTTAGATGATGGAGAAATAGGAAATCGATTTAGAATAAAAATAAACATTAAAGAGTGTGGTGATACTAGTTACGTAAAGCCTAATAAAGTTGATCCTGATTTTAATATCTTAAAAGCAGATGATGACATGTATTCTTCTTTTGACCTGTATATTTTTGAATATGACCCTAGAGTAAATGCTTATATTGATTTACAAGTACCTGATGGTGATGACGGTTCTGGTAGACTTTATAAACCTGTAGAAACTTATCTTGATTTAAACTTAAACCCAGACTCAGACAAGTATATTGGACGTGTTATAGGGACAAAGCATACATTTTATGATTTTGATAGTGACATGATAAAAGTTACAGGCAAGTATGAAAATAAAAGCAAATATTTAAGAGTAGAAATACATGAAGATATAGAGGCAAAAAAGTATGACACAGAAGATGGACCTATACAACATCGATTATTACCAGCAGGATTTAAATCTTACCCACATATTGAATTAAACAAAGCTGCTTTTAGTGGACATTACAACGCAGGTGATACACCTATAACTACAACTCAGCTAGACAATATTTTTGTTGGTGAAAAGGTTTATCATTTGCCGCCACAGTATGCTTTACACTATCACATTGACGATGCACTTGCTTCTGAAGGTGGTGATATACAAAACAATTGGGGTGTATTGTTTTGCCCGTCGATGTTAGAAAATACTAATAATAAGTTTTTTTTAGACAGAGTGCAAGAAGAAAATAGAGAATCTGGCGGTACTGGTGAAGAACATGTTTTTCCTCTTTCACCTCATTTTTACTATTCAAAATATTTCTTATCAGGAATTCAGGAAACAAACGCAGACGGAGATCTAGTACAATCACTAACAAAAAACGTGTGGATTGAAGAAAATAACTACTTAAATTCATTTTTTCACTTAGAAAAGATCGTTTTTAAAAATGAATTAGATACCGATAGCGTACTAATAAGTTCTTTTGTAGGTGATGAAAGAAAAGATATGAGTTATAAACATTCTGGAAGAGCAGTAATAGGTAATGACAATTACGAGTACATAAATTTATCAGAGGACAATAGTTTAATATGGGACAATAACAATAGACTGTTAAAAGATAAATTTAGAAATAAGCTTTCTTTTGACTTTTTTACTTACGGTGGCTTTGATGGAGTTGATTTAAGAGATAATGATAAAAGGTTGTTAAGAAATGATGCAATAATAAGAGAGATAGCAGGTGAAGAACAAGGATCAGAAACAAATGGTGCAACATATAATTCATATAAAAAAGCAATAAGCATAGCAACAGACGATGCATATACTACAGCTGATCTTTTAGTTGTTCCCGGGATTAAAGAAATACCGCTGATTAGACAATGTGTAAATGCTTGTGAAGACTCAAGAACACAAGACATGTTTTTTATAGGTGACGTTTCTGGTGCATGCTCTTCAGTCGACATAACTTTTGCAAATCAAACAATTGTTCTAGTTGAAGATGCAACGCCTGATGATGAAATTGACAATAATGTTTATAGTAATAAGCCTGTTAAGGTTTCGAAAGGTGTAATGGGCAATTATACAATACTTAATAGCAATTTAAACAACAGTTACAGAAGAGACACATCAAAAACAAGAGCTGAAGGTAGATTTATTCTTACTGATAAGAATGTTCCTTTATTGGGAGATGTACAAACATTTTATTCTTATAAAAATGTAGTTAAAAGTCAATTTAATAATATAGTAAATTTATGGCCAACATTTTTTATTGAAAGCAGATATTTTCTACCTGTATTAGGTGATGTTATTGCAACTAATGCAGATAGTGAGTTAGATAAAAAGATTGGACCAGAAACTGTTGCCTTAGGATTGATTGCAAAAAATGGTCTAAGAGATAGTTTAGTTAATTCAACTACACCTTCTTTTTTAGAAAACTTTAATGTTAGCATGCGTCTATTAGATGATGTAAACTTAAATGCAAGAGACATTAATTTTGAAACAAATTCTGATCGTGCAAAAAAAGCAGGAATAAATTTGTTGTATAACAATACTGAAGCAGATACATTTAAGCTATTGAGTCAAAATACAGCTTATGTAGAAAGAGGATCTTTGTTCAAAGATCAAGGTGTTGTAAGAACAATTCAGCAAATTAAAAAAAGAATAATGTTTGACATGTTTTTAAATCAACAGTTTGTTGAAGGAGGATTCTTTTTTGGACAGAATTCTAATTTAACAAATATGTATCAAAAGCTAGAGATACAATTAAACAATATACTGACTACTTTTATTGAAGAAGGTTTGATTACAGACTATAAAGTAAGAATACCACAAAGTGATGATGATCAAACTATGTTAGATATGCAAAACTATATACTTAGAGGAAATATTATTTTACAAATGGGCATCTCAGATACAATAGACATAACACTAGACGAGATATTACAAGATCTGAGTTTGACTGCAGATCCAGTCAATGGTGCTGTTTTAGTACCTAGAATACCTTGATATTGAGGAGAAATTTAATTTATGAGCAATTCTTTAGACACACCAATTAATCCAAACCAAATTAAAAGCGAAGGACCAATTCAGGTTTCTAACGTTATGAAAGATGATTTTGGTTTTGAGATACCCCAAGAAAGTGTACCTTTGCCTTCTAAAGGGATTATTTATCCTGTTGATGGACCACTTTATGGACAAGAAACAATTGATATTAGACCAATGACAGCAAGAGAAGAAGACATACTTACGTCTCGTGCTTATATTAAGAATGGATCTGTATTAACTAAGCTTTTAGGTTCATGTATCGTTAACAAAACAATTGACCCAGATAATCTGATTAGTGGTGATAGGAATGCACTTCTTGTTTCATTAAGAATTACAGGCTACGGAGCAGACTATGATGTCGAAGTTGATTGTCCTGAGTGTGGTACTAAGAGTAAACAAACTTTTGATTTATCACAGTTATCAATTAAAAGATTAGATGTTGAGCCTGTTATTGAAGGAGACAATCTTTTTGAGATTGAGCTACCTGTTACAAAAAGAAGCGTTCGAGTAAAGTTCTTGACTGGCCATGACGAGCGTGAAATGATGGTTATTAATGAAAGAAAGAAAAAGAGCGGAATGAAAGTTGAAACTGCAATTACTGACAGACTAACACGTTCAATAGTTTCAGTTAATGGCATTACAGACAGAAATAAGCTTACTTTCTTTGTTAAAAACTTGCCAGCTCGAGATTCTTTAGCTCTTCGAAGATTTCTAGACAAGCATGAGCCAGGAATTATAATGAAGTCTTGGATGAATTGCCCTTCATGTCATGAGCAAAGCGAGGTGGGCCTACCTATGGGAGCGTCGTTTTTTTGGCCTGACACCGAATAATAAAGATTTATATTTGGAACAAATATTTATCTTAATGTATCATCTAGGCTTTACGTATTATGATGCTTATAAGTGCCCCGTCTGGCAAAGGTTTTGGTTTATAAATAGATTTAAGAAGGAACTAGACGTAGCTAAAGAAAACAATCAAAATCCATACTCAACATCAAAAAGAAATAATAGCGGAAGTAGATCATATCGTAAAGCTTTTTAATATATAATTACAATAAAGGATTAGAGGCTTTTAAATGAAATACATTAACGAAAAAGAATTGTTTTTACATAATATTGCAGCAAAATACATCATAGGCGAAAATGTTGAAGTTGAGCTAGATGGAAACTATGCTGAGCTTGTTTGTCTCAAAGAACTACTTGATATTTCTAAAGAACTAAAAATTTCATTAGATGAATGTAATTCTTTAGACGTCATTATAGACATAATGCAAAAAAAGAAAGATATTACATGTAAATTTGAAAGCTTAACAGGTATTTCCTGGAGACTCTAATGAACGTTATTCAACAACAGCTAGATGTATCAAAAAGTCTGCTTTCTGCATTAGATTCTTTGCTCACTTCTTACGGAGGCTTATCAGCTAAAAGTTCTGATCAGACTCAGATTGCTTCTCAAGCTGTTGAAAACATGGCTAGTCAGTCTAAAAAAATTGATCAAGCTGCTTCAAAGTCTCAAAGCATGTCAAACGAGTTAAACGAAGTTGCTAATACAAAATCTGTTATTGATAATATAACATCAAATAGCAAAAAAGTTAGTACAGACATTTCACAAAGTATGGAAACAGCAGCTAAGTCTGTAGATAAATCAAAAATAGATATATCAAAGTCTTCTATGCAATCTAAAAAGTCAAATGAAGATATTTTAAAAACAGGCGACTTGCTTAATGCTACAGGTGATATACACAAAAACTTAGACAAGACAAGCAAAGAAATTTTAGAAATAAAAGATACTGTTAAAGGACAGTCTACTTTATTAAAAGTATGGACTAAAATAGTATCAATGCTAGTTAAGGTAAAAGATGCGCTATTTACAGGTGGCTTATCTTTATTTAAAGATATACCAATGATGTTAATTAATTTTGCAAAATCAGCATTAAATATTTTTACATCTTTAATAGGCTCATTGACAAAATTTCTTGCATTTACAACCACACTACCTTTTACAATCGCAAAAATTGCTGTAGGTATAGGTAATCAAATAAGAACTGATTTAGTTGAAACTATACAGGGTGCTGGTGAAGAAGCAAAAGAGTCTTTTGATTTAACATCAGCTATTGGTAAAAATGCAGATAAAATGACACAAACTGCTAAGGGCCTTCTTAAAACTTTTCAAAACCCTAAGTCTAGACTAGTAAAACTTTTTGGTCTAGGCGCTTCAGGTGCTGCAACATTTCTCAAAGAAACTTTTAAAGCTGTCGATGATATGGGTCACTATGCTGAAATTTTTGGTCCATCTATCTTAGGGAGTACAGAGAACGGTCAATTTGTTATAGAAATGCAACGAGCAATGGGAATAGGCTCAAAAGAAATGGCATATTACGCACTAGAAGCATATAACGCAGGTGAGCATCCTATTGATACTCTTACTAGAACTAGTGAAGTTATAAAAGCTGTTGCTGATAGGAATGATCAAGACTTTAAAGCACTTACAAAAGACTTTCATGCACTTAGGACAAATATATCTGAATTTGGACATTTATCTTCAAATGAAATTGCTGATTTGACAGGCAAACTTAGGTCAATGAAAGTTAAAACAGAAGATGCTGTTAATGTATTTAAAAAGTTTACTACTTTTGAAGAAGCTGCAAAAACTTCTGCAATGCTTTTTCAAACTTTTGAAATGAACATAGACGCATTTGATTTATTAAATTCAAGAGATCCAGGCGAAATGCTACAACAATTTAGAGACGCAATGTTTCAGTCAGGCAAAGCGTTTAAAGATCTAAATAGACATGAAAAATCTTTAATGGCATCTATAACAGGAGTATCTGAGCAAGGTCTTTCCTCATTAATGAACTATATGAATTTAGGATTAACTCAAGACGAAGCTAGAAAAAAGCTAGAAGCTCAAGATCCAACTAAAGAACAAGAAAAAATGATTAAAGGTCTAACTTCTACAATAAAATTAGTTCAAAAAACAATGACTTTTTCAAACCCATTCCAAGCTTTCTTTGCAGGTCTAAGCGACAACGCAATGAACCAAAAAGAGTTGCAAAAAAAATTAATTTCTTTAAGCACAATATATTCTAAAATTAGAGATATGGGAGCTAGCTTAAATTTATCAAGTGTAAGTGCAGCTTTAAATCCAATAATCAAGGTTTTAAAAAATTTCGATGAAACAGTAAACGGTGACGGATTTAAAAAAGTCATGGCGATAACAGTAGGTACTGCTAGCAGATTTTTAACACATTTTTCTCATGATATAGAAACTGATCCTAATAAGCTTAAGACAATAAACAAGATGTCTGTAGAAGAGAGAGTCAATGAACTCTATAGAGATCTTAGCAGCATGACAAGTTCTGGCGGTTCTCTCTTTCAAAACATGGTTACAGTTGGTGGAAAAATAATGGGTGGAATTATTAAAGGTGCAATTTACGGAATTACTGCAGCATTTCATTTATTAGCAGGAGGCACAGATAAGGCAGTTACATCGTTAGGTCTTACAATGACAGATCAAATGAAAGAAGATGCTGCTAAAAAAGGAATTCCAGTAAAAGAATACACAATATTAAATTGGTTAGGCATTAGCGAAAATGATGCTGATGGTATAAGTAATTCATTAGGCACAGCTGTAGGTGACTTTGTAACAAAACTGCCTTCTTTGATGTCAATGGCTTCTTCAGTTTTAGAAGATTTGTCTGAAGTACTATTACAATTTGCAGGTTCTTTGTTAGGAATTCTTGGTAGCATGACTTCAGAATACTATGACAGCTCAAATAGATTTACACAGGCAGGTCTTAGAGCAATGGGTTTTGATATTGAAGCAGCAAGATATGCAAAAGACGGTGTTGGTTCTGGAGAAAGTCTAAATATGGACATGTCAGAGCTTATAAGTAAAACGCATGTAAAAGGAGAGTTAAAAGAAGGTTATATAGGCACATACATAAGTTATATCGAAGACTTGCAAAAATCATTTCCTCAAGGATCTCCTGCTCATAACTTTTTAAACAGTCCAAAAACTTCTCAAAATATAAACTATATTAAAAATACTGGAAATTTTAAATTTGATACGCTTGGCAGTATAATTGATGATGCAGAAGAACCGCAAAGAGCACAGGCAATACTTGACATAGCAAAGAACGCATACAAAGTAAACTCTTATATGCCTTACGAAGTTTTCAATTTGTTTAAAGGAGTTGAAAATAAACCGAAGTGGTACGATAAAGATGCTAATTTTGCGAATAAAAAATCAAAAGAACTATCAAATGCTTTAATAAAAGGACCAGATATTGATGGACATTATAGCAGTGATGAAAATTTAGTCTTTAGTTCTGCAAATAATGTAATTAAGTCTCAAGGTCTTGCAATTAATACTTTACAAAGACTAATTGATTCTAAAAAAATTATTAATAATAAAGGAAAATACGAATTGCCTCAAAGCGTACAAGACTTAGAGTACACAGGTAAAAATACAGTTCTTGTTACACCTGATAAAAATTATTTTTTAGATGATTTTGACACAGTATTAGCAGCTAAAAAAGGCGGATTTTTAAATAACTTGTTTATTGGATTAACAGACTACTTCGGTCAGTCAAAAGAAATTAGTGAAATAAAAATTATAGGTTTAAAAAAAGAGCTAAACAAAGCTGAAGCTTCTGTAAACAAACTTTCAGACAATATTTTAGATAGAAAAAGTTTGGACTACGAAGCAGACGAAGAAGATTTTGTTAAATTGTTTGATTTATATGACAATATAATAAGTATAATTACAAATAAAGAAAACAAACCAGTAAAGACAAAAGTAGCATTTGACGTATAAAACAAGGATAAAAAATGGCAGACGAAACAGAAAACAATCCTAATGATCCTAATTCAAGTAATACGTCAGCTATAGATGCAAGTCAAACTGACTTGGCTAAAGAGCTAAATAGTGTTCTTGAACAAGTTGCAAACAGACTTGAAAAAATAAATGAAATTACAAAAAGTCAAGCAGACATGATGATTAACATGGCTCAGACATTCCAAGGTGTTCAAAGTAGTGTTTCAAATATGTCTCAAAGTGCTGAAATAATAACTGAAAGTATTGCACAAGCTGCTGAGACTGTTATAACTAATATTGATTCTCAATCAATGCAAAACGTTTCACAAAGTCTAGAGGAAGTAAGTGAAACTGCATCTAAAGGCTTGACTGCAAATTCAAAAAGCTTGACAGGCTTAAAAGAAAGTGTAACTAGCGCTGCAGCTAGCTGTCAAAGTGTGTCTGAAAGTTTATCTGGTGTTAGCGATGACATAAGCGGTAACATGTCACAAATTAGTGATGACATACTGACTTTTAGAGAAAATACAAAAGGTTTAAAAGTAGAATCAAGAAGCTTTGTTGAAGCAATTAAAGAGTTAGATGAAAAAATATCCAATTTAGTAGGAGGTATTGCGTCTACATTTAAAAATATATTTATGGGTGCTTTTGGCATGATAAAAACTGTTGTAAGCTCTATAGGTTCTCTTGTAGGCGCTGCAACTCAATTTGTTAAATTTTCTTTAACAATACCTTTTACCATAGTGCAAGAAGCTGCAAAGCTAGGTAATCAAATAAGGACAGATCTTGTAGAAGTCATTCAACAGTCTGCCGAAGATCTTAAAGAAAGCTTTGACTTTGAATCAAGCATAGGCCAAGGAATTCAAGAAATGACTGCTAGAGGAAAAGGAATGCTATTAGAATTCCAAAACCCATCAAGCGAGTTAGTCAAGTTATTTGATATGGGTGCAAGTGGTATTGCTAATATGATCAAAGAAGTTGGGACAAATGTTGCTGCAATGGGACATTTTTCTGAAATATTTGGAAGAAGTATTATGGGCGACGAAAAAAGACTTAAAAATTTTACTAAAATGGTTAGAGGTTTTGGTTTTTCTTCAGAGGACATCCAGTATATGGCGTTAGATGCATCAGTCAACTTAGAGCATATTAATGTTAGAATGGCAAAGTTAGGTGTAACTTTAGAATCAACAGCTAAAGAGTTTGGTGTTGATAGAAAGAGGCTTTCAAAAAACTTTATGATCATGCGTAAAAACATTACGCAATTCGGTCACCTGTCAGATGAAGAAATTGCTTCAACAACAGCAAGATTAACGCAAATGAGAATTAAGCTAGAAGACGCTGTCGCTGTATTCGATAAGTTTAAAACTTTTGAAGACGCTGCAAATTCTGTTGCAATATTATCACAAACTTTTGGTATGAATCTCGATGCGTTTGATATGATACAAGCTAAAAATCCAGAAGATATTATTAATATGTTTAGAAATTCTATGCTTGAAACTGGCAGGGCTTTTGAAGATTTAAATAGGTTTGAGAAAGACTTGATGGCACAGCATACAGGAATGTCTGCAGAGTCTTTAGCAGCGCTTATGAATTATAGAGACTTAGGTTTAACACATCAAGAAGCAGTTGACAAAATGGCTTCTGAAAGACCTGAGGCTAAGCAAATGGCTTCACTTAAAAAACTTAATAGCGCAATAAAAGAAGTTCAAAAAGTCATGACTTTCGATAGCCCTTTTAAAGCATTTGCATCAGGTGTCGCAGATAGCACAACTCTTACGGGAGAACTAAAAGATGTAATGGTTTCTCTAAGTCAAGGATACGAAGGAATATACAATTACGCTAAAAAACTAGATCCTAAAACATGGAGTGGACTAGTTAAACCTATAAACAGTATTATTAATATAATGTTAGGAATTTTTAAGAGTAAAGCATTTAAAGGAGGACTAACAAAAACTGTAGAAGTTATGTCTCATTTCATAGGTCAGCTTTTTAATTTTGATGAACCTACAAAAGCTTTACAAAATAGTGCAGTTGCAGCATCAAATGCAGGTAAAGAGCTAAGTGATGGAATGAAATCAATTGGCGCAGCAAATGAAAAAAATGTAGGTGTCTTAGTCAATTTGAGTGGTAGAATAATGGGTGGTATTATTAAAGGAGCAGCAATTGGCTTTACAGCATTACTAATGACTGCAAATGATGGTATTGACACGCTTAAAACAAAGATGGATGCAAGAAACCCTTATAAGAACATAATTGAAACGTTTTTTGGATGGAATCCGGGTGATGTTACAAAAATGGGCGACTCATTAAAGAATGCAGTTACTGACTTCTTTTCAAAGTCAGACGGTATGATTAGTTTAACCGGTTGGTTAATGGAAGGCTTTGGTGATATTTTTGAAGTAGTTATTGGCATTTTTGGAGGTGCTCTAGCTGCTGGAATTGATAAGATTTTTGGTACACAATTTGGTGCAAAGCCAAGTGTTGCTTTAGCACAAACTTCTTTGAAAAGTCAAAGAAAACCAGCTAGTGAAACAATGCAAGAAATATCTGAAACTTTAGGTAAAGAAGGGACAGTTAATAGAAAAAATCTAGCTTCAATGATACACGACTTAAATGACAGAGCATCAACTGTAACTGACAAAGGACAAAAAGCACAGCTACAAACTGTAATAGAAAGTCTTAAGACAAGATTTACAGAAGAAGGTAATTCTGAGGATGATTTTAGAAATATTGCACTTCAAACAGCTGCAGTTATGCAAGGAATAAGTCAAGGTGCTTATAAAGGAAGAGATCTTTCTACTATACAGCAAATTAATGCACAAGACGATTTTGCAAACGCTGATGATCATGCTGTACATGGTAATATTGCAACTGCAGGTTTAGCAGGCGCTGGAGGAGTGCTTTTAGCTTCAAAAATGGCAGCAATGCTTCCGTTCCTTTCAGCAATACCTGGTGTTAATGTAGTTGCAGCAGGTGCACTCGGATTGGCTGGAGCAGGAATGATGGCTTACGGCTTGTATGATTGGTTTACAAGTAAAGAAACAAAATCAGTAACTACAGCCCGAGAATTTGATAAGTACATGGAAAATAAAATAACTTCAAAGTTAATGGGTAGTCTTGTACAAGGCAGTGATTTTGCGCCTTATTTTAATAATATCTACTTTAAATCTTTCTGGGCAAATTATGGTGAAGAAATAACAGCTGCAGCTAAAAAATCTAAAGATTCAGGATATATGAACAGCATAAGCCCAGAATTTGAAGTAGGTAATTTTGCGGGTAGTCCTTATTACCAAAAAATATTTAAAAATACACTTAAAGGTGGACTTACGACTTACGAAGAACAATCAAATACTATTTTAGAACAAAAGCCAAGTGGTCCTAGTGAAGAGATGGTAAAAGATGGACAATCAGTTGGTGACTTAGAGTTTTTAAACAAGTATATAAATGTAAGTCAAAGCAAAAACATTTTAAACAATTTACTAGCATCTGTATCTTTACCTAGTCTTTTTGAAGAAGAAACAAGCGCTACAACAATTGCTGCTTCAAATTATTCAGGTGCAAAAGAAATTAAAATAAATAGAAGTAATCGATTGACTAAACAAAAAGTTGAAGATCAAAATCAAAAGCTAACTCAACTTAAAAAGAAGTTAGAAGAAGAAAATATTGAAGTTACAGCAGACTTTGTCTTTACAAACGAAATTATAGACAAGCTAATGAAGTCGATGGCAAAGAGTAATCTTGTTAGAATATTAGGCATGCCTGAGTATACAAATGGTGTCATGAGCTTAACAGAGAGTGCATTAGGGTCTAGATGCTTTAACATTGGCAGTGATGGTACTGCTGCGACAATAGAAACAGTCCAGCCTTCTGGAAGTTAAAAGTGAGAATGTATTATGAATAAATTAGATGTAAAAGAAGTGATTACAAAACTTGGACTTGACAAGGCACTATGCAAAGCATTTGCTAAAAAGACTGGAAAGACCGAGGAAGAATATTTAAAAATGTTTAACGAAATTGCAGAAAAAGAACTTAATGCTATTGGAAAATCACTAGTTGAAGGTCAAATAGATGAAACTAAGTTCTCTCGATTACGAGGTTTGTCTCTGCAAGATTTTATGAAAGATAATGATAATATTATCAAGGACAAATAAAAATGGCAAACAAGTATATTCTCAATCCTGATGGGTCGATACAAAAATATAAAGAAGATGCAAGCCAAGAGCTTGAAGGAAAAATATATCCAGACAAATTAACTGATGATGATGAGAGTTCTTATTTAAGTGATTTACCTGCAGCAAAACAACTCAATAATACTATTTATGATGGTGTTCAAGCAGATATAGACTTTGGTTCGTTGTCAGATGATGCTGATTCAGGACATAAAAAAATAATATCTAATATCGAAAACGACAAGAGTTTTGGTTTTATTGACACAGATGGCAATGTAAAAGATACTCCTGGGAAAATATCTTCTTATACCCCCTTTAATTCTTATAGCGAAGTCAACGAAAAAGATGAAAAAATAAAAACAGTTGTCTTTGCAGATGAACTAGAAATGTTAGGAGGAATTAGACTTGATGCGGATGCTCTAGACATTTCAGGGAAATTATTAGGTGCACTTTTTTCTTACTTTGCCGAGTCTATACTAAGAATAGTACTTGTTGAAGTAATTGTAATAGCAAATAAAGCTTTTGTTGCAGCAAATGGAAGTCAAACATCTACTTTTGAAAGATATAGCCTTAGAATAGGCAGATATGATTTTACAGAATTTGATTTGTTTTCTAGATATGTCTTTAATGTTTTAAACTATCCACACGAAAGTTCAGGCACTGTTCAAAGAATTCTTGCTTATTTTGCAGGGTTTACGCAATGGCTAGCACCAGATATGTTAATAGACTTTGATGAAATTTTAAAAGAAACTAAAAAACAAAACAATAAGCTAGAGTTTGCTGTTAGCGCTTTTGATCCTAATTGGGCTAAGGCTTTAATGGTTATTGCAGAAAGTCTTGTAAGTATTGGGCTTGCTGCGTTATCAAATCAAACAGTCAATAATAGAGCAAACCTCCTATTTAGAAAATTTTATCAAGAAAGACACTGGAATCAAGAAATACTCTACAAAGCTAAAGAAAAAGAAGCTGCTGTTCCAGACTTATTTACAGACTTAAACTATTATTACTTTAAGTTTTATATAGAAAGAATACAAATTGGCTTAAAATATATCAATAAGTACGTTTATAAATACACGTATCTTAGAGATAATGCAATAGATTCACCTTTCAATAGAGTTTCAGGAAACAAATCAAACAAAAATATTGATGCTGCTATTGAATTAATGACTTTTGATGGAAAAGCACTTACAGGTGACATCGCAGAAATATTAACTCAAGGTGAATATAAACCAGAGAAAAGTACTGTGAAACCCACAGCTGTAGCTGCAGCAGCTGCAGCTGCAGCGGCTATAGGCTTAGATGCACCTGCAGACGCAAGTTCACGTTCTCAGCAAGCAATAAAGTCTTATAGCTGGTTATATAAAGACTCTGATGGAGAGAAAACAGACGATGAAATATCTATAGCTAAAGGTAAAAAACCTGGCCAATCTACGAGAATAAGAGCTTTGCCGCAGATGTTTTCAATGCATCCGTCACTTTATAGAGCGTTAGCAGCAAATGGAAAGACAGATATAAAATTAGGTAAAGATTTAATGCAAAATTTTTATACACTTTCTGATGATGAAAAAAGAATTCCTGATTATGCTGTGACTGAAATTGAAAATGCATTAGAGGCAGAGTATATGCCTTTTTACTTGCATGACATTAGAACGAACGAGATTTTGTCTTTTCATGCTTTTATAGAAAGTATAACTGACTCTTTTAATCCAGAATACAACTCTAGCAGCGGTTTTGGTAGAATTGATGATGTTCGAACATATGTAAAAACAACAAGAAATATTAATGTATCTTTTACACTAGCATCAACATCAGAGTCTGATCATGATTTAATGTGGTATCAAATAAATAAAATTGTTGCAATGGTATATCCACAATGGTCTGATGGCTTTAATGTCTTAGAGAGAAAAGAAGGTGAAGTTGTATTTGACAAAAGCGGCAATCCAAAAATAGATTTTAAATATCCTTTTACACAAGTACCAAATGCTTCACCTTTAGTAAGACTAAGAGTTGGTGACGTTATTAAAAGCAACTATAGTAGAACAAACCTTTCTAGACTTCACGGAGTAGGCGAAAGACAGGCAGACTTAGGTGCTGAAAAAGCATTAGATGCAAGCAATCGACATTATGAACTATTACCGGGAAATTACAAAGTAGATCAAGGAGGCTCAGATATTTTAGGCTTAACTCTTTCTTTTGGTAAAAGACCAATGATGGTTACAATAGATTCTCCTGTTAAAATAGCAGAACTTATAGATAGTGCAGCTGATGAAGACAACTTTTATAAAGTTAAAATTGCTAATCCTTTTTATAGTGAAAACGAAGCAAAGTCAGTTGCAGATATTTTTAAACTACCTCCTGAGATACCAGCTGATGAAACAATCGAAGTTTATGCAGATGCATCAAAAATAGTTGCAAGTCAAATTCACAAACTCAGTAAAGGAGGAGCTGCAGACGATCTTATGAAGCCTATGAAAGATGGAAAAGTTAATAATCCTATAACTAAGTCTTATGAAAGTGGAATGAGTAGAGGCTTGGCAGGATTTATAACGCAGTTAGATGTTAATTACAATGAAGTGCCTTGGGAGACTAGTAGAGTAGGTTCGAAAGCGCCAATGTTAGTAAAGTTAACCATAAACTTTGCACCAATTCATGATATACCTCCTGGGTTAGATCATAATGGAATGCTTAGAGCACCTGTTTATAATGTAGGTAGAATAAACAACGAGTTTTTTGGAGACCCTAAGGATCACACGTATACAGGTTCTGGAAGAGACTTAGCAATGGCTAAATATAAATTTTTAAAATATAAAGAAGGATCAGGTAATTAACTATGTCAAAATTTATAAGTAGGAAAGGTGGCATACCAAATCTTTCGTCTGCTATTTACTATGCTGTTGAAAATGGTACAATAAGATTTAATACAGTTGTAGCAGATGGTAGAAGACTTGATCACTATGCTCAAGAATTTTATGGTAATGGTTTAAACTGGTGGATTATTGCAGCTGCAAGTGGAATTAGATGGCCTCTTGGAATTGGAGCAGGAGTAGCAAACAAAGGATCCATAGGAGACGACAGTATAGTGTTGTTTATACCGAACATAGAAGACGTAATAAAACTCAAAGCAGGTAGATAATGTCTTACGTAAATTATTTAAGAGAATCAAATATAAGCAAGTATACAAATATTATGTCCAATGAAGATGTAATAAAAGAATTACTTAAACAATCTTCAGACGAAACATCAAAACTTGCAGCTGAAAAGCCTGAAGTTATAAAAGCAATTTCAGATGTATTTCAATCAATAACGACAGAAGCTAAAACTGTTAATGAAATGATTGAAGATGTATACTTGAATTATTGCAAAGTTGTTCCTGGCGATGCAGAAGCAGAAGCAAAAGCAAAAGCAGAAGAAGTCTTAACAGAATTATCTTCATTTATAACAATAATACACGATGATGCAGAAAACAAGTTTTCTACTAGCACAGAAAATGTTTATACTTTTGATAATAGAATAGATATAGGTGATCCTACAACTAAGCCTACTTTGTCTCCTAAAAAACTTAAAGATGTATTTAAGTTCCAAACTCCTTTTGTGTCTTTTAAGAGTCGTCCAAAACAAAATAAAATAGCAGGTGGAACTACAAAGTATGAACACTATAACAAATACGGATTACTTAACGCTGGCGCTGCAGAAGTTGGTACTATTTTTACAGCAGGAGGAGTAGCGTCTAGAACAATAAATTCTTCTTTTAAGAACATTTATAATACACATGAAATCTGTCACGCAAAAGCTGATGAAGCAACAGCTTCATCAAGAGGCGTTGAGGACGCAAGTCAGCTTAATTTAGTTAATGCAACTGGAAGTGGCTCTATACGTAATATTTGTGCAGCTACAAAAGATAAGCCTAGTCTTGCTTACATACTGATTGATCATCCAGACTTGCGTATAGGAACAAGAAATAGTTTAGAACTATCTACTTTTTTTAACTTATTAAATACAGTAGAACTTAGCAAATGCCAACCTTATTTAGACGCTGTATTTGTATTGCCTTCAAATATATCATCAAATAATAATGGTAGAGTTTTTAAAACAGCTTCAATAACACAGTTTTTTGAAGGAACGCCTGTATCGCCAAATGTTACAACTGATAATTTTAAAAAAATTGAAGCAAATTTTAAAAGAAAAGTAGGATCTGGTAAAACTGCAAAAATACAAGATGCTGTTGATACAAACATGTCAGCTTTTACAATGCCACAAACTATAAACAATTTTAACGAAAAGTTTATCGGGCATGGAGAAAACGTACAGTTTAACACGGATATGAATTTTGCTAGACAAAACGCAGTTCATGATATCACGAGGCCTTTTTTAACTATAAAGAGTTTTAACATAGATGTTGCTCCAACTCAAGGTCTCATGTCTTTTAAGACAGGAAAGCTTTCTTTAGTGCTTCATGATAGAACTCGCATGGTCGATATTGCTCCTTTCATCAAGCCTGATCTTTTTGGTTCATTTGGCGCTGAAATTTCTATTGAATATGGATGGAGTCATATCGACGGCAAGGTAGAAAATCCTGATGATAAAAAAGCTAGTTACTTAGGGCAATTTTTAGAAAAATCTAGAGTAACAGAAAAATACATTATTACAAACTCTTCTTTTACAATGGATGCAACAGGACAAGTTAATATAGAGCTTTCAATAGCAATGAGAGGGCCAGTTGACATAAGAAGTGTAAAGCTTCATTCTAATCCTATGCAAAACATTAAAACAAACTCAGTTTTAAAAAGCGAAAAAACTTTTCAAGACATTGTAAGCATATTTAATGATCCTGCTCATAAGTATATTTTAGATAAAACTGATGGATATACGCACACAGATGAAAGTGGAGCCAATCCTCAATATATTTATTATGGAAAGCAGGTATTTCCTATAATTGAAAATTTAGTAACTGCAATTAGAAGTGAAACAAATCAAGTCCAGCTTGATGATCCTAAGTCTATTAAAGAAGCAAAATATGAAGTTATTAAATCAATTGCTGCAAATTTAACTAAAAGTGTAAGAACAAAATGGCTTAAAGCAAATACTGTTAAGCAAATAATCGAGGCTTTTAATCTTCTTGATCCAAAGCCTACACAAGAAGGCAAACTTTATTTAAGCGGAAAGTCGCGGCCTTTACTTTATATTCAAACTCATGAAGCTGATATAAATAATCTCGTAATTAATGCCTTTAGAAAAGATGAGATAAAAATACTCATGAGTAGCATTTTAAATTATATTGATAATGTCTACAATACATACGTTGTAAATCAAGATAGTTTGCAACAAAAAGAAAGCACTTTAATAAACAAGATAATTGGTGGTCTAGATAAAATTGATCCTTTTATTAATACTGAGTTTTTAAAGCAATATGAAAGAATAATACTAGGTGATGACACATCATCAGGCATATCTGTTAATAACTTAGGGGAAGAAGGAGAAAACGTAGGCTATGTTAGCTTTGGTTCTTTTATAACTGGTCTTATTGGTACACATATGGCTGCAGTAGGAAAATTTGATGAAATACAAATTGTAAGCTATACTTGTAATGAAAATTGTGGTCTTTTTTCAAACATGAACGTTTCTTCAATTTTGCTGCCTAAAGATGAATTAAGAGACTTTTTAGGTGACTTATTTGAAGATGGCACAACTATGACGTTAGAAGGAATTATTTCTCAAATAATTAATAGATTTATAAATACTAGAACAAATATTTGTTATGGTCTTGCAGAATTTTATGTTATTGATGAAGAAACTGGGAACGTTGAAGCAGTTTTTAAAGAAGATGCGCAAAAAAAGAACATTAATGACAAACTAAGTACAATTTACCAAATGCTAGCTAATTCAGGTAAATCTCAACAAAGCCAGCAAACAACAGAAATTTCAGATGTTAGATTTGTTATGCCAAAAATTAAATTTACATTTGATACGCTTACAAGCAAAGATAGCAGTTTTGAAAAAACAATCTCTAGAATTTCTATATTTGATCAAAATGATAATCCTTTCGGTTCAGTTAACACTATAATGAAAGACGTTTATGATAGACAAATAGTTGCAACAGCTGCAAAATTAAACAAAATTCGTCGTGATCATAAGTCTACTTATATTGATAAAAAAACAAAAAAAATAAAAAAGAAAACAACAAAAAACGTAGCAAGTGATATGCATGTTGCTGTTAGAGAAAGATTTTATCAAAAAAGTTGGTCTTTAATAAAAGATTTAATAAATCAAGGTGTCTTAATAGAAATTTCTGAAGGTGTTTATGAAATTGGAGGTCAATTTAAATTACAAGGTCTTAAAAATAGCTTTAAATCAATTATGCCTTCTATAACTTACGGAACACAAAATTCTGCTGTAATAGAAGCTTCAGTTTCTACTGTTAATGAAGCCAAGCTTAATACAGTCTATTTAACAAGATCAGATAGAGCTGTAGATGGGAAAAATAAAATAGCAACAAAAGTAGCTTTCTCAAAAGACTTACCTCTTAGAGTTTTACCCTCGCAAGCAAACGTAACAATATACGGCTGTCCTTTTGTTAATTTTGCTCAATATATTTTCTTAGACTTTGAAACAGGAACAACTATTGACAATTCATATGCAATTACAGGCATTAAGCATGATTTATCTCCTGGGAAATTTACAACACAACTAACACTTTCTTACGGTGATGTATACGGTAAATACGAAAATTCAGCTCAAACAATTGCAAGAACAATTAATGACATTGTAAAGCCTAAATCAATAGTAAGTGCTGTAGATGATGTGAGTACTATTAAGATTAATTCATTTAAGAAAAGAGGAGATAAGCTAGGCAAAAAAGCAGCACTTATAGAAGTTACAAAAACATTTAATGGGAATATTAATTTTAACATTAAGATTGTAGCTTCAAGAAGTAACGAAGTAGTCATTAAAAAAACTGGTGTCGTTAGCGATTATGATATGATTATATATGTTAACGAAAATAAACAAGGCAACCCTGCTGAGCTAGCTGATGGGAAATCTATAGATATATCTTTAGACATGACAAACGGATCTAATGATATTAAATTTTTCCAAGGAACAGCAGCTGACTTTGGCATGCATGCTTATGCAAAAGCTAAGAATCTTTTTAAAACCCCGAATAGAATACCTACAGGTGGATTTGGCTTTGATACAAAAAGTCTTGCAAACTTTAAGTCAATGGGTGTGAATGTGTTTAACAAAATTAGTGGTGATTTTATTAAAAACAGTTCAGCTGAAAGACTAAAATTTTTGAAAGATGCATTAACTCAACATGTTGGTTTCTTTTTTAAATTAAAATTTAAGTATAATGGTGTTGGCACTAATATTGAGCCTGATGCTATAAATCCTTCTTTAACAATAGACTGGAATTTATTTGACAAAGTAAAAGTAGCTAATTTATTTAAAGCGTATGAAGATGTCAATGAAACAAACAACATTAGTTTAAATCCAGAGTACATTAATAAAGTATCTAAAATATTAACTGACAACAACATACAAACAATTGAAGGTAGAAAAGAAAGTGTAAGTTTTTATACTAGCACTATAAAAAACATTAAAAGAAAACAAAAACTAAGTGCGTATGCAAAGCCTGGAAGTATAATGTTTACAACTGCTGGTTTAGAATTTGAAGTTATTGATGGATTTAAGTTTATTGGAAAAAAGAAAGTTAAAGTGGGTAAAAAAACAGTCGAAAAGATTGTAGCTGAATTTTCTTATAAAAAAGGCTCAATATCACTTAAGGATTTATTAGACAATATTACAGATCCTAAGAAACTTTATAATTTAAAGTCTAGATAAAATTTTTTTGTAAATTTTTCTATATAGTATTATACTCATATTATGAGTGAATTATATAGATTATATAGAATAGAAAATTTAAGTAAGTGGACAAAATATATTTCTATGTTTGACTTAAAAAAGTTTTATGATATAGAAAGTGTTTTACCTAATCATTTAGTAGAAAAATACAAAGAGGATGTTGAAAATGCAAACAGTATCTTAACAGAAAAAGATTTAACTTTAAATTATATAGACAAGTTTAAATCAAATCAGAAAATCTTTAAGACAATAGAACCTGCAAAAATAAATTTAATATCTTATAGAGTTTTTAAAGAGCTAGAGAAAAACGAGACAATACTAAGTAATCTTCTTTCTTTTAAGCCTGTTAATGGCTTTGCTAATAAAGCAATGTATAAACAGACGTCTACAATTACAGGTAGACTAACAGACCAATCAGGATGCCCTAAGATCTTAACTTTGCCGGCTAGATGTCGTAAAATATTTGAAAGTAGATGGCAAAGAAATGGTGATCTTTTATACATTGATTTTAAAAACCTAGAACCACGTGTTATAAGAAAGATAAATGGTAAAGAAGCAGGTGATGACATATACAACGAAATTTCAGATGGTTTAGACTTTGAGGTTGATAGAGTTATTATTAAAAGAGGAATTATTTCAACTTTATACGGTTCTTCTTCACAAATAGAAGGTTTAAGCAAAGATAGAAGCGAAGCAGTATTAGAAGCAACAAAGAGCTACTTTGATCTAAAAGCTATATTAAATAAAGCATCTATTGTCAACGAGATTGGCTGCAGAAACAACTATTATGGTAGACCAATATGGAATATCGAAGAAACAAAAGAAAACAAACTGATAAACAATTATGTACAATCAACAGCTGTTGATATTGCACTTTCATATTTTTCAGAGTTATGTGATAAAATAAATCTAGAACTGTGCAAACCAGTTTATATTATTCATGATGCTTTAATATTAGACGTGCACAACGATTATATAAGTGATATTATGAACATCCTGGACACAGGATATAATTGCGAAAAACTTGGACATTTTCCTGTTGAAATAGAAAAATTATCGGAGACATTTTAATGTATAAACAAAGAGACGTAGAAAAGCTATGGTCAAAGTATGAAGGACTTTTACATAAGCTTCAAGACCCTAGCATAAACAGCCTTTTAGAAAAACAAGGGCAGAGAATTATAATGGGAACATTTTCTCAAAGAGAAAAAGAGCAATTCTGTGGAATTGGAGGTTTAGTTGAATATGCCCTAGAGTTAGTAAAAACAAGTAGTCTTATCACGAAAGCATTAAATTATGACATAAACAAAGGATCACTTATTAAGTGCTCACTACTTTCAGTTTTAGGTAGAGTAGGAACTCCAGAGATTGATAGGTTTATAGATACTACTTCGGAGTGGCATAAAGAAAAGTTAGGACAATATTTCGATTGGAATGAACAATGTCCAAAGTATCAAGTAAATGATATGTCTCTTTATTGGCTGCAAAAATTTAATATCTCACTTACATGGGACGAGTGGAATGCAATATTATTACTTAGAGAAAACTCTTCAGAAGTTAGTAAGTTTTATGGTTCACATAAGTCAAGGTTAGCAACAGTACTTTGTTTATCAAGTGAAGCTGTACTTAAAGATGAATTAGATAAAATTGCTGGAACTTATACTGTACCTTTTTAATATATATGATAAACAAAAGGAACAACAATGAACAGCGATTTATATTATCTTGTTTTAGAGGCTCTTTTAGATGAAGCTGAAATTAATGAGTTTAGTGGTGTAGGTGCAATTGGTGTCGTTGCGACACCTTTAGGCACAGGTCCTACAGGAAAAGTTAAGTACAGAAGTGGCAAAAGTAAAAGTGACTCAGACTATAAGAAAAAAACAAGATCTAAAAAGTCTAAAACAAAATCACCTTCTTTCTATCTAAAAAATGGACCGGCAAAAAAAAGGTTGCAAGAGCAAAAAGCAATTGAAATGGAAACATTATTGCATAATGCTGTTGAATTAGTTCTAAGTAGTTATTGAAATTAAAAAAAACAAAATTAAAATTTAACGTGTAAATTTAAAACAATCATTATATAATTCATCATGATTGGTTCAAACAAATAAAATTAATTATTACCAATTAAAAATTAAACAATTAGGAAGGTATTATTTATGGCTATCGATTTAGCAGCAATCCGCAAGAAACTTAATCAAATTAGTGGACAAAACTCTCGTAAAAACGTTATGTGGCGACCAGAAGAAGGCTCTGAGACAACAGTTCGACTTATTGCTTATCCAGACAATGATGGGCAACCTTTTAAGGAGCTTATGTTTTACTACAACATTGGAAACAATCCTGGCTTGTTGTCCCCGTATCAATTTGGAAAAGCAGACCCTATTCAAGAGCTTATTACTAAGCTTAGAGATGAAGGATCTAAAGAGTCTTATGAGTTAGCAAAGAAGCTATATCCAAAAATGCGATGTTACGCTCCAGTTATTGTTAGAGGTGAAGAAGATAAAGGTGTTAGACTTTGGGCATTTGGAAAGCAAGTTTATCAAACATTATTAAACTATATGTTAGATGAAGACTACGGTGACATTACAGATCCTACTGAAGGTCGTGACGTACGTATTACTTGTACTAAAACTCCAGGAAAGATGTGGGCTACAACAGATGTTCGACCAAGAGGGAAAGATACACCACTTAGCGAAGATAGTAGTAAAGCAAAGAAATGGTTAGATAATATTCCCGATGTAAATGATATGTTTGAACTCAAGTCTTACGAAGAGTTAGAAAGAATTATTAACGAGTGGCTCAGCGGAGACGAAGAAGACAGTAAACAAACAGAGACAACACGCGGCGGTTCTTCTAACAGCTTCAATAGTACGACTAGCTCAATATCTAATGATGACTCACCAGACGCAATTAACAGCAAATATAATTCACTTGATGACGCATTTGCTGACCTTGAAAGCCTTTAATCAGAGAGAATTAAATAAATGGCAAAAAAGAAACCTAAAGAACCATTAGACGACTTTACGTCAGATCTAATTAAATCATTAAATAAAGAAAGAGGTTCTCGAGTTGCTTATAATCTTAGCACAGATGAGTCTCCTACACATGTTAATAGATGGATTAGTACAGGATCTAAGCAATTAGACTATATTATTGCAAATCAAAGAGATGGAGGTTTACCTGAGGGTAGGATTGTAGAAATATTTGGTCCTCCTAGTATAGGTAAATCTCATATTGCAACGCAAATTGCAAAGTCTACACAGAAAATGGGAGGAATTGTTGTATACATTGATACAGAAAACGCAACTTCAGTTGAAAATCTTAGGTTGCTTGGTGTAGATATTACAAAGAGATTTGTATATGTTGACACCCATTGTACAGAAGAAGTATTATCTATTGCAGAGTCTACAATTATTAAGGCAAAAGCAATGAACAAAGATGTGCCTGTAACAATTATATGGGATTCAGTTGCAGCAACTTCACCAAAAGCAGAATTATCAGGAGATTATGATCAAAACTCTATAGGTCTACAAGCTCGAGCGATTTCTAAAGGTATGCGAAAAATTACAGGTGTTATTGCTAACGAAAAAGTTCTTATGGTTTGTTTAAATCAGATTAGAACTAAAGTAGGCGTTTTATATGGTGATCCTACAACAACACCCGGCGGAATGGCAATACCTTTTCACAGTTCAGTACGTATTAAGCTAGGAGCAGGCTCTCAAATTCTAAATAAAGAGAAAGAGCCAATTGGTATAAACGTGTCTGCAAAGACAATTAAAAACAAAGTATCAGCACCTTTTAGGAAGTGTGACTTTGAGATCCACTTTGGCAAAGGCATTAGAGAGCATGAACAAGTTTTTGATTTGTTGAGAAAGAATGGACCAGAAGAAATTAATAATTACCACATTGAAGTTTCTGGAAACGGTGCATGGAAAAATCTTCTTGTTTCGACGTTAGACTCAGGCGAAGTAATTGTTGATAAGAAGTTTTATAAAGCTGAGTTTGATCAAATTATGAAGCATCCAGAGTTTGGACAATATGTCGATATGCTATTAGAAAAAGCAATGATTAGAAAAAACGAAGTAGATGATCCAGACATTGATCCAGAAAGTTATACAGAAATACAAGAAGTTGCTCGACAAGTTATGGATGTACACTCAGACGCATTTGAAGCACTAAAGTAATATGAACAATAAGCCTGATATTTATATTGATGGCTTAAACGTTTTTATGAGACACTTTGCCGCCAATCCAGCTAAGTCTTTAAACGGACAGTTGTGTGGCGGCATTTTTGGTATGTTAAGAAATATTCAGCATCTCACGGAAAAGTTTAAGCCTTCTAATGTTTTTGTTGTATGGGAAGGCGGAGGCTCTCCTAGAAGAAGAAATATTGACCCTAACTATAAACAAGGTCGTAGACCAATTAGACTTAATAGAAGTGAGTTTCATGAAGACATACCTGATACTCAAGAAAATAGAGATTGGCAACTTAAAACTTTAGTTAATATTCTTTATAAGACGCCTGTTACACAAGTTTACGTATCAGATTGTGAAGCAGATGATGTAATAGCTTATTTGACGTCGACCAAGTCATCGACTAAAGAAAAAATAATTGTAACTTCTGACAAAGATTACTATCAGCTAATAAGTAATAGTGTTAAAATATGGAGTCCTAATAAAAAGATTTTGATTGATGAAGACTATGTACTTGAAAAGTGGGGTGTAATGCCTAAGAATTTTTGTGCTACAAGATGTTTTAGTGGAGATCAGAGTGACGGTATTAAAGGTGTTAAAGGCGCCGGATTTAAAGTAATGACCAAGAGGTTTCCAGTTTTAGGTACGTGCAAAGATATATCCGTGAATGATATAATAAAAGAGGCCGGCAAAGAAGTAAAAAACGGCAGCAAGCTTAAGCTGTTTAAGAACATTGTAGATGCTTCAAATGACATCAATAAAAACTGGAAGCTTATGTATTTAGATTCTATGATGTTAAGTGCTGATCAAATTAAAAAGATCAATTATCAAATTGAAAACAAAGAAAACAGAATAAATAAGTTTGATTTGCTTAAGACTTTAAATAAGCAAGGTCTAAATGCTTTTGACATACACACCTTTCTGTTAACAATAAAATCTAGTTTAAGGACACAAACATAATATGAGCTTAGAAAAAAACTTTTCAAAATTCGGCAAACCTTTTCAAGAAAAAGTATTTCAAGGAATGCTAACAGACCCCATGTGGTCAGGACAAATGGTAGAAGTAGTCAGTCCAGACTATTTTGACTTGAAATATCTTAGCTTCTTATGCGACAAGTATTTTTCTTATTACAAGAAGTATAAAACTTTTCCAACACTTACAATTTTAATTACAATTATTAAAGAAGATTTATCAAAATCTAAAGATTCAATACTAAGAGATCAAATAATAGAGTATCTTCATCGTATGAAAACAAATCCTGACATTGGTGATCTACAATATGTAAAAGATAAGTCACTAGAGTTTTGCAAGAGACAGGCATTTAAAGAAGCGCTAGAACAAAGTGTTGATCTAATTCAAACTGAAAAATATGAGTCTGTTATTAATATAATGAAAGAAGCAATTTCTGTTGGTATGCCTAATACCGCCGGGCACAATTTCTTTGACGATATTGAAGCACGTTTTGTCCAAATTAATAGGCAAGTTTGTCCAACAGGATTGACTAGAATTGATGCACAAGACATTTTAAGAGGTGGTTTAGGCAGAGGAGAGCTAGGAGTAATTGCAGCAAATACAGGAGTTGGTAAATCACACTTCTTAGTAGCAATGGGATGTGCTGCAATGTTAGCGGGTAAAAATGTAATCCATTATACATTTGAGCTATCAGAGCATGAAACTGGAAAGAGATATGACTCAAATCTTTGTGACATACCTTCAAATGAAGTTATTGAAAGAAAGCGAGAAGTAGTTGGAAAATATGAAAAAATGGAACTAGGCAAATTAATAATTAAAGAGTATGCTACAGGCTCTGCTTCTGTCATGACTTTAAGAAATCATATAGAAAAATTAACGCTAAAAGGTTTTAAACCTAGCTTAGTAACAGTTGACTATGCTGATGTTATGAAAAGTTCTAGAGCTTATGACTCTTTAAGACATGAATTAAAACTTATATATACAGAATTAAGAAATCTTGCTGTAGAGCTTAACATACCGATATGGACAGCTTCACAAGCAAACAAAGATTCTTCAAAGTCTGATATTGTTGGTCTAGAAAACTTAGGAGAGTCATATGGTAAGGCACAAGTAGCTGATGTTGTGTTGTCCATAAGCAGAAAGCCTATGGAAAAAAGCGAAGGTACTGGTAGAATATTTGTAGCAAAAAACAGAGCGGGAAGAGATGGTCTTCTATTCCCTATAAATATTGACACAGCAAAGTCTAAGTTTAAAATTTTGGATGAAAGTGAACTGACGCTTAATGAAGCTGTTACTCAAGACAATAGTGACATGAAAAACAAATTAAGAGAAAAGTGGAAAGAGGTAAACAAAAAAGATGATTAGTATTTTTCTTAGTGACGAGTTAAAAGATGTTTTAAAAGAAAACAACATTAGTGTACATAATTATATTCCTGCATATAATGGTGAAAGTGCAGGTCTAGATTTGTTTAATTGTAATAAAGATATTTCGTTAATACCTACGCAGTATAAAAATGTTACAAATGAAAAACACTACACACAGCATAAATTTAAGACGTTAATATCAACAGGTTTAAGATTGATTGTTCCTAAGGGATATGTTGCACTAGTTCAAGAACGCGGTTCTATTACAAAAACTCCTCTTAAGGTTAGAGCAGGCGTTATAGATAGCGGTTATACAGGCGAAATATTTGTTAATTGTATTAACATTGGTTCGAAACCTTTTAACTTAAAAAAAGGGCAGAAGTTACCTTTTCAAATTGTAGTAGTTAAATGTGACAACAATTTTAGAGTAATAGATGAAAAAGAATATTTAACATTATCATCAGCTTCTCAAAGAAAAGAAGGAATGGTGGGAAGTTCAGACTAAAAAGGAATTTAAATGAAAAAACAATGCTATGGTATTACTATAGATTTAAAAAAAGATGATAAATTAAGTGACTTTGCTAAAAATCTTTTAAAAGATTACTATATGAGTGAAGATGAGAAATCACCTCAAGAAAGCTTCGCAAGAGCAGCAACAGCATTTTCAGAAGATAAAAAATTAGCGCAAAGAATATATGATTATGCAGCAAGTGGTTGGTTTGTTTTTAGTTCACCTATTTTGTCAAATGCACCAAAACCAAATCAAAAGTCTAGAGGCATGCCTATATCTTGTTTTTTAACTTATGTAGATGATTCGCTTGAAGGATTAGTTTCTCATACAGAAGAGTTAAGGTGGATGTCAGTAAAAGGAGGCGGTGTTGGAGGTCACTGGAGTGATATTAGATCAAATAGTGATATATCACCTGGCCCTATTCCTTTCTTAAAAACAGTAGACAGTGATATGACAGCATATCGTCAAGGAAAAACTAGAAAAGGAAGCTATGCAGCTTACATGGACATTAGTCATCCTGATATATTAGAATTTTTAAACCTTAGAGTTCCTACTGGAGGAGATGTTAATAGAAAATGCTTTAATCTAAATAACGCTGTAAATGTTACAGATGAGTTTATGGAAGCAGTATTAAATGGTGACAATTGGGATCTTAAAGATCCTAATGACAGTTCTGTAAGAGAACAAATTGACGCTAGAAAGCTCTGGCAAAGAATAATTCAAGTTAGATTTAGAACAGGAGAGCCTTATGTTAACTTTATAGATGAAGCTAACAGACATTTACCAAAGTTTCAAAAAGACCTAGGTTTAAAAATTCATGGAAGTAACCTTTGCAATGAAATACATTTAGCAACTTCTAGTGAAAGAAGTGCTGTTTGTTGCTTAAGCTCTCTTAATATTGAAAAATATGATGAATGGAAAAACACGAGTATTGTTGCTGATCTTATAGAGTATTTAGACAACGTAATTTCTTATTTTGTTAATAACTCTCCTAAAACTTTGTCTCGAGCAATAAAGTCTGCTAGAGCTGAAAGAAGTCTAGGCTTAGGCGCTATGGGATTTCATGCTTACTTGCAATCAAAAAACATACCATTTGAATCCAGTATTGCTGTTGCTGCAAACAAAGGAATATTTATGGATATCAAAGAAAAGGCAAAACAACAAACACATAAGTTGGCAAAAGTTAAAGGTGAGTGTCCAGATGGTAAGGGATACGGTGTAAGAAACTCTCATCTTCTTGCAATAGCACCTAACGCAAACTCTTCAATTATAGCAGGAACATCTCCTTCTATAGAACCTTGGAAGTCAAATGCATATACACATAGAACAAGAGTTGGTTCTTACTTAGTTAAAAATCCACACTTAGAAAAAGTTTTAAAAAGTTACTGGTCTAAAGATTTCTATAGTATAGATTATAATGAGTGGCTAAGTAAACAATGGAAGTCCATAATTCTATCAGAAGGTTCTGTTCAACATTTAGATTACATGTCAGACTGGCATAAGGAAGTATACAAAACAGCTTTTGAGCTCGATCAACGGTGGATAGTAGATCATGCAGGTGACAGACAACAATTTATATGTCAAGGACAGAGTGTTAATTTGTTTTTTCCAGCAGGCACTGAAAAGTCTGTTGTCAATGCAGTTCATATTCGAGCCTGGAAAAAGAAGTTAAAAGGGCTGTATTATCTTAGAACAAATGCAGGAGCATCAGCTGAAAAGGTTAGTCAAAAAGTAGAGCAAAACAAGCTTCAAGATTTTGCTGATCCTGATGATTGTTTGAGTTGTCAAGGATAATTTATATTATACGAATATTTTACAAAGGTTAAAGACATGTCATTATTAAAATATAATACAACATACAAGCCCTTTAAGTATCCTTGGGCCATGGAGATTGCTGAGTCACATGAGAAGATACATTGGGGTAGCTGGGAAGCTAAGCTAGCAGAAGACGTAAATCAGTGGAAAGGTGGTAAAATTTCTTCTATAGAAAAAAACCATATTACACAAATCCTTAGACTGTTTACACAAAGTGATGTTCAAGTAGGCGGAAACTATTGTGATTTGTTTATTCCTAAGTTTAAGAATAATGAAATTAGGAGTATGCTATTAAGCTTTGCAAATCGTGAAGGCACACATCAACGTAGTTACGCTCTGCTCAATGATACGTTAGGTTTACCTGAAGAAGAGTACAGTGCTTTCTTAGAGTATAAAGAGATGAGTGACAAGATAGAGTTTATGCAGCAGAATGATGTGTCTACTCGAAAAGGTTTAGGATTAGCATTAGCACAATCAGCATGCAATGAAGGAATGAGTCTTTTCTCTGCTTTTGTCATGCTTCTTAATTATCAGCGATATGGTAAGATGAAAGGAATGTGTGAGATTGTTGAATGGTCTATTCGAGACGAAACAATGCATGTTCAAGGAATGACTAGATTATTTAGAGAATATGTTGCTGAACATCCTCGAGTTGTAAATGATGACTTTAAAAAATCAATTTACAAAATGTACCGAGAAGCTGTTAAGCTTGAAGATAAAGTTATTGACTTAGCGTATGAAATGGGTGCAATTGAAGGTTTAGATAAAGATGAGGTAAAAATATACATTAGATATCTAGCTGATAGAAGGCTTATTCAGCTAGGATTGAAGCCTAATTTTAAAGTAAAGACAAATCCTTTAGACTGGCTTGACTGGATTATTAACGGCGACAGCTTTAAGAATTTTTTCGAAGGGACTGTAACTGATTATAACGCTGACGGTATGGGCGGGTCAGATTGGGGTTGGGAAATAATTGGAGGATAAAATGAATAAAGAAATATTGTTTTTTAGCTCACCTTGGTGTGGGCCATGTAGACAAATAAAATCAATGTTAAGCAAAGAAATTATTAGCGAGCTCGGCATAAGAATTGTTGATATAGCTGATGACATGGAGACAGCTACAGCTCATGAAGTAATGAACGTTCCTACTTTTGTTAAAATCGTAGAAGGTGTTGAAGTTGCTCGAGTAATAGGAATGACAACTATTGATACACTAAGAAAGTTGTAAATAATAGATAATAGTAATATAATATAACTTATATTTAAGGAGGGAATTAAATATATGAATTTTCTAACAGAAATATCACCATTAATAAAAACAATTGAGTTAAAGCAAGAACCTATAATTATTGTTGTCAATGAGTTTAATGAAGAAGCAGCGACAGAGTTTTCTACAGCTATGAGCTTAGCACAAAATACTGGACAAAAAGTTGTGCCTGTTGTAATTGATTCTTACGGCGGACAAGTTTATTCACTTATGTCAATGATTTCTTCAATAAAATCTTCAACTATTCCTGTTGCTACTATTGTGCAAGGCAAAGCAATGAGTTGTGGTGCAATATTATCTTCTTTTGGCTCTGATGGTCTTAGGTTTATGGATAAAGATGCCACAATGATGATACACGACGTATCAGGATACGCTTTTGGAAAAGTAGAAGAATTAAAGGCAGATGCTAGGGAGTCAGAAAGATTAAATAAAAAGGTTTATAAAATGATGGCTAGAAATTGTGAAAAGCCTGATGAATATTTTTCAAACTTAATTCATGATAAAGGTCATGCAGATTGGTTTTTAGATGCAGAAGAAGCGAAAGAACATAATATTATTAATCAAATTAGAGTTCCACATTTAAAAGCTTCTGTTGTTGTTGAAATAGATATGGAATAAAGTAATATATAATATAAATTAATTTTAAGACCATGACAAAAAGTCCAGATCAACATGGCATTATAAAGAAAGTTTTCTTTATACTAAAAGGAATATAAAATGGAACAGTTTAAAACATTAAACAAAGATAAAGATTATGTGATATCGCTCCAACAAGAAGTAGGTGTTACTGCAGACGGTGTTTACGGTCCTAATACACATAGAGCTGTAAGGAATTACTATGGCATGCCTATTATGATGCATATGGGCAAAGTTGTACCTATAGACTCACCTTTAGAGATAGACTGGTCTACGTCTCTATACGAGCTAGATGACGGAACAAAAAACTGGTATAACAGAAAATCAGATCCTAGCACGATTTGTGTTCACTGGGGTGGTTTAAATACAAGACATTGCTATAATGTTTTTAACTTAGCTAAGGGTAGACATGTATCATCACACTTTCTTATTGGTAAAAATCATAAGACAGACGAATATGAAATTTTGCAATGTCTAGACACAGGATTAGTTGCATATCATGCAGGTAAATTCAATAAACATTCTATAGGTATCGATATTTGTATGCATCCAGAAGAAAAGTATTGGGAACGTACAAAAAAATGGTACCCAGATGCTAGACTTGAAGTTTGTAAAATTCCTGATAGACGTGTTAAAGGTAGAAAAACTGTAATGATTGGAGAAGAATTATCTGAACTTTCAAGAGACTTTTTGCAATCATTAAGAGAATCAACAGGTTTGTTAGAAAAGCCGGTATGCGAAAGCTTAGAAGTAATGCCTGTAGCTGAAGCATCAAAATTTAGCATTGTAGGACATCACAATATATCAGCAAAAAAGTGGGATGTTATACCATGGGCAGAAAAGTTATACTACGGATTAGACAAGGAACTTTTTTAAAGGTTATTTATGGAAAAATTACGTTATTTATACAATGATAAAATTGGCAGTGTAGAATTAGTTCAACATATGGGAGAAGATATAACTGTAGTTAATTCTGCGAGAGTATCATTTGGTGTACAAAAACAAAAAATAGACGAAAAAGATAAAAAGCTAATTAGCTATCTTATTAAGCATAGACACACTTCTACTCTCGAGCATAATATTGCAACTTTTAGAATTAAAGTTCCTTTGTTTGTTAGGTCTCAACATCATAGACACAGAACGTGGAGTTATAACGAAATATCTAGAAGATATACAGACGCTGATATACAGTTTTATGAGCCTTTGAGCTTTAGAACTCAACACAAAAGTAATAGACAAGCTTCAAATGCAGAAGATACAATCAACCCAGAAATAGAAATTAAAAGTGACATATGCTCAAAACCTTTAATTAAACTAGCTTCTAAAGCTATTGTTGATCATCATGACAGCTGTATAAAGCTTTTTGATAACTTACTTGCAGCAGGTGTCTGTAGAGAGCAGGCAAGAGGAATATTACCTCAAAACTTATACACAGAATATTATGCAACTGCAAATCTAAACAATATTTTAAAATTTATTGACTTAAGAACACACGAAGGTGCACAATGGGAAATACAACAGGTTGCATTGGCAATGTTAGATATTATAAAAGATCTGTGGCCAGAAACAGTAAATGCTTATAGAGAAACTAGAGGCGTGTAAATATTAAATTAATATTATATAATTAATCCATAATTATTATTATATTCTACACGAGGTTATAATAATGATTATAGAAGAAAAAAGACGTCTTATTCTCGAGAGACATAAAGATTTAATCAATGCGTTAGTAAGATGCAGAATAATGATTGAAGACAGAGAAGATCCTACTGTATTAGACATAATGACAGATATGAGGGCTCTTGAAGGAATTGTTACTGTTAGACAAACCCGACCAATCAGTGATCCAGTTACAAATGCAGGGCATAGAATAGTAGAGCTAAATGTCTCATATATTCCAAAGTTCATAAGTGAAGAAAACAAATTAAAAAAAGTAGCAAAATTAATAAAATCAGTTGAAGGTGTTGATATGATTAAGGTTATGGAGCACGACAACGATATTATTAATCAAAGATTACAAAAAAGACCAATGATTTTATAGGATAAAAATGGAAAATAAAGATTTTAAATTAGATGACAATGTTATTGCACACATTGCAAGAATTTTACAGGTTTCAATGCTTACTGGAACTGATATTATTGATCATATGAGAATGATTAGATTTACTTGTAAAGATGAAAAGTTAGTATTGCAAGATGAGTACGCAAAAATTTTTGATGGATCTTTAGACAACATGCTTAAAAATGCGCAAGAAAAGAAAGATGACTAATGAACAAAGACAAATTGTTTGATATTTTTGAAAAGCGTGAAAGTTTTATGCATTTAATTAAGCAAAAATTTGAAGACTCTTACCCACAGTGGCCAGTTGATTTATCAACAAAAAAAGCACAGCATACATGTAGAGAGACAGCGCTTAAAGGTGTTGAAGAAATGTTTGAAGCACTTGGTCATCTAAAAAACTGGAAGCCTCATCGCGAAACAGAAATGCCTGAAATTGATAGAGAAGAGTTCTTAGAAGAAATTGTAGACGCTTTTAATTATTTTTTCTCTCTAATGATTTTAATCGGAGTTGACGTTGAAGAATTCTATACAGCTTTTTTAAGCAAGGATGAGATCATAAGAAATAGAATTATTCAAGGATACTAGATGTGATAAGTAAGCATGACACAATTAGTTTGTTTGGCAACAAAAGCCTAAGAGCGTCATGCTTTGTATCATATGTGTGGAATATAATAGAAGACAAAATATTATATGTTCTAGGTATGACAAACAGTAATACAATTACTGTTTATATTGACAATGACAGCATAATATTTTCAGCTACTTCTAATCATAACATATTATGCGTTGAAAGATTTAACTTTTTTTACGATCATGTTTTAACATCAATGACAGACTTATGCATAACTTTAACTGTAAACTTTATATCTTCTAAAATAAAAAAAATAAATTATGACATGTGCTCTTTTTACTATGACATAGAAAACAAAGAAGATGATGGTATGATAGAAATATACTGTGACGCTTACTATGACATTGAAAGCTATAAAGATTTTAAGACAGAAATTACAATTCAACTAGCAAGAGAACTGCAGTATCTTATACATAGGAATATTATTGAAAGCAACATCGATACATGTGAAGTTGCAAAAATAGATTCAGTTTTTGAATGTGTTAATATTGTTAGAAAAGTAAAGAGTATAAGTTTTAAATCAGCAGCTGATTATTTACTTAATATAGATAAAGTGTCTATAGAAGAATATCAAGAAGTGTGTAATATAAACAAAGAGGTTGAACATGAAATCAGAAAACAACAATAAAACTAGGCGAAGCGATTTAGCTTATGAGGCAAAAGATCTTTTACAAAAAGCTTCACGTGTTCCTACAAAATGGTTAGATATTTTTAATGCTATAGAAATGTTTAGAAAAAAAGTACAAGCAGGAAGAGATTCATACGACTCTACAGCTAACGATTCGCAAGTAGGTCTAATGTCACCAATGCTTGTCATGTTTGCTTTAATGCTTGAGACTAACATGTTAATGGAACCATTAGACACAAACATAATAATAAACATACTTTCAGATAATTTCCGTGAAGAAAGGCACATTGAAACGCTTAAAGAGCTACTGCGTACACTTCACCCAGAAAAAAAAGAGTTTAAATGAAAAATAATTTAACTATTAAAAGCTTACTAAAGCTTCAAGACAATTTTTCTTCTACATTTTATGATAAAAAAACAATGTCAGCAAAACAAAAAGAAGAAATGTTAAAAACAATTACATTAGCAATGCATCATGAAGTATCAGAAATTGTTTCTTCTTCTAACTTTAAAGTTTTTGATAAAACTGACTATGAAGTAGATAAAGATAAGATTTTATATAATTCTATAGATGTGTTTAGATATCTAATGGCAATAATGAATCTTTATGAAATATCTAGCGAAGAATTTATTTCTTCATTTGACGAGAGAGATATTCATTTAAAAGTAAGCAAGAACATTAAAAGCCCAGAAACATCTCAAAAGGTTATTGTTGTTGACATAGATGACGTTGTTTGTGACTTTCGTAACTATTTTAATAATTGGTTGTATAAGACTTACGGTGTTTACGTAGATCAAAATAATACTTCTTACTATTCTTCAAAAGAAGTAAAAAATAAAGGTTTGAGTCCTGAAGGTGTTTTTGAAAATTTCATTTCATGTAATGAATTTCTTAACATTCCACCAATAGATAGCATGGTAAAATTTCTAAGGTTGGCAAAAGAAGAAAATATATACATTCAGCTCCTTACTTCTAGACCAAGCAGCAATTTAAAATGTAAATATCAAACTTATGCTTGGCTAGAAAATAACAATATACCTTTTGACAATTTAGACTTTGCGGCAGAAAAATATATTTGGGTTGCAAAACGTGACTTTTATTTAAACGGGAATTTAATGTGTGCTATAGATGACAGTCCTAAACATGCAATGGAGTACGCAACTCACGACATTAAAGTCTTTGTACCAAAAATGCCATACAATGATCAAATAAGTCATGAAAACATACATCACTACGTTCTTGAAGACTTAGAAAAATTTAAATTTTAATTACGTGTAAATATTGTCAACACGTATTATAATATTAAAGTAATAAGAAAAAATACTTTATATGATATTAAAAACAAATCACGGAGAAATATATGCCTGTTAACAACAATCTTGAACCAGTAGCACTTCCTATGCAGCTTAAGTTTGGACAAGATCCAGTTACAAATTACATTAACAATCTAGAATCACTAAAAGTAGAAGTAATTGATGCGCCTACAAGAGAACAAGCACAAAATATTGCTTGGCACATGACAAAAGCAACATGGGCAGATTCACCTTCTGAAACTGATTTTAAGAACTCAACACCCGAAGAGGCTTCTACAAATCTTCAAGATGTACTTAATTTTCGTGCACTTCCTACTCCAATGGAGTGTTTAGGATTTACATTTAAGATTAGTGGTATTGATGTACAAACTGTTACACATCTTATTCGTCATAGAGCAGGATCTTTTGCAGCACAATGTACAGGTGACAGAGACTTGAGACACGATAATGCACTAGTTCCTGAGTCAATTGAAAACTGCAGAAAAGATGATGATGACTTTTATTTTAGGTATTTAGATATTGTCAAGGAAGCAAAACTACTATACTCTGAAATGGTTGATAGCAAAAAAGTTTCAATGATGGACGCAAGAGTAATACTTCCTAAGTGCATGGAGACTTTTTATATTGCAAGATTTAATCTTAAAGACTTGATCGGTTTTATTAAACAACGTCAAGACGTTCAAATCCAACCTGAGGTTGATAATATTTTAGCAACGCGCATCGCACGTGCTGTTTGTGAAGCAATTCCAGAAGTATCAACTTGTCTAGACTTTAACAAGCCTGATATGCACTACGTAAGAACTTTTAGAGTTAAATTGCCAGATGGAACTTACACTTCTCGTGGAACAAATCTATATCAGCCAGAACCTAAAAATGATTTATTTGATTATAATGAAAATGATTCAATATACCAGTGCAAAAGAGAAGACTTAAATGGTAATAAGTCAGGTGAAGAAAAAGTATTTACACGAATGTGGAATGACGATGTAAAAGCTGTAAGTTTAATTAAACAAAAACTTAATAGCGAATTTTAGTGTAAAACTGTTATAGACAGTACATATTAATGAAAAATAATTAAAAACTTGGTAATTTATTTATAAAAGGAACAATTCAATGAAAAAGATTTATCTTGCTAGCGGTTGGTTTAATACTAAACAAGCTGATGAGCTTACTGAGCTCGAGCGTATTTTTGATGAAAGAAAAGAACATTTTAATCTAGCATCGCCTAGAAGGATCTTTGTTTGTCCACCAGACGCGCCAAAAGAAGTTCAAAACGAAACTTTTGAAGGTAATTTACATCACATAAAAACAGCAGACTTTTTGCTTGTTAACACAAGAGACAAAGACATTGGAACAATTTGGGAAGCTGGATATGCATATGCATATGACAAGCCAATTATTTATTTTTGCGCAGGATTACCAGAAGGAGCAAAATTTAATTTAATGCTAGCTAGAAGTGGTATTAAAGTTTGCACGTCTTTTGATGAATTAGAAGACTATCTGGATAGAACAATTAAAATACGTTCATTTATAAATGAGCCATACTCAGCTTCAATCGAGTAAGCATGAACAATAAAAACTTTAAGCAAGATAAGTTTTGGTCTCTAAAAGACACAACAAACTATTTTTCTGCAAACATTAACAAGTTATTATTTAAACCTGATGTTGTAAGGTTGTTTTATTTTAAAAACTCTTATTTACTTAAAGTCAGACTTCGTAGACTTAACAATCAAGAAGTCTTTGTTTCTCCTACAAGCTTTATGTCACAATTTTTTCCGCATGGCTTTTACCAGTGTGTCTATCAAAACAAAAAATACACGTTTACAGATGATGACATTATAGAAGTAATAGATGTTTAATATGAGTACTAGATATATTATATGTTCAGACAAAAATATCACAATCTATGGTGATGTATTCGAAGAAAAAAATGTTTATTTTAAACATAACAATTTAGAAAATTTTTCTATTCTTTCGGAAAATAAAAATTCTTTCTTAGAAGTCATCGTTGACAGTAAGCAGCTTAAAAATATTTGTGAGTTATACATTGAATACTTAGAAAAAAATAATAAGCTTGCCTGATGTCTGACAATGAAGCTGAGTTAAAAATAGGGGACTTAATTGAATTTAACTATTTATTTTCTAATGAAAAAAACAAAATCGGTATTGTGCTTGAAATTAAAAAAGATTTAAATTTTTGCTATATGATAACAATTTTAAGTAACAATCTTTTAGAAAAAATACCTTGGGGTATTTTAGAAAGTAAAGTTCATAAATTATGAAAAAAATAAAAAAATACAGTGTTTATAAAAGTGGTTTAAGAATTGGCGACTTAGTAACTTATGATGCTTTTTTATTTACTAATAAAAGAACACACGGCTACAAAAAAACTTCTTTAGTTTTAAATAGAAAACTTTTGTTTAAACAAGATACAAGTTATGGTATTAAATCATTTTACGAATACGAAATGATGGATTTTACTAAAAATAATAAACATAATTTAAATACAATTAAAACACAAAACATGTCAATAAAAAGTGTTAATACAGCAAATAAAAGGTAAAAATGAGAATAGCAATTACTGGAGAAAAAGGATTTATTGCAAGAAATCTTGCAGTTGAAATTAGTAAAAACAATCATGAATTTATTTCTTTAGACAACTCGTCTTATGCAAATGAGTTTATGAACTATACAAAGTCTGAAGAAGTTTGTGTACATAGTAATACTGTTGATAAGTGGGTTGAATTATTTGATGAGTTAGAGTTAGATGTTATAGTTCACAACGCTGCTGTAGTTGGAACTGATGTTGTAGCTCTTAATCCTAAAGATGCTGTACTGACAAATGTGTTAGGCACTAAAATAATTACAGAGGCAGCAAACATTTCAGGTCAAACAATAGTATATACTGGCACAACAGTAATTTATGATACTTTTGAGTATCAAGACAAAGAGTTGTCTGAAGAAAGTAAAGTTTTTCCTAGGACTGATTATGCAATACAAAAGTATGCTGGAGAAATGATTGTACGAAACAATGCAAAAGAGTGGCTAGTTACTAGGCCTTTGTTTGCTTACGGTGGTGAAGGTGATATGAACTCACTTATAGCAAAATCTTTGTTTGCTATTAAAAACAACATAAAAAACGTTGACATGTTTCTTAATCCTGAAAAGATTAAAGATTATATGCACGTAGAAGACTTTTGTTATAGCGTAATACAGCTTATTAATTCAAAAATTAGAAATATGGATTTTAATATTACAGCAGCAAACCCACACTCAACGCTAGAGATTGTTAATATGATTGAAGAAGTAACAGGAAAAAGCTTAACTGATTATATTAAGTGGCATCCGGAAACTGACTATCTTGGAAATCATAGGTTAAGTAACAACAAGTTTCAAGAATTTATGGGATTTACAAAGACTAGACTTTTAAAAAGTGGTATTAGTCAATCATGGGAATCAATTCAAAATTCAGAAAGTAATTATAATCCTCTTAAACATCTAAAGCAAGCAAAAGAAGAAAGTGTTGACTTAAAAGAATTTTTTCCTATGTTTTAAATTATTTGAACAAATAACCATAAGTAGCATCATAATTAAAAACAGGAGATTACTTATGGCTAGAAAAACAAATAAAATAGAATTGACATGCAAAAATTGTGGTAATAATTACCATTTGCCACCTTCTAAAGCAGGAAGGTCAAAGTTTTGCAGCAGATCTTGCAAAGATGAGAGCTCAACTATACATAACACAAAAGCTAATTGTTTATGTTGTAAAAAAGAATTTGTTGTAAAAAAAGGAAAGAAATATTGTTCTAGAGACTGTTACATTAAAGTTAACAAAAAGCCTAGAATTGATTTAAGCTGTGACTTTTGTGGTAAAAATTATCAAAAGCCAATTGGTGAAGCAACAAAATATTGTTCAAAAACATGTCAATACACAGCACAAAGCAGTGGATTTCATGAAATACCTTCTAACGGAAGGATGGGATTTAGATATGACTTACCTAACAACTATTTTTTTAAATCATCACTAGAGGCTGATTATGCTAGGTGGTGTGAAGCAACAAAAAAACCTTATGTATATGAACATAAAACGTTTACTGTTAAGTATGAAGGAAGAGATAAACAATATACACCAGACTTCTACCATCCAGACGAAGATAGATATGTAGAACTAAAAGCAATTAGAAGAGATAGAAAATTTAACTCAAATCTTCTTGCAGCTGATTTATTAAAAGAAAATGGTCTAAACATAGATGTTCTTTTAATGCACGAATTTTATACTCAGATAAAACAAAGTGGTCACTACTGGTTAGTTGATAACATAGAAAACAAAAACTACTTAGGAACAAAACACTTGATATATTTAAAAAAGAAACAACAGAATGTATGAGAAAGCAAAGTTAGTATTAAATAAAAATTGCATTGGAGAACTTTACAATTTAAGGTTTAGTTACAGTAATTATAAGTTTAAGCTTGAAGCAACTGCTTGTTTGCTTTTAAAAATAAAAAATAGCAAAGTTACTTTTTTAACTGAAGGTAAAATATCCATGTTTGATTTATATGACAAGGACATTGTGTTATATGCAAAAAAAACTTCGTAATGAAAAAGGCTTTGCTTCTGCTGTCACATTGTTATTAGCAGCTGTACTAGCAGTCTTATCATATAAGATTATAATGATAGCAAGAATTGCTATTAATGTAGCAAAAGAAAAGCAATCGCTTGATGCATGTGCAATGTATGCAGGATTAAATATTTTAAAGACTAATGACACTGAAAATATATGTCATGCAAGATTTTTTGATGAATGTGTTAGTCACCTTGAAATAGTTAACATTAACGGTCAAATGCAATGTATAGATGAAGGATTAGTTTGCAATAATTTAAACGAATGTAAAAGAGTAATAAAAGTTTCTTCTACATATAATCCAGGAATACGAAACGTTACAAAGTCTGTCGATGTTCATATAAATGAAGAAGAGCATAACGTTGACTTAATTGATGCTGCAGTAATACTTTTGCTAGACTACAGCGGCTCAATGAGCGGTAATAGAATACAACAGTTAAAAAACACAGTTAATCAATTTATAAGTTCGAACTTTAATCTAAGTTACTCTGTTATTCTTTATAATAGCGATATTATATCATCAACAGAAATTGGTAAAAGTATTCAACACGATAATACAGCAGCGTCAATTGTCAACAATAATAATCCAAATGGAGGTACTAATTTCATAAAGCCTTTAAATAAAGCTTTGCAACAAATATCAAGCACTAATTATGAAGCGTATTATATACTCTTAATATCAGATGGCTCTCCAAACGAAGGTATAAATTCATCTCAGTCTCTTGTCCAAAACAATATAATGAATATTAGTGATGAAAATTGTATTTATACAACTAATTCTAACCCTTGCACTACGATTTACACCCTTGGTGTAGACAATGCGAATACTGAAGCACTTCGCTCTATAAGTGGGAACACACTTAGCTCAGCTTCTAACGATTTTTCTTTTGTTGTTAACGCAAATCAAGTAACTGCAGCATTTAATGCTATTATAAAAGAAATAATGTGCAGGATTGGACCGGTTATTGGAGGAGAAGGACTAAATGTTTTTAACAATCTAGAAATATTAGAAAAAGATATTGACTATTTATATGATAGTGTATACAAGATTATAAAGTTTTATGACGTAGAACCTTTTAATATCTGTACTGAAATGTTAGGTAACAATGCAAATATAACTTTAAGATGGGGAAAGCCAAAGTTATATGTTGAATAGTCATAAAGAAGAAATAAGATTTGTTTCTCAACTAAACAAAGGTGACATGATCGATATTTTTTATTACGGAAAAAAAATAAAAAACAATTGTTTAGTTGTAGAAATTATACAAGATCACTATTTTACAAAAGGTTTAATCGTCTATTTAAATGGAACATCTAAAGAAACAATAGACTTGGAAAACAATGAAGGTCTTTGGGTTAAGAAAGCATCAATTTAATATACTCTACTAAGCCTGATTTGTTTTCAAAAAGATAAACATGATCTCTAAAATAAGACTTACCGCGGTGATCCTGTTTTGAATATATTGTCTTAAGAATTTCTTTTATTTGACTATACTCTTTTTGATCTTTATATTTTGAGAAGTCAAATTGTTGTAATATACACTGAAGTATTGAACTGTGAGAATTCGCAGAAATAACGTTAATTTCCCCTTGCAGATACAAAGTTTTCATTTTAGAAAGAACTGTAAGTATTTTTACTACATCGTTTAAATTTAATGACTCGTGTCTGTATATTTCAATGGCCTCGCTCCCCCAGATCATA